CTATCCGCTACCCGCAATAACTCCTGCACTCCGATCGTCACGTTCCATCTCCTTATTACGCGCCTGATCCAGCTTTCCAGCCAATTGCTTCAGTACTCCCTGCTCCTCATCCGTGCAGTCAGCCAAAATGACCTCTGCATGTCGGGTCAGGCTCACCACCCGAACCAGCAATCCCAGCTCCTGGTGATCCAGATCAACCAGCATGATGCCACACCCGCAAGATCTGACGCAGAGTTATTTCTGGAATAGCTCTTCCGCGCGCTGAAAAGCGCGTAGCTATTTCCAGAAAATTGCATCGATCCGTTTGCTGGCTCCAGCGTTTGAGTACCATGGTCAGTTCCTTTCCACGGATAGGCAATCCCGCACGGGAGAGGCGACGAGTGTAGCGCTGGTAGCAGCGGAGACATAAACCTTGTGCATAGTGGACGCGGCTGAGCGATCCACACCAACTGCAATTGTACAACCGATGCCGTTTTCCCCAGTAATCTCCTCGCAACCAAGCGATCAACTCATCAGCCTGATCTTCGCATATCAAAAACCTACCACGAGGAGAGGTTCTCTTCCATTTCTGCGCGCACGCTCGCATCGCCCGCCGAAAATGGCTCACCCCGTAGCCGGTCTCCCGAGAAAGTCGACGCAACGTATATACCCCGCGGGTCAACCCGCCCGCCCCATAGAGCCGGCGAGCTTTGTGGTAGACCGCCTGCCGAGTGCGCCCCTTGGGAGCCCCGGGCCAATCGCATCCATCGCCGGTGTGATTCTGGAACCAAGAAACCCCGTAAATACCCACCCCATGGAGCAGCGCCTGTTCCTCCTGCTTGGTCCATCGCCGCCCGCGTCCCATCTAGCAATCCTCCTCTTTATCCGCAGGCTTTTCTTCCGCGTCCCCAGCCGTTTTCTTTCGTAGCTGCTCCCTCCGATGACGCAGAATGGTATCAACCGCCACCCGAGCCTCCTCCTCGGAGAGAGACGCGGCCACCCGCACCGTGTCAGTACGCACCCCGCCATTGGATTCGTGAACCACTTCCTTGCTAACCTGCTTTTGCAACTCAGTCTCGTAATCGAGGAGTTTCAGATAAGCGGTCACCAGCCCCTCGTAGCTACCAACCCGCACCTGCTTGTCGCGGAGCTTTCCCAGAATATCGGCTCCCAGGGACTGCAACTCTTTGAGCGCGAAAAGCTGCTCGCGCATCATCCCCTGGCCGATCTTGGACTGAATCCGCTGCGAGATTCCGTCATAAAACTTCTGCCGCTTCTCTACCCAGCGATCCTCAGTGCTCCAACGGTTCATCGTATTGTGCGAAAGATCCTTGTAGAGCGGATCTTTGGCCATCTCTACAATCGTCAACCCCTCCCGGTTGGTGACATACTGAGTCTCAGCCAGCCGCCGCAGCCAAAGGTATCCAGGGATTTCCGTACCCGGCTCAGCGAGACCAACCGAAGATACCCGTACCGTCGTCGCAACACCGAACTGATTCACCACCTCCTCTTTGAGAGCCGGCCCCTTATGCTCGGCTTGAATCAGTTTTATCTTTTTCACTTTTTTGGGGTTGGCTACACCCATAACGTACCTCCAGGAGCCCGCGCAAACGCTCGATCAATTCCACCTGCACCCCGCGCCAAACATCGCGCATCAACTGCTCAGTGTACACCTGCTCCAACGCGCCAGCGATCTCTCCCGCCAGCTTGAAGGTCGGAACCACCCTCCCATCCTGAATCTCCAGTCGCGCCTCGATCTGCGCTAGACCGATTCCAGATTCTTTGGAAATGCGGAGTCGAGCCAGTTCTATCCCCTCCAGCAACACTCGTTCCACGTTGAGCAAAAAAATCATGGCATACCTCGCACAATTTTACGCACCCGATCGATCTCTTCCAGCACCAGGATAGCATGACCCAGCGCATCGCCAACGTGCTCGCGGTTGCCCTTGTTCGTAGCCAAGTAGGCAACCGAAGCACCCAGTACCATCGAGGATGCCTCAGAGGCTACCTTCACCTTGGAGCCCGACTGGTTCCCGCAAAACCGACGCTTCAGGTCCTGGGGGAGGTAGGGCGCGCAGTAGAGATCCTTGCACTTCGCCCAGAACAAAATTCCTCCGTAGACCACCGCGGTCTTCCAGCCACTCGTGGCCATCTTGTGCGGGTGATAGGCCTCAACCCCCACAGCGGTAGGGCGAAATCGTTGGCGGATCTCCTCCAGAGCCTCGTAAATATCGTCGAGCCGCCGCTGATCATCGTTGGTCACCCGCAGGTTCACCCGTTCTTTCTTCTTGGCCTTCTCGGTGCTGATCGTCTCCATGTACAAGAGCCGGCTCGATTCCTTCGGGCCCGGTCGACCGATCACCACCACTCCCATCGAGGCAAACCCCGGGTCCAACCCCATCACCACATCCAGCCCCTGGATCGCCTGCTCCGCCATTTTCTGGAATGGAGTCTCCTCCCCAGGCTGGGGCAAGGGCGAGGCCGGGGGTTTGGGGTTCCACAGATTCTGCACCGGCATTCTTTCGGGCAAGGACTTCTCGGGTGACTTGGGCAAGGCCTGCCTCCGCGCGCTTGATCGTCTTCCGCGCTTCCGCGTTCGACATCTTTCGAGCGCGAAGGAAATGGATGTTGTGGGTGACCAAAAGAACCGGGCGTTGAGTAGCCTCGTGCAGCCGCTTGCGCAGTGCCTCCGCCGCATTCTGACTGGTCGTGCTGGGTACGCTCACGATGACGTAATCATCCAGCGTTCCCTGGATAGCGTAACCCTCAGCGGGCAACAGGAGTGCGTCGAACGGGCTCACGCCGGGGGGACTCGACAAGGGCACCAGCTGGTATACCGTGTGGAGCTTGCGCTGAAGCTGGTTGGCTTTTTTGTGCAGTACCATAACTCTCCTCTCTGATCGCACTGCGGCGATTCTTTTTCTCGATGATGATACGTTGATCGAAAAGACCCTGCATCTCAGCGTCGTGCTCGCTCACGTAAACCGCGCCTTTTTCCTTGGCCAGTTGCTCCAGCATCTCCACCATGGCCGTCTTACCTGATCGATCCAGGTGGCGGAATACCTCGTCCAGGATGAGCAGATCATAACGCTGCTTGGCCCGGCTGGAGATCAGATGAGAAAGGCCGAAGTCGATCGGAAAAGAGATACGCTGCTTCTCCCCGCCGCTGAGCGATCGGTAGTTGCGCTCGGTGATGGTGCCGTCCGGGTTCCAGCGGCTCACCCGCACCTCGGGGGCATTGACCAGCTTCTTTCCCCGGGTCAACCGCTGCGCCTGGAACTGCACCCAGAATACCCCGCCGGTGAGTAGCCGCACCCAACGGTTGGCCGCCTGGGTCAACTCGTGCAGCCGGGCGTCCAGGATGTAGCTCTTGAGCCCCGAAGGGCCGAAGCCCTCTTTCCAGAATTCCAGAAAACGCCGGCGCTCGGTGATCTGCTCCAACTCCGCGCGAACGGTAGCCATGGATTGCTCCAGCTCCTGGATGCGCTGGGCCACCTGGTAGACTTGAGCGGCAAACGGATTTGACTCTCCTGCCCGCGCCTGGATCGCCTTCCAGAGCTGCTCCAGATTGCGCTGCTCCTGTTCCACCGCCAACCACTGCCCCCCCAGCAAAGTGTACCGGGTCTGAGCGGTCTCGAAATGGCGGAGCACTTGCAGATGGCGTTGCGCGGCCTCGGCGCCAGCGATCGCCACCTTGGTCTCCTCGGCGTTGAAAGCCGCCTGCGCGGCCTGCACTAGCGCGGTTGCGTTCTTGTACGCCTCCTGCATAGCCAGCACATCCTGCTCCAGCGACTGGCGAGCAGCCTGGCGCAGGCTCTCCGGAACCGGTTGCCCGCACTGGTTGCACACCTCGCCAAGGGGTTTGTGCTTGTTCAACTTCTCCTGGGCATGCTGCAAACGGTAACGGGTGACCTCGTGGGCCTTCTGCGCCTCAGTCAGTTGATCCCGAAAAGCGGGCAGAACCCTGGGGGGAACAAGCGCCCCGTCGATCTCCTTGCGCAACCGTTCCAGCTCGGCCTTGGCCGCGGGCATGTGCTCGCGCAGATGTTGCTCCTGGCGTGCCCGTTCTGCCTCACGCGCCTGGTAGTCCATCGTCCATGAGTTTACTTCCAGGGTGCGCCGTTCCTCCCATACCCTGAGCTGAGCAGAAAAGTCCTGGGACTTGAGCCCATCCAACTCGCCTTGCTGGTAGTCCAACCGCGACGTGCGCTCCACCTCGCTCTCCTTGAGCCCGGCGAGCATCGTCTTGGTGGTTTCCAGAAATAGGTCGATCTCCTCGAACTGGAGAATGCGGGTCAAGGTCTGCATGCGCTCGCCGTCGGTCGAATCGGCGTAACGGATGAGATCATTCTGCCCGAAGTAGACCGCGGCGTGAAAGGTATCGCGATCCACCCCCAGCACCCGCTCGATACGCGCCTGGGTCTCCTTCACATCGAGCGCCTGGAGATCCTCCGTCCCAACCCAGAAGCGCAGGTTGGTCTCCTTGCCCCGCGACCGCTCGATCACCACCGGCTGGCCGGCGTCGTCGGTCAGCTCCACCCGCACCTGACAGGAACGACTCTCCTCGTTGACCACCGAATCCGCGTGATCCCCGCGAGGCACCCGGCCGAACAACCCCCAGTCCAGCGAATCAAACAGGCTGCTCTTGCCCGAACCGTTGGAGTCGCATCTCGGATCATCCAGATTCCGTCCGCAGACCAGCACCAACCCTTTTCTGGAAAAAGAGAAAACGTGATCTCCAAAAAAAGGCCCGTAATTATAAATGACTACCCGGTTTATCTTCATGACTCGTTCTCGCTTTCGTCTTCCTCATCAGAATCGCAGGTGTCGTCTTGGCAGTCCCCCTCACCGCACCCGGGGCAGACGTGCTCCGTGCAATGAGAACATGGGGGGTTGATGTGACAGGAGCAACCCCCGCAACCGTTAGGACATTGCGAACTCATGGGTGCACCCCGCCAGTGATTTCCCGGTAGACGGAAAGCAACGCCTCTCGATCCATCTCCGGGGCCAGCTTTCCCACGTAGGCCCGGGCGTAGTCTTCCATCGAAGCCGTCGATGCCACCTCCAACCGTATCTCAGGATTCTGTTCCGCCGGCGCGACAATGCAACGCACCCCCAGCGCCTGTAGCTCGCGGGTGAGCGTCTCCGCGTCATAGCCAGCCCCCGACGCCACCCGGACTTCATCCCCCGCATGGATACCCAGATCCTGGATATACTCTTTGATGTGCGGAATTCCGACCGCAATCACCCCCATGGAGTCGAACTGGTGGTACCGCTTCCCCCAGACGGTATCGACCCAGAAGAACTGCTCGGTGATAGGATTCCAACGACCATAGCCCTTGGCCTGCCCGGCCTCACTGGCATCTACCTGGTAGGGCGAACCGACGTAGATGATGTTGCCAAGCTGTTGCCGCTTGTGGAAGTGCCCACAGAGAACCAGCTTCCAGGGTTGGAACTGGCGAGGCTCCAGCCCGATCTCCCCGAGCACCCCAGGAGCCATCTCTGCCCCCTTGACCCCATGGTGCATCCAAAGCACCTGGGGTGGAGTAGCCGGCAGCCACGTAGGCTTACGGGCGATCAGCGCTTCCAGAATATCGACCGGGTCCTTTCGGTACGGAATCCACAGCCCATACTGATTCCAGGCCGGCTCAGTGATGATCTGGACCAGCGGATTGTCGGCGAAGACCTCCAGCGCATGCTCTCCGGCTCCGTTGATCTGATCGTGATTCCCAGGAAGGAAGATCAAACTCACTTTCTCTGCCCGGAGTTTGCGCAACCAAGCGGCCACCCGGTTCTGGAGAGCCACTGGGATCTTGTAGCGGATGTGATAGAAATCACCCAAACAAGCGATCGTCCGATCGGAGTCGTCCTGGACCGCTTCCAGAATTCCCGGAAGGACCTGCTCGAATACCGTCTCCGCAGTGTCCTCGCACAGATGCAGATCAGAAAAGACGATCATGCTTTTCCCTTCCTGTAGAGCGGGGCGCTCTTGCCGAAGTGCCCAGCGACGTGACTGCCGTCGTTAAGAACCGCCTTCATCTGGTAGCGCTCTTTGCCGAACTTGGGTGCCGCGACGATCACCCGCACCGTGTTGCCCCCCAGGCAGTGCCCGCATAGTACCGTCGCCGTGTCCCGCTGCTCCAACGGCACCAGGTGCTCCGAGGTGAACCCGCAATCCCGGCACCGGTAATCATAAAGCGGCATCTGCCCTCCTCACCCGAGCGACTGATAGACCGAAATCAGCCGCGGAAATAGCGTCGGATCTTCCTGGCATTTCCCAGCTAATCCGGACCAGCCCTGAAACTTCATCTCTTTCCCATCCAAATTAATCGCCGCCCAGCTCCCCGAAACGCTAACCAACTTTGCGTCGGCCAGCCGCTGGTATACGCTCCAGACATTGTTGATCCCGACTCCAGAAAGAAGGGCCACCCGGGCCTCACCCCATGGATTCCCCAGCCGGTTCTTTACCAGCTTTACCCCGACTTCTCGCCCAATGATCGATCCATCGGAGCGCTTGATCCAGCCGGCGGGGAACAGCTGCAAACGAATCGACGATAGATGCCGAATGGCCTCACCGCCATAGGTCTCACGCTTCTTGCCGACCTTGTTGGCCTTGAAGCCCATCTGGATATTCTCGTACTCGTGATTGCAGACAACGAGAGCGATCTTGGTGTTGCCCAATTTCCCAGGCAGCTGTCGACAAGCCGTCCGCAGGATCTTCGCCGCCTGCGCAGGACGTTCATTCTTCTCTAACCGGCCCTCTAGCTCATCTCGGGTCGCAGTACCGCCTAGCGCATCCCAGCCAATAACGATAGGGGTATCCGGTGACTTTGCTTTCCAGAACTCGACCGTTTCAATGATCTTGGTCAGGATATTCTCAATGTGCAGTTGATCCCGATTGAACTCCAGATACTGAAGCCGTTTAGGATCTACCCCAATAGCATGGGAATACCTCGAATCCCGCGCTCCCTCGGAGTCGATGAGAATGCCCAATCCATCCATCTTCTGAACTGAAGCAAATAAATGATCGAGCAAGGTGGATTTGCCGATGTGCGGCGGACCGAAAATCTCGGTTGTTCGCCCACAGGGAATGCCCATCCCATTCAGCAACCGATCCAGCTCTACTGATTGCGTCGAGATATGCAAAGGCACGTTCGCGAGGCAACCCTCGTCGGCCAAAGTCAGTACCTCTACACAGCCGCTTTTACTGATCGCCTGCTCATAGTCCGCTAGCACGTCCCGTTTGATCTTCGGCGCGCGGCTCTCAGCCCTGACTGGAGAGCGCACCGGAAATCTACGCGGCTTATTCCGCGGAACCTTGCCCGATCCTTTTGCCACATCAACTCCCACGCAACTGCTGTGACAGTTCCGCTAGACTCGGAGGAGCCACCACCGGTGGTGCCGGAGGAGGCATTCCCGCAACTGGCATGCTGCTACCCTGCATCTGCTGAGCAACTCCCGCGCACTGCTCCCGGAGGCCAGGCATGCACTCCTGGCAATAGCGGTCCTGGGGGGAGCACCGCCCGAAACAACGCTCCCGCCCACCAGGCAAAGCCATCCCAGGCGGCAGAGGGTAGGGGATAGCCCCCACTGTCTGCGCGTTAGCCATCTGCGAGAGAGGTGGCGGAGGAGGCACCCCCGGGTAACCCCCCGGGCCGGGTTGTGGGGCGTAAGGATTCCCAGCCGGAAGCGGTGCCGATTGCACTGGCGGAGGCATCGGCATAGGCGGTGGAGCGCTCGCCGGTATCGACCCGGGAACCGGCGGTGGTGGCATTCCGAAAAATCCCGGGGGCGGGGGCGGAGGCGGAGGTTGCATTCCAGAAAATGCGGAGGGTGGAGGTTGCATTCCAGAAACTACCGGAGGCGGAGGTGCAAAATTCCCCGGAGGGGGCATCGCCTGTTGCGGGTAGAAATTGGGGGGCGCAGGAGCCTGCCCAGCACCAACTCCCTGGGCCCCGAATGTCTGCTGGTAGGGTTGAGCCATCATCGGCGGCGGCATGGCCACCGGAGCAGTTGGCGATCCCACCGGATAGGGATTGGAATAGGGGTTTGGCCCCACCGGAGACATCGGAGCCCCAGGCATCGGTGCACCCATTGGCATCCCCGCCGCCTCACCCGGGATCGGCAAACCAATCTCCTGGACAGCCCGCATCTGCTGCTCGGCGGTGTTCACCTTGTCCTCGGCGTCTAGATCCCACAACGCGCCGAGGGCCGGGTAGAAATAAGGCGGGAGCGGCATGGGGTTCATGTCGACCACGCTGTACTCCACATCCATCTCGTTGGTCCCGGTCTTCCGCCGCTTGATCCGCATCGGCCGCCCGCTCATCGGGTGCACGATATGCAGGAGTCCGCGCTCGGCGATGAAATTCTGGATTGCCTCGTGAAGCATCGCCCCAGCTCCCAGAATGAACGGGCGCATTACCCCACTGCGATCGATATGCCCCGTTGGGTTGTCGAGGACCGCCACATTGTAGAGATACTGCGTCCGGGTCTTCCCGTAGTCCTTGGCTCGCTTTTGCATCATCATGTCGGACGAATTGATGGCCAAGTCCCGGGCTTTACAGATGAAACAACTCTCCGGTCCCGGGCAGTTCAGGCTCGATCCCCGCGGATGCTGAAAAGATCGCCAAAAATGCGACCGCACCCGCCGGTAGATGTTCCTCCCCGGCGCCCAAGCTGGTAGCAGATAAATCTGGAGAGCGACCTCATAACCAACCGGAACATCATTGCCCCACTTCGGTTGACCCCCCGGGCCAGGAAACTTCACGTACTGCGCCCGAGATCCCCCACTCCTAGCCGCCTCCTCCTGGTACTCGCGGAAAGAAGCCCGGACCATCTCTTCATCGGGCATGTGAAAGGCCGGAACTCCTCCGGGCATCGTAAAAGTCGACGCCGGAGCCGCTAGAGGTGCGCCCCCGGGGTAGCCCGGAGGAGTGGCCGGGAACGGGGATGGAGCTGCCCCCGGGTACCCAGGAGCAACTGCCGACGGATAGCTGGGAGCCATCGCGGGGTAAGGCCCCGGTGCCGTAGGGGCAGGTACCGGAGCGTAACTAGGCCATTGAAAAGGCGCCGGGGGGTACCCGGCGGGATTCCCAAATTGATTCATGTTTGCTACCTCCATGGGTTAAATACTGGCGATACGACCAAATTGCTAAGACACCTAGCGAAAAACTCAAACCGAAAGACGAGGAGCCGCATCCTCCTGCGAGCGCACTACCGATGTCTTCAGCATTTCCTTCTTCGCGCGAAAACCTTCCAGAATCGCCTGAGCCACGTTGTAGGCCTCCTCGGCCCGTTCCAGTTTCTTCTGGTGCACAAGATACAGCGGATCAGTCCGCATCTGCGCCTCCAGCAAGTACTGCGGCGGCTTCTTTTTCTCGTCGGCGGTACTGGCCAACGCCACGGTGAGCCCGTCTCTCCAGATCCGGTAGTCGCGTTCCTCGATCTCCCAGACCCGTTTTGCCTGAGCCGTCAACCGACCCCAGCGCATGATCTGGGCGGATACCACCTGAACCTGTTCCACCAAACCCGCTTCCCAGATGACCAGCTCGTTCACGATTTTCCCATCAATAATGGGCCCCACTGGCGCCAAATCGCCGGTTCCAGTGACATCGACAATCACGACCGGATTGATGAGAGCCAGCCGCTGCACGATTGCTTCAAGCGTCATGTGCTCTACTCGTTTGTTCATGCTAAGTCTCCCCTTCTGCCAGCAACGCCGACTCTGATCCAGGCTCCAAAGCCTCTCGATAACGCCGTCGAGCGATATCCCATTCCGTAGTCAACACGGACAGAGCCTCTCGCTCATCAGCCTCAATCACCTGGATGGCCTGGGCGATCTCCTGTTCTACCATCTGGCAGACCCGCGTTTTATCCGCGCTGATAACCCCCATCCGATCTGCGTACTCGCTGTCTAACTGCTTTCGCGATCGGGCTAGCCATTTCTCGGTGATCTCCTTCTGCTCCTGAAACTCGCGGTGTACCACTGCGATCTTGTCCGTTCCCTTTCGCATCGAAGCCCGCTTCCGCGCCTCGATATGATCAGTAATGACCAATCTTCGCTGGGTGTAGAGTTTCTCCGCCTCACGTAATTCTTGTTCCTCTGCGGTCAATGCCATGACTGTCTCCTACGCTTTGGGCAACTTGGTTTTGTCCGACCAACTTCGCACCGTGTAATCACCATCCACTCGAATCGGGATAGGTGAAAATTCCGAATAATCCTCCATCAGGCGCTTGACCGCGATAGCGACCTCGGGAAGCACCTCTGCCGCACAATCGAGTTGGATCTCATCGTGCACGGTAGAGATGAGCTTGGCCGGAAGTGCGCGATCCTTGAGGTAGTGGGCAATCCGGACCAGGGACTCCTTGGTCAACTCGGCAGCCGTTCCCTGAATCAAGCTGGCGATGGCCTCTCGCTCAGCCTTCCCCCGTTCGAAATTATCAGAAATGTTCATCCCCTGTACTCGCCGAGGTCTACCAAACAAATTTTGAAAATAGCCCTTCTGCCGGCGGACCTGGGCCCAGAAAGTATCCCGAAAATCAACGATACCGTGGTACCGCTCAAAAAATTTGTTGAAATAAGACTCCGCTTCTTCCCTACTCACATGCACTTGGCGAGCGAATCCAACCGGAGAAAGTCCGTAGCTGTTCGATACCACCCGCCCCTCTACCGTAAACCGATGCCGGGGCCCCGCGTTAATCAGATCGTAGACTTTCGCCTGCTGCGATTGAGCAAATTCTCCGAACGAGTCACCAGTCGCAGATTTTCTGGAGAGTAATCCCCATCGTTGTCGGTGCGATCGAAGTCCAATCCCCGGAAATCCGATTCTGGAAACTTCCTCAAAGCCCACCGGACAAAATGCTCCCGTGACTTGAACTGAACCTTGATCCCCCGCCCCTTGTAGTTCTTCGAGGAAACGTGCGTATCCCGCTCGCAGCGCTGCACCATAGCATCGTAACGCCCACCCAAAGTATCTGCGCGCTTGTCGTGGTATTTCCCCTTCTGACAAGCGCAAAAAGAATGACCAGCGCGAACATTGTCTACCAAAGACCATTTGATCGCCCCGCAACTCGCGCACCGCAACTCCACCACCCGACGCAGCCTCCCATCGCCCGCTCGAATCTTTCCCACCTGCCCGGTCAACCGAAACGAACCGCACAGGCGTTTCGCCAATCGCGCCAACAGCAAGGCGTCGGGAATAAATTGCGGATGCCGCATCCCGCAAGGTTGCGGCACCCCCGTCTCGTAAATAGACGACATGATCTGGAGTTGCCGTAATCCCGTCATAAGTCAAAACCTCCTCAACACCACGGCACACCAAACCATCATGCTTCACCCACTCAACCCCATCCCAAAGAAGATGATGATCTTGCACGCGCTCAATTGGGACCAACCCATCCTGCTGAGTCAACACCCGCTGCCCCTCCGAGATACAAAGCCCGAAATTAATCACTTTCGCCAGCCGCCGCATAGCTTTCTCAGCGGTCCCAAAAACTTCGATCGAAGTCCGTGTGTGGATATCCTCGCCGTTCATGTACGCGGCAACCAAGATGGGATCTTTCGTGTAGTAAGCCAAAACGCGCAATTCGATCTGCGAATAATCAAAAAATAATCGCACCCAACCCGGTCGCCCGACCACGTAGGATCTACGGATCGACCAGGGATCAGTACCGCCTTCCTCTAAACTTTTCCCCGAGTGTTTCTTGGCCCGATCGTCATCATCTACCGGCTGATTCTGGAAGTTTGGGCTCTTGCAGCTGAGCCTTCCAGAAGTCGTTCCCATCTGCTGAAAATCAGGGTGCAGATAATTTCTGGAATCCAGTCGATCGAGAATTGATAGGGTATAGGTATTGGCCAGCTTTTCCGCCTCACGCCAGGCGAGGATGCGCTCGATGGCTGGGTGGACGTGGGCGAACTCGGCGAGTACCTCCTTGTCCACCGCGAACTGCTTAGCCGTACCCTTGGCTCCCCCACGAGTCATTTTATGGAGTCGACAACCGAGATCCTCCAGTAACAATTTCCGGATTACCGCATCAGAGCCAAGTTCGAGCTTTCTCCCTCCAAGCAATACGGTGATCTCCGCCTCCACCCGTTGCAGCTCCAACTGCAACCGCAACCGCAACTTGGAGAGGTACTCGACATCAATGGCGATACCCTGCTCCTCCATGTCACAGATCACGTCCAGAAGATCCATCTCGGTCTTCCAGATTCTGGCGTAGCGCTGCGAGATAGAACGATGGGTCTGCTCGTAGAAAATATGGAGTCGATTGGTAAACTCTGTATCCCCGCAGGCATATTCCCCAAGTAGCCAGATAGGGACCTGGGAGTAGCCATACTGCGCTCGGTACGCCTCCACGCCCATCCGCTGCTGCTTGGCCAGGCGGTGGACCATCTCATCTACTCGCCCCTCGCCCACTTTGGCCTGGCTCTCCCCGAGATCCTCAACTGCCCGAGTCTTCAGCGCCACATACCGATTTTCGTCATAGAGCTTGGCTGCGATCATCGTATCGTACCAGGGAGCCGCGACCACCCAACCCTCCCGGTTCGCCATGTGCTTATCAAACTTCAGATGATGGCCGATCTTGAACTGAGGACCGGCGAGCAACTTGCGGATGTCCGGGGAGACCCGTTCGATATCGAGCTGGGCCTCCCCGGTGCAGTGCCGAAAGGGCGTGTAGAAATGATGTGTCTGCCCGTCGACCGTGCCAGCCAACGCCACCCCGCAGATCCGACTCTCTCTGAACCACTCCAACCCAGAAGTCTCGGTGTCGAATACCAGGATCTTGCTCGATTCCAGAAAACGGATCATTTGCTCGAATCGATCCCCGGTCAAAACGATATGGTAATCGGGACGACGACGTTCCAGATCGTAGTCGTTAAATCCCGTCATCTGCACCGACATCCCGTACCCCTATCCCGGAAAAATAAGCGAAAGAGCTGGGAGAAGCGGGGAACCTCTATCGACCATCTGGGCCAGGAACTCCACCTCAGAAAAAGTCAGATTGACCGTTCCCCCGTCCTTGCTGGCCCCCTGAGAGCCAACCCGAACCCAACAATTGAGCCCTGGTATCCAGGCCACAATCTGCATGATCTGCGCCCCGCTGGGCAACACCGCCACCGGAGGAAGCCCCGGCCAGTTGACCTTGGTCAACTGCATCAAGGTCAGGTTCCACACCCACTGCGGGCCAACTGGTTGCGCCGTTAGGTGCGCCCCTTGCGTCCCCCGATGATCCAAGGGAGCCGAAAGAACCTCGGCGCGCTCCAGTTGAGAATTTGCCTCGTCCCCGTAGGCATACTCCCATCCGCCCTCTTCTGCTTCGCCCGCGGGATCGTTCCCACAATCTCCCGGACTACCGAGTACAGCGTCGGATAGAGCTGGCCCTGGAACTTGTAGCCCCCCTTCAGCACCACCACCTGAAGGGTTTTGCCCTGCCAAATACGGCTGAGCTTCATTCCGGGGCGCAACTGGGCTATGAGAGCACTGCGCTCCCGCTCCCGTTGCCACCGGCTGCGATTGTACCGTGCATGCCACCGTCGCACCTCCTCCTGCGCCTTCCGCTTGCGCGACTTGTTTTCTTCCTGTGCCCTGACAGGCTGCGCAGCAGCCCGTCCCTTTCTGGCCGCTACCCTGGCACTCTGTACAGTAGCGGCCAGCTTGGGGCGGAGTTTTATCGGCTTATCCGCCCCCTTCTTCTGTGCTCCCCGAGGGAGCTTGCCCTTGGGCTCCGCCTTTGCTTTGCCCCTTCCTTTCTTCTTCGCCATTCCTGCCACCTCCTCTAGCGCCGCCGCCGCAGGCCCGGTAATCGGGATCACCTCGGCGAGAGGCGGATCTACCAGCACCTCTTTGCTATCCGACTCATAGAACTGCTTCACCTCCGTAGGCGAAAGAGCCCGATCAATGATCCTTGAATAAGTACCCACCGCCTGTTCTGCCGCCGGCTCAACGCCTAACCGCACCAGCTTCTTCGGATCAGTTTCCGGAACCAACGGCATCGTCTGCTCTGCCGGAGGAGGAATAACCGCCGGCTTGAGGAACGGGATAATCCCCGCCGATTTCTGGAACTCCAATGCGCGCTCGATAGCCGCCGTCTTGACAGCTGTCGCCTGGACGAGCTGCTCAACCGTGACATCTTCGCCGAGCTTACGTTGCCAGTCGACCAGCACCCCGCTCGCGAAACGCATGAGGCAGTCGTCGATCACCCCGCACCCCTGATCCACGCAAAGAGACCCGGCAACCCCCTCCCATACCTGTCCGTAACATGCTGGCATTGGCATAACTGATTCCTTTCTGGATTTTTCTGGAGCACATACGAATTGGAATAGCCCAAACCGTTCCAGAAATCCAGACTTATTTCCCCCGCAAAATATCTCTCGCTCGATCACGAGCAGAGTAGATCATCGCCCGATATGTCACCAACGCTTTCCGACGAGGATCTCGCAAGCGAATTGCCTGAGCAGCAGCAGTAACAGACCCTTCCTCGACGATAGACATAAGCAAATCGAAGTCCTGAGCGCTCAACCGCTCCCGCAAAAGGCACAAATCCGATCGAGCCTCTAGCTGCCCGATAGGATCGAAATGAACAGGGTGCTTAGCTGTCTCCACCAGTAGCAGCCACTTAGACCAGCGTCGAATGACCGTCTCGTAGACGAAATTGCTTTCCAGCCAGATCGATTTGTAAATCCAGCGTTCAAAATCCCGTTCCCCAATTTCTGGACAGCGTAGCGCCGAGATACAGCCGATCGAATACAACCGTGCGTAGAACTCGTTGTCCACGGGCTGTCCTCGTTCACCGACCCATCTATGCAAGCGTTTTGATCCCCATGTAGCCCACTTCTCAATAATCTGTAGCCTCTCTGGTTGCACTTCCACGGCGTGCTCCTTTGTTAAGTAGTAGGTCAGTCAACTCCCGCATGACTACCCCCGGAAGCGCCGAAATTTTTTTCAGCACCACCGAACACGGATAAAATTCCTCCACTGATGAGTCATTGATGCCAATGCCGATCACCTCGATTCCCGCCTCGATGATCCGCTCCACTATTTGTTTCAGATACCGGCACTCAGTGCGCATATACTCGGCACCCTGCGGGCGCCCATCTGATCCAACAATCAAAATCTTTCTGCGCTCGGGTCGCGCAGCAAGTCTCCGGGCTGCCCAAAGTACGCACTCCCCATCCCGGTTAGCCGCCGTTCCGTTGATCGCGCAGATAGCGCGTCCATCGGTTCCAGAAAATGGGACAAGTACCATTCGGTTGTCGATCTCAACGGTACGACTAAATCTCTGCAAATCCTCCCCACGGTCCTTGGCCTGGCGTACCCGATTCACTAGCTCTGCCGGAGGAATCATCCCCGTATTGAACCCGAGAACCTCGTGAGGGACCTGGGAGCGGAGCAATGCCTCGTGAAAGGCCACTGCCGCCAATCGAGCAAGATAGCTCTTAGACCCCGCAATCCCCGATCGACCCATCGAACCGGAACAATCCCAGAGCAAGGATACCGCGCAGTCCAGTGCCTCCCCCTCCTCGCGTCGAGAGAACACTCGATCATCTTCCGAGCCCAGGTACCAACCGGGCAGTTTACGTCGATCCCACTTACGCCCTTTCCGCGCTCCTCCCACCCAGCGCACCTGAGCGCGATCAGCCAAGGCCAACTCCAACATGGTGCTCATGCTGCCGATGTACTCAGCGACCTCGGTTCGTGTTTCCCGATAGACCTTGGACCAATCCAACCGCTCCTTGGCAGTAAAAACATGATCGAAGTCAAACTCGGTAGAGTAGACCAAGTATTCTTCAGGGTCGCCTTTTTCTGGAACGAATTTTTCCGAACAATCGTTGAACAGCCACTCGGCATCACAACGCGGAACGTCCCCCATCAGCAACTCACCCAGGAATTCCATTCCGCGCGATCCTTCCTCCTTGGCGCCCCACTCCTTCGGAATCCCCACATTAGGAATTTCTGGAACTTTTTCTGGAACTGGCGGGAGAGGTAACAAAATCTTGTCGGCAATCTTTTGCGCCAATACTACCGCCGATTCCGTGCTGTCTACCCGGTCCGCGCAAGATAGTTCAGTCGAGATCGATCTCACCAAATCCCCGATCTCTGGATCAGCGCAAAACCGCCCCAACGTCCTCCCATCTCGGGAGCAGCACGATATCGCAAAAAGGAGCTTTGAAGCGATCGAGATCGCCGCCCACTGCCCCTGCACCTTGGCGCAAACTCGCTCAGTCAGATTGGACAGATTTTCTGCGCAGCCGCGATAAACTATTCCCATCTTCCGTTCGATCCAAGCATCTTCGATCGCATTCCAGAAAGATCGCACCGGTTCGCGCAATCGACTCGTCCGATCAAACTCAGTAAACAACAGATGCGCGCATTCGTGATCCAAAAACCCGTCCAGTACCTCGGACAGCGCCGCCAACTCCTTGCTGGAAAGATTGGGCAGAACGATTTCCCTCGCCGCACTATCCACGTAAGCCAGAGACCCTTCCACCCGCACACGCACACCGTACTGGCGGGTGATCATCCGAGCAATTCGCTCAGCAGTGGATTCCAATGCAGCTTCAGTGGGGAGCAGAGGCATAAAACGCTCAGTTCACAAGTTGTTTGGGTGGATTCTGATTCTCAAGAATGAACTTTTGCCCCTTGGCACACTGGGTAAGCCCTGGGCAAACAAAACACTCCTCCCCAGGATCATGCCCAGTCTCCCCAAGTGTATCGTCCATTTTCTGAGTCATCAGCGTATCCAAATTCAGCCAAGCGCGTTCCGTTTCCGCCACACAACTGAACAGTAGCGCCAAAGATCCAGGAGTAAGGCCCAAGGAACGTAGCGCCGGCCGCACACGGGCCAGCTCCCATCCCATCCGGAATCGCAAAAAGTTAAATTTAGAATAGGTGTACCAGGACGAAAAAATCGGGGACTCCTGATCCGCGGTACCGATTATCTTGTTAAATTCCTCCCGATTGTAGAGTGAGACCTCTTTCGGATCGAAAGGTATTGGGACCTTATTCCTCTTGGCCTGTTCCACAATCTTCGCAAGAAGTCGTTGCGCCCACTGCGTTGCAGTCACCTTGCAATCAGTTACCACCATAAGCACCGGGATAACATATTCCCCATTCCGCGCCACCATGAACCACTCTTCCTTGTATAGTTCCACGTCATTTCCCTTTCTTGACCCCAAAATATCTCTGCACCACCCCCTCCAGCACCCGGTAATCGTCCTCCGCCAGCTTGTTCAAAACGGTAAGTTTGGCCGCCCGTAAAGGATGAAACCTGGTCATGGCCTGAGCCCATTGCAGGCACCGCCGGGTCGAGAAGGAACAGGCGATGCGATCGTTGGACAGATCTTTGCGCGCCTCCTGCGCTATACGCACGATGGCCTCTACAAAATCCATATCCAGGTTGGGAACCCTAGCATGGATCACCTGCTCCTCTATCGCGACATCCATGGGCCCGACATGGATCACCACCCCAAATCGATCCAGCGTAGCCTCGTTCATCCTGGCCATTGTCCCGGTGTAGAGCAGTCGATTCCTGGATGCAATCCCCACCGAATTAGCAGTAGCGAAAAAACGAAACGCAGGATGGGGTTTGATCACCGTTCCTTCGGTGTCTTCCAGCACGAGCTTGCCACCTTCTTCCAGCAGTTGCTGGAGGCAAAAGAGCACCGGCTGGAGAGCCGCGTCGATCTCGTCAACCAGGAACCAGTAGCCACGCTCGACCGCAAGCGGAAGCGGGCCCGGGCGAAAGGTCAACGTCCTTGTCCCGTCCTCGGCGAGCGTCGGGTAGTCGCGACCCAGGAGCACAGTGGTATCGCTTTCCCCGTGCATGTTCATCCGTCGCAGAGGCCGATTGAGCTGGGCGGCGAGCTGCTCGATGACCGAACTTTTCCCGGTGCCGGTATCTCCGACCAGCAAACAGTTGACCCCCTCCTCCAGGCAATAAGCGATCTCCTCCACCAGGTCCTTTCGAAAATGGTATTCAGAGATCACCGGCGGAATCAGCGAGTGCTCGATCCCTTCCACCCGATCGAGGTAAATTCCCGTTCCCGGAATCTCATGCTTTACGACTTGCACCATGGTTGACTCCTCGCAGAGATATTCCCCAATACGGCAGCATGCCGTATTTGTCAATGCAAAAAAGAGCATTTGTTTCTACAAAAATAAATGCTCCCAAAACCGCTCGTTTACAGGGTCTTTGCAATCTCGGCGAGGATTTTCTGGAACAGATCTTGGACGATCATGATTAATTGTTTGCGCTGCTTGATCCTAACCAGCGGGGACAGTTGCAGCGTCAACAACCCCGCCGCAAGGACGAAAAAAGCGTTCTTAGGAATGCCCAACGCCACGCAGACCTCATCTACTTTGTCCAGCAACTCGGGTGGGAATCGAAGGTCAGTTTTGATCCTCCCCTCCATGGTCCCCAACAAAGACTTCTTCATGCCCGCTCTCCTTTCAACCGCTACAACGTCCCCAATCGGGACACCTGCCCGATGGGCTGTGCCGTCCGCCTGAAGGCCTCCAGCTCGTTCCGGCTGTACTCCCCTGGGTCTCCCTGGGGAAGCCGCACCACCCGCACGTCAAAGAGCCCAGCGAGCTTGGGAGCAGCCTGGACCATCTCTGGCCAAGCCCCCATCGGCTCGTTCTCGCTCGGCCCATCCCACATCAGATCCACCGCCCGCACCCCGGCCTGGCGGAGCTTGAGCATCTGCACCAGCGTGATCTTCTTCCCGAAGGTCGCCACCGCCGAGGGCCCGCTATGAATACAATCTATCGGGCCCTCGACAATGGCCACCCGCGGAAAATTCCGCGCTACATCCAGATTCATCAGCACCTCCCCGGATGTTGCCATCCCCGCCGTCGCCGGAGGATTGAGCGCTTTCTGGAACCGTTCTCCGGGAGCTGGTTCCCACATCGCCCTAGCCTGGTAGTACACCATGCGACTGCCCTCGTACACGGGAAACAAAACCCGATTGGCGTAGCGCCCACTGGAACACCAGAAAAGACCGAACGCCCGCACATCTTCTTCCATTATACCGCGTTTCTGAAGATACGGCAATATGCCGCATATTGGCGTAGCCCCTGGGGGCGGGGGAATAATCGGTAGTACCGGAAGATCAAAAGATTGCGGTAACTGATCCAGCGGAGCATCACTGCGCATCCATGCCGCCTCGCCAAGCAGCCCCGCCTGGGAGCGCACCAGCTCCGCCGCTTGCTCGCGGCCGATTCCTTCCAGCATGGAGATGAGCCCCAGAAGTCCCCCAGCCCCGCGCACTGCCCGGCGTTGCCCGGTGGTGTAGTCGATGGCGAACTCCTCGCAGACCCAACAATGCCAAGTGCGCCGCTGGGTGTTCACGGTCAGTTTGTTCTTCCCGCAATTGGGGCACCGGATCAACCACTCATCAGCCTGCAATCGACGAGCTGAAAATCTTTCGAGGTATGCCGCCAGATCAAATCTGTCGATCGCTTCCCATTGGGTCATATCGGTGCCCTCAGCTGGCTTGGGTTGGGGGGTTTGACGTATCCAAGCGGCACCACCGGGGCCACTCCAGCCACCGCGCCGATCGGAAGATTTCCAGAAAAAGATCCAGCCGAGGCAATGGTCATCCGCTGAAAGTCGGCGTAGACCAGGATCACCTGCCCGGCGGCGTTGTCTCGGTACAACTCAGCGAAAAGCCGCGCCTGCTTGCACTGCCGTTCTTCCTGAGTCTGGTTGATGGTTCCCAGGAAGTCGGCCACGCGGACCTTGTCGTAGCAGTCGGCTATTTTCCGGCTCTGCAACACCTCGGTGCTGGTCTCCAGATCCTCCTTGGGCCGTTGCGCCTGGGAAGCCGTCCAGAGCGCGTACCCACGGTTGGACAAGGTCTTCAGGTCGCGAAAAGCCGACCGCTGCACCTCTACCTCGGTGTGCAAGTGCTCCTCCCGAGCCCGCAACAAATCACCGTAGTCGACAATCAGGGCGTCGGGGTCCCAGTTGAAGCGCTGTTTCAGTTCCCGCATCTCCTCCTGAATATCAGCGACCGAATAGGTCCACCGTTCAGTGAGACCTCGGATGATGAGCTTCTGGCGGTATGCCTGGTATTCGTACTGAAGCCGTTGCCAGGAGTCAGTGGTCAAGGAACCATCTTTGATCCGGCTATACTCCTCCTGCGCGAAAATCGAGTCGTAGCGGTTCTCGACCATCCGCCGAGAACCCTCCAGCACGAAATGGAGAACCTTGAAGTCCCCGCGACGGACCGCCTGAGCCCCATGATTAACCAGGAGGGTACTCTTGCCTCGTTTCGGATAGGCAATCCACACCCCCATCTCGCCTTTGCGTAATCCACCAGCCAGAATATGGTCCAGTTCAGGGATTCCAGTTGGGACCGCATCCGTAAGTGATCCATCTCCCATCCGATGCGCCATGCGCTGAGGAAGCTCCTCGAAGAAAAAGCTGCGGTCGACCGTATCCCATTGGCTATGAAAGATCTGATCCATGGCCTGGTACATCGACTTGTAACTCTGATCGACGTTGCCCGCGTTGAAAAATGCCTTTGACTCGTGGAATGCGGCCACGAACAAGTGCCGCTTGATGAAATCGATGACCGTATCTCGAAGCCACTTCTCCGCCGATAGATCAGCCTCCATCACCCGCTCCAGAGTGAGCCGAAAGAATTCCCTGGCCCGAACGTCAAGGGATCGGGTGTATTCACAGACCAACCGCAACGAAGGCATGCTCTCATAGCGCTGGCGGTACTCCTGCATCCGCGCGAATGCCCAACCGTAAACCTCATTTTCAAAATAGCCCGGTTGCAAATGCGGCATCACCGCGCTGGCAAAAGAGACATCCTGCGCCAGAAGCTTGAGCAGGCTCGCCTGGTAGTCGACTCCGAAAGGAAAGCGATCCCCCGCTGAAGGAACCCCCGCCGAAGCGGGCACCGGGGTTCGCTCAATTGGCATACCGGTTGACTCCCATCCGAGCTACGTTCTGGGCCTGGGCGGAAGTGATCTCTCCACGGCGCAAAGCCAGGATGTCGAAGTTCACCAGTCCAATCAGTTCCTGCGCGCAAGCCACCTGAGCAGAGCAACTCTTACAAACGTGGCTGCGCGGGTGGTACCCATACGTCTGGGAGGAAATCCCCACGCGGCACCGGTCGACCTGCCCGCGCGCCACGAGCGACCCTTTTAGCAGCTCCACGCCGTAACTCAAATCTCGATTGGGGTCCCAGCTGTGCTCTAGCCCGACGGCCTCCGTCGCGTTAGCCGTCTCGCAAAGTCTTTTCTGGAAAAAATCGTACCCCTTCCAACCCGCATAGCCGGGAAGAGCTTTCTCGGAGAGCAGATTGGTCCGATTGCAGCCCGGCGGGAAGAGCCACCGCCGCCGGGCGAAGAGATAGTACAGCCATTGCCGGGGTGGAACCAGTTTACCTCGGCACCAGGAGACCAGCTCCTCCAGCACCTGTCGGTGCGCTTCGGTGAACCGGGGTTCCTTCAGGTGTGCTCCACGGTTGCGCAAATTCTGGAAATGCGCGGTCTGTCGGCGGTAATGGCAATAGTCCGAAAATAGCTGCCGGATCAGGTCTGACATGCTCGCTCTCCACGTCTACCTGTTTTGGCGTCGCTAACGCGATACCGTGTCTAGTCTCCAGGCGGGATCGCGTTCCACGATCTGGCGGATCAAGTACCGCACCACCTGCTCCATTTCATCCAGCTCCAGATTTTCTCCCTTGGCCACGGGTACCTCCACCGGCACGCCCAGCGTCGGGTCCAACAGTGACTCGATGCGCCCGGTAACTATCGCCCTACGATGGTCCCGATAGCATGCGATGAGCTGGATCAGGCTGTCAACACCCCCTGGAAAAGGTAAAGAATCCACCAGCTCTAGCGCGTCGAAGATGAGCCAGCGGCGACCAGTCTCTCGCAACCACGACTTCAGATGCTGCGGATCGGACATCGAAACCCGCTGCACGCAGTCGTATTTCTCTTTACAGTCCAGCCCTTGGATATCAGGGCGCAGCACCACTTTCTCCGCCATAAAACTCCGCTCCTTTCCAGAAATGGGCGCAAGCCCGCAAAAAAGCAGGGCCCCGAGCGGGAATACTCGGAGCCCTGGGGCGTGACCAACGCAATCCGTAGTAGTGCGAGGTCACGGTACCATACGCCGGCGTACCCAGCACCTGTTAAATACTGGCGGAGAGGTTATTTTGCTAAACCCTCGACCCAAGAAACAAACGAACGAGCATCACGCATCACCTCAACGCGGAAGATAGGCTCCTCGTAATAGATACGCAATCTCTCCATGGCATGCGCCAAAAGTTTCTTGTGGTGGCGGTCTGCAAAGTCGATGAGCACCGCCTCGCTCTTACCCTCGATGGCCGTGCAGATCCGATAGATGGCCTGGGTGAGGCTCACCTCGGCCTTTTCCCCCTTGGCGTAAACCAGCGCATCTACCGCGGGAAGATCGACTCCCTCGCCGAGGATGGAAGTGCCGAGGAGCACCTTGACCTCAGCGCCGTCGGAGAAAGATCTCATGATCCTTCCCTGCCGCGAGCGATCGATGTCGGTAGAGACGAACTCTGCCGCCTGAAACTCCGCTCGATCTGGCGACTGGGGAAGCGAGCGCAAGAGCAGCTCCCGGATGATCTTCCCCTGTGCCTTGGTGCCCACCAGGATGAGCACCTTCCGGCCGCGAGACAGCAGCGCGTGAGCAGCATAAGCCGCCCACTGATTGCGCAAACTGTGCTCATGGATACCCTTTTTGCCGTGCTCGGAGAAGAAGTTGGCCGACTTCGCGGGAATCTTCCCCGCGGCTACCGGAATGAAGATCGCCTTGACCGGCACCAACCAGCCCCGGCCGAGCATGTCCTCCGATGTTGCCTTGTAAATAGTTCCAGAAATAACCGCGTGCATCGCCAGGGCGTCTCCCGCCGAACGGAAATAGGTCCCGGTCATCCCGTAGCGATGGTAGATATGATCGCAATAGCTGAAAATCTTTCGGTAGCTCGCCGCCGCACTATGGTGGTGCTCGTCTACAGCAATCACTTTTCTGGAAGCGTAGAAAGCAGCCGGAAGGTTCGCGGCAGTCGCCGCTGTAGCGATTACCACCCGTTTTCTGGAAGCCTCCAGCCAGCCGGCCGAACCAATCAGGTGAACGCTGTAGTGCGCCCCGAAAAAGTCCTCCAGCACCTCCTGGGTCTGCTGAACGATGCGATCGGTCGGCGCGATCCAGATGGTCGGGAGCGCAAGTCTCCGGGTGATTTCGCACATCACTCTAGTTTTTCCGCTGCGAGGCGGTAAATCAAGCACCCCCATACCGCGCTCGACTGCCAGAGATACCGCCTCCAGTTGGTAGTCGCGCAGCGGTATCTTCACCGGGTCAGGAACATCCCCGACTGGGCGGATGCGCAAATCCTCGACCCGAACCTCGTAACCAAATTTTCTGGAAAAGTAGCAAACCCGGTCCAGCAATCCGCTGGGTACCCAGGCTGGGGCAGCCTTGGGCTGATGAAGAAGCCGCACCCAACCGTCCCAACCCCGCATCGCATCGTCCGGCAACGATATCCCGCTTTCCAGGAGTTGCACCATCTGGGTCGGATAGCGCAACTCCTGGTCAAGGATGTGCAGGATGAATGGATCGGTATGGTATAACTCAGTGCGGCTGTTTTGTACGCGCAGAAGCACTAATCCCACTCCTCCGCGTAAGCCTCCAAGCCCTTCTCCAGAACCAGCCACTTGGGGGCCAGTACCGTGCTCGATTTCTCACGCACCGGCGCTTCCTCCAGTTGCTCCAGCTGACTCTTGGGAAACCACTCCTTGGTGCCCCCGCCGAAGTCCAGAAGCAACGCCAGGCCGCTGTCACTCTCGCGGACTACCCGGTCAAATGTCACTATCATCATCTCGCGAGGCAACGCGGCTTCTCCTTTTTTTGGGTTGATCGTCTTTGGAGACTTTTTCGCCCTTGGGGGGACGACCGCGGCGAATGACCTTGGTCTTGGGACTGGCGGACTTCTTGGTCTCGATCTTCTTTTTTCTGGGGGACATTATTGTTCCTTTCCGGTTGAAGTAGCTATGCCCTAAACGGACAAGAACCCTTCTACCGGGAAAGTTCCAGAAAAAGCAATAGGAATTTTCGATCATTATTTTCTGGAACACCAGCCGACCGATCGCACTGAAATCTCCCCATAAAAAAATGACCCCAACTTACGCTCCGCATGTTTGAGAACGAGGTATCTCCAGCCTAGTAAAATCCGGGTCCAGGGAGCAAATCGAATGTACACCCGCATCATCGCGTCGTCCGCGGTTGGGGGATTGATGGTCATCCCACGTACTCCGGGCAGCACCATGACCACATTAACCACATCGCTATCCATCATCGGCCCCCCCGATCAACTCCCGCCAACTCGTCGCACTCCGCCAGGTAGGTGTCCCGCCAGAGTTTGGCAACCCCCTCCGCCTCCTCGTTGAAACGGCACATGTCCTCCGTATCCGGAGCCCCTCGGCCACGTTTGATAAATTCCTGGGACTGGACCGCGATGGACGCTGCACGGATTGCGATCATCATGTCCCGGCGCCAACGAAATTTGCTCTCCAGTCGATTCTTTCGCCGCCTGGGAATCTCCTGCTCCTCCTCCTCGGACAGCGACTTCTGCTCCGGAGGCTTGATAATCGGCAGCCTTCCCTCATTCAATTCCTCCACCCGACCCCAGAATTCTTTTAACTCCATCATGCTCGCTCCTTTCTATTCTGCGCCCAAAGGACTCAGGGAATGATGACGATTGAACCCCTTAAACCCGGGATAGAACCGTCGTCTTCCTCAGCGGTCAACTCGGTAATCTCGGCGTTCTCGCACTCCCCATTGCACTGGTGGCAAAGGTTCACGTCAAGGTCGAGTTGCTTACTCATGTTCGCCCAAGCGATCTCCTCGGCTTCCTCCTTGCTATCCGCCTCGATGGTCCCGCAGTACTTGCCGCCAGTCACAGTTCCGAATATGGAGAACTTCTTCTTGGGTTTCTTTTTCCTAACCGCACTCATCTCGCTCTCTCCTTTTCGTTTGTAAACGGCTGTAAAATTGTTCCAGCCTCTCCTTTCTCGCCCCTTCCTGGGCCCTATATTCTTTTTGGGCATAGAATCCCATTTGCCCATCAGGCGCGCTCTCGCTCTTTAACCACCCTCACCCTTTGGACGCTCTCGCTCATCTATATTCCGTTTTTGCTGGCCGGAGAATTTTGCTGGCTGGAGAAAGTTTTGATCTACCCCCTAATCTAGCGAACTTCAGTTTTTGCTGGCTGGAGAAAGTTTTGATCTACCCCCTAGCCTAGCGAGATTCGTTTTGATTGACTTCCCCAGCGCGTTTTTTGGATCTTTGGACTTCAGGAACTTCTCCCAGTCCAATAAAACGAAGTTGAAGCATCTCACCCCCAGTCGGCCCCCGAAGGGGGCCAGCTGGGGGGCGGGATTGAGAGCAGCCGCGAAGCGGCTGCGAACTCTAAGCCCCCAAAATACTTCTTGCCTTTGATGCCCCCTTGCAGTATGAAGAAATTCCCGACAGGGATATTTCTGATCTTAAAGCATGATGTAGGCCCGCTGGTCAAGTTAAAAATTTCAGCCGAAAATCAAAAAATTTACCAAATAAATTCAGTACTGTTAGATACTGAACAAAACAAACCAGGAAAAATGCCGTATATTCGCCAGACACGTTGACATGCGAGTCAACAATTTCCGATTTTGCACAGAAATTGTGCGTTTGCACAGAAACTGTGCAGATGCACAGAAACTGTGCATGCCCAGAATCTGTGCTTTCCAGACAAATTCCAGACATTATCCAGAATTCCAGAAAAGTTCACCTAGAGATAATAGCCATTGTTAGCAGGCTGAAAGTGATTCCAGAGGCCAAAAGGATGAAGGTTGGTTCGCGGTACCATTTATGTGCTTTTTCGATTTCTTGAAGGTAGCGCTCCTCCTGTTGCTTCCAGCTCTTCGCCTCCAGCTGGCGGAGCTTGCGCTCCAGATCCAGGTCCACCCGGGAAAGCGACCGTTCTCGCTCCTTCTCCAGCTCCAGTTGGATTTCAAACCGCTCCACCTTCTGCCCCAGCTCGATGGCCAACTTGGTGGTCAGGAGCTGGCCGGAGAAGGGGGCCACTTGCCCTTCCTGGAGGGCTGTAGCGCACTTGCCCGAGTCTTTCGGGTCACAGGGGAAGGGCTGGTCGCCTCCTCTTACCAGCGGGCTCCAGAGGAGCCACCAGAGGCTAACCAGTAAGGCGGGTGCCCATTTTGACCAAATAACGGGCAAGAGCCGCCGGATCTCTGGCCAATAGGTTGGCCTGGGCCTTCTGTTGGGCATTGAGCGCCTCCAGCTGAATGGAATACTTGGCTACCACCTCCGCTTTGGCCACTGTGGCCCCTTCCCGGGCCAGGGTCTGGGCAGCCTCCAACCCCGCCTTTTCCTCCCGGGCCTTGCCTCGCAGCCAGTCGATGATCTTGGTCCCTCGTCCGGGAAAGAGCGGCCACAGGAAGAGCAGCACTGCAACCACCACCGCGGCCACCCCAATCCAGAATCCCGCCCGGCCGATGGTCCCCCAGATCTTCACGGACATGTCGGCGGCTCCTCATCTGGCCTGGGCGGTAGGAGGGACGGACGTTTGCGCTTCACCAGCGCTTCCGCTCCCGCGCGAACGATCTTGGTGCCCAGCACGTAGGCGGCGAGGGTGTAGAAGACTTCCAGAAGCCCCGGCGGCGCCTCGGTCACGATTCCAGAAAATAGCGTCCGGTGCCAGAGGATGAAGAACTGCACCAGCACGGCGAAGAAGGCTAGCCGGCCCAGCGAGACTACCGGCTTCTTCTCCTCGTCCTTCTCCATGATCAACCGCAGCCCGAAGCGGTAGAACCAGCGGCCCAGCGTGCGCAGGGCAATCCAGAACCAGCCCAACAAGAGCTTGATGGTCGGCATCAGCCACCTCCTAGTGGAAAGGGGTTTCCACTAGGCTAACGCAACTGACAGGTGAAAGGGAAATCAGGGGGTAGGAAATATTAGCTTGGGATCGCTCAGCGTAATAATGTTGTTGTCTTCCGGAACCTCTTTGGTGTCCTTGTCCCAGTACTGCAAATCGGCTACGTGGCCGTTGTGATCCCCCTCCAGATTGGCTTGCCTCTGCCGTAGGGAATGGAGTTGGGTCTCTAGCTGCTGGATCTGCTGAGTGGTTTGCTCATAGTCCTTTCTGGTAGCACGAATCCGTTGCACTAGGTACTCCACTATTTCATTGGGCGGGGCGATCTCTCCAGTAACCAGCGAGGCGGCCCGAGAGTTTTTCTCCTTCAACCTTTTTTGCCGAAACTCTTCCGCTCGGCGCAACATCATTGCTTCATTGTTGTCGGATGCTACTATTTTACTTGGTTCTAGGTTCATGCTCGCTCTCCTTTTCTCGGTTACAGTTCTCGGTTACAGCATGTTGTACTCTGGGTAGTCCAAATGCTTCCCGCACATTCCGATATGCCAATCGCGAGAGAGATACCCGATCTTTACCGCGTCGGGTTTACCAATACTGAAGGTGCTCATAATGTTCTCTAGTTCTGGGATCTCATGCGCCTTAATGTAGCTGAACACAGTGGCCGCATCCAGAATCACTGAAATCAAGCGATCTAGTTTAGCTTGGTACTTAGGAACATTGATCTGAAAATTTTCTGGAATAGCGATAGGCATGGGCATGGGCTCCTTGCTCGTAGACGACTTAGGTTTCCAGATCAGAGCTATACCAGACAGGTATAACATATTCCACATCAGTAAAACGTAAAGTAATAAATCCTCGATTGACGACACTGCCAAGCCCATGGATAGCGCTAACATTGTTACCTACATGCGCGGTATATGCTTCGCCGATAAGGACCTGACCATTGACAATAATGGGAATGAGTCCTCCGAATTTAGTCCAGTACTGAGTGTATAGCCCAACAGCATAGGATGATTCACAATCCGAGTACAACACGATCCAGGGAGACCAGGTTCCACCCTCTGCCCATTCCCATTGCAACTCCCGGCCATGAGCACCAGAAAACCCTGGAAGCAGCAAAGTACCAGCGAACGTGCCGGTGGTGCCGCTCACCGCCCCTTCCGCATCCACAGCCCCACTAGCGTAAACAGTCGTTGCGTGCAGCGTATTGATATACCCATCAGCAAATCGAGCGCCAGTCACCCCTACGCTGCCACCACCATCCGATAACGGTTGAAGGAAAGCAGTTATTAATCCCATTCCAGCCGAAAACGTCATGTAAGTGGGAGAAGTTCCTGATCTCGAAATGGTAAACACGTCTATGGCGTTGGCCCAAGATCCATCATAAGTTCTCAACCGCAACACTGTATCCGCAGTGAACCCCCAATTACGATCCGCCGCAGTTCCAGAACCCATTAGCAAATTCACTGTTGCAGCAGTCGGAGCATCAATAGAAATCTGGGTGCCAAAACATCCGTAAGCCCACCGATAATTAGTACCCCCCAAACTTAGAGTATTATCTTCGGTGGGCATGGCGCTAGTCGCAACCCCATGTCCGGCGGCAACTGCTAAATATATTGTATCCGCAGTCAGGTTCCCAAAGAACCCTTCCCACCTCCTACCAGTGCGCCCAATAGTCCGTGCGGCTGAATCAGGAATGAGGTTGCTGGCAACCTTGTCATCCACCACGCTCAAGCCTAGGTAGACGTTGAGATAGTCGAAGTACCCATTATTGATTCGTTCATCCACCGTCGCAGATCCGATAACCAAACTTTGGCCAGAAATAGGTAAGATTGCGCCACGGATGAGTACGTTCACATCTACTTCTGTTTCGCCTTTGATAGTGAGAGAGGTACTTCTGATCGTACTCGCGTACAGCGTAGTAAAGAACCCATTCACCCAACGTTCAGCAGTCTTGCCTAGACTTCCACTGGTGCCGTCGCCGCAGAGTGAGTAATTTGCCACGTCATAGTAGAATCCGTTGGGCAAGGTGAACTTGGTGATGGTTCCGGCATCGACCGCCCTGGTGATGGAAAGCGCAGCAGCGAAGCTACTCCAGGCATCGTTCTGTGAACCAATCTGGAAAGTCTCAAAGCCGCCCACGTCCGCGATGGAGAGTTGCCAGTTGCGCTCTCCAGCTCCAGCCGCCGCACGACTCATTCGGAGGGAATCGGACAAAGTAAGGGAGCTGCCTTTGATAGATCCTGTCGAATCAAGAGAACCGGAAAGATAAAGATTAGCATAACGCTTGTCGGTCTTGCCTAAATCGACCGTGTTGGTGGTCTCTGGAGACTGAGAGACCGCATCCCAGTTGTGAATCGCCGCGCCAATGGACATGGTAAACACGTTAGACGTGCTGTTGAAAGATAGGCTGTCATTGACATCGAACTGCCAGCGTTTGTTGGAACCTCCTTCAAAATAGTAGTTGGCATCCCCGAGTGCCAGTCGGCCCTCTACCGGGTTACCGTCAAACCCCAGGTTAAGCCCACCAATGCTTCGATCCCACCAGCGCCGGAGCCCGCGGCCCTTGATGTCCTCCAGGCACTGGCGGGTAGCAGCCACAAATTGATGAAAATCAGTTACCCCGTAGGTCTTGCGATCGGCGCTGCGATCATTGGCCCCTCCGCCTCCGTCGGTCGACCAGCCGCTCTTGTAGCTGTCGTCGACCGGGCCTTCGAAGTAGAAGTCGCGCATGTCGACCAGGGCCATGTCCGCTCGATTAACCGTGCCGATCTGGAGCCATTCATCTCCGGGACTCGTCGCCTCGATTCGTACTGACCAGCTGGCCAGGTAGCGGGTGGCGATGGTCTCGGTGTACTCCGATCCCAGCCCGGAGGCATTCCAGAAAATGCGCGGCTGGAAATTCCCCTCCACCTCATCGAAGCGAACGTAAACACCGTAGAGCCCAGTCGGATAGGTGTTGATGTCGACGATTTTGGTGGCATCGCCCTCAGTGGTGAGAATGCCGTAGTTGACTTCACCTGAACGGGTTTCAGCGAAGAGCCCGCGGCCCTTGGTCACCTGCACCTGGGTGCCAGTCGGGCTGGTGATGGCGAACCCGGATAGCACCCACTTGCGTTCCCGATCTGGCGAGCAGATGAGCTGGGAGAGCAGCTGGCGGTGGACGGCAAGCGTTTGGTCCCCGAGCGAGAACTGAAAATCAGCCAGATCCATCCGCTCGTTTCCTTCAACTCGTAGCCTGTCAGTAGCCATATAGCTCATCTCCTATGAAGTATTCGGGCACCACGCCGGCTGCCGTGAGTTGATCCACGAACCGTCTCAACATACCCAAAGGATCGACCACATACCAAGGATAATAGGTGTAGGTCGGCGGAGGCCCTTCAGAATTGGCCAAGGTTATGCAGTTCTGGTTGAGCAACATCTGCGAGGCGTGCTCATCGATCGCCAGTATTTCCATGATCAGATCGTTCTTCCAAAGTGGCTCGCGCAAAGTCAAAACCGTTCCAGAAAAGCTCCCGGTCCCGCTTTGTCCAAAATCAAGTCCGGACTCGGTCACAAAATTCGGGCGCAACTCCCAGGTCAGCCCGATCTCGGTTACGAAAGTGGCCGCGGCCACCTGGCAGGTGCGGGCGAGCGCCGTTCCAGAAATATGCTCGGTGGCGTAGTCGGCGTCGGTGTCCGGATCGAAGAGTTTGGTGATCAGGTAGGTGCCGTCTTTACCGTGGTCAGACCCTGAAATCACGATACTTTTGCCCAGGTCGTCGGGGTAGACAAAAGGCCCCCGGCCGTCGACCAGGGGAACGGTGATCTTGGTCGGGGTTCCAGAACTGGTCTGGGCGTCCGCGTTCTCAACCCCCCGCAAGGTCACCTCGGTTGCACTCACGTAGGTCGCCACCCGCCAGCGGCCGTTGTTGTTCCCGCCCTGAGCGTTGGCCGCGGCCGACCCGTAGGTGCGCAGCGGCTTGCCCACGTCCCCGGCCAGGAAGGCGTGAGTCGCCCCGCCGATGGTGAGCGTCGCCGGGCTCGCCGTGGCTACGCTACCATCTGCCCCCCGGCCGCTCCAGTAGTCGGTCATGGTCTGGATGGAAGCTCGCAGTTGCTTCAGCCAGAGGACCATTCCAGAATTCGGTACTCCGCGGATGCCCAGCTCGATCTGGTGGTCGGTGGTCGTGGCCCCAGCGAAGTCGGCGTAAGCCACCCGCGAGATGAGCTGGCCGTTGACGCTCAGCTCCACCCAGCTCCCGGCCTTCTTCAGCTCGACGGTGTAGTAGGTATCTCGGGCTAGAGTCACGGTCGTTCCCAGGAACCCACCGCCCGAGGTAGCGAATAATCCGAACCCAAGGGTGCTGGAAAGTCCCGCGCTCATCCGGCAGGCGCCGTCGAATACCGCAAGCGAGGCCTGTTCCAGCTCCCCGACCTTCAGGCTGGCCGCCGTAGGAATGGCCAGGAGCGCAGCCACCACCCAGTCCGACTCCGCGGTGGCGCGGGCCCCTTGGGTGTCAAGCATGCGGTAGAAGACCGTCCCGGCGCTCCCGGCGCTGAGCTTGGTTTGCCCACCCTCCACGGTGACCGATGCGCCCTCGCTGAGCGCGCCGGCGTAGGTGAAGGCCGCTGCTGGGGTGACACCCGGGTAGTAGGGGTAGACCACGTCGCTCGGCTTCTCTTCTCGAAAGTCGAAGACCTCCTGGAGGGCTTTGAGCTGCACTCCATAAACAAAGAGTGGAGTCGCTGATAGGTCCAATGTCTCGGCCGTGCCCCGCAGCGCATCGTAGTACCGGTCGGTCATCCAGGCCTTTCCGGTGCCCTTCTGGGCGGAATGGATGATCGCTTCTCCAGTGAGCTTCACGAACACCTGGCAGGGGTAGCGGATGAGATCTTCGTAGATCTCGAAGTTGCCCGCTCCAGCCATTCCGGTCAGCGCCAGCTCCAACCCGAGCATCGATCCCTTGGGATTGTAGGCTATCCCCCGGATGACCTCGCGGTAGACAGCATCCTCAGTGAAGACCGGGTGGCGAATGAGTCCGAAATTTCTCCCGATGACATTCAGGTCTTCCTCGGCGGCGTAATCGAGAAGTAGCGCCCGGCGAAGTTTGTCGAGGTAGCTTCTCTCGCGAGAGATGTCGGTCACGACCGATTCAATGTGGTGCAGTATTGCTGTCCCGACCTGCACCTCGCCACCGCGGATGAACTGGATACCAGTCAAGGTGGTGATGGTCTTTCCAGAATAGGTATAGGGCACACCCTCTACCGCGCATTTTCCAGAATTCGCCCAGCCTTCGGTGGTCTCGACCAGAAAGGTAGTCGCGCCAGCTGCTGCTACCGCAGTGAGCTTGGTGGAAATCAACCCGCCCATCTCGGTCGCCGCCTCGCCGATCGTTCCGGTGAGCGCCTCGATGAGCCCTTGGGATTGAGAGAGGGCAGCGTAGGAACCAGTAGGCATGTACCCGGTGAAGTCTAAACTATCGTGATCAGGATCGATCGGTCCGCCAACCAGGTCAGTGATCCCGCTGGCCACCACCGTATAATCAGCATCTGTGGTCTGCTGGTTGGTGTGCAGCACGTACTGGTGCAGCGTCTCGTTGTGCAGGTGCACCGAAGAGATCACCAGCCCAACGATCTCGTAGTTGTCCGGATCGTCGGCGCCAAGCACCGGCTCGCTGAACTCAACCAACACCCGGAACAGACCGATAGCCACCGTAGCGGTGAGCTGAGGCATTTCGCCCAGTCCGATGAAGGTTTTCGCGCGGTTTACCGGATCAATGGTCCGCAGATCCTCGGCCTGTATCGTTGCAGCCGCGGTCGCAGTGTAACTCTCCCCGGCCGTTCCCTCTCCGTCTAGGGTGATGTCGATGATGGTCGGGGAAGTCTGGAAGAGCGCAATTGACTGCGCAACCACTGGGTGGGCCAAGGTGTCGAAGTCCCAGTTGGCCGGAACCAACACGTCGGTGCTGTCTCCCTCGCCCAGTCGAAGGGTTTGGTTGAAGGTGGCCCGCACCCTATCTTTGGCCGTGGCTACGCAGGCGGTGAGTTGTGCTCGATCCAACTCCTGGGTGATGGAGTTGGTCTGCACCGCAACTGAATAGGTATGGTATGTGTCGTAGGAAAATATCGAATAGTAGTACAGCTCGGCTGGATCGAGATCGCTATCGAGGAATCCTTCATCCGTTCCCTGATACGCCAGATCACCTGATCCTGGAGAACCCGGGTAACCAATTTTGGAACGACGAACGATGACACTCACGAATTCTGGATTGACCGGATTGTCCCAGGAAAGAGTGATCTGCTTCTGGGCTGGCCCGGGAATCGCCACGAAATTGGTCACCGGCTCAAAGGTAGCGCTTAGCTCCATCTGCGCTAGGTTCTGGAAATCTTCTAACGCGCTCGCGCCGGTAAGCACAAGCGACTCCGCAAGTACCTCTTCGTACCGTAACGGATAACCGGTGTGGTAGAGATCGAGAACTTCAGCTGGCGTCCAGGCACGAGCGGAAATAGCGACCTCGTCCTGCCGACCATTCAACTGATCTGCTCTACCAGTCCAAGGTGTAGCCCCGTCCGCCCTTGCTCCGATCACGCAAGGATAGGCCTTTGAGTGAATTGCCCCAGCACCGGCCACTACCTTGTTCAAGTACCCATTGAGGTAGATCCTCGCGTCGATGCCATCGTAGACGCACGCGACATGGTACCAAGTAGAAACAGCTAGCACTGAAGCCGAGAGCAAAGTGACGCCAGTGCTGTCTGACAGTCCAACCTCAAACCGGATCTTCCGTGCGCTATCTATCGCCGCTGCCCACTGTAGATCTGCCCAGGTTGAGAACGCTGTTTGTTTGGTAATGATCGAGTACAGTCCAGAAGGGGTGCCTGCCAGGTACACCCAAGTCGAGATAGAAAGTACCGTTGGGTTGAAAAGCGCATCGGTTCCCAGGTTGATATACTGGGAAGACCCGTTGGTCTGAACTCCCTGTCTCAGTAGCGCCGTGGGCCAGGTGGGTGTTCCAATAGCGGTACCATGTAAAAGATTGGTGTGCGCGTCGTTGGCGTTGCCGTCCAACTTGTAATAAGCAATCAATCCATCGAGCAAGGTCAGATGTGTTTTGATCGAATTGCCCATATCAACCTCTCTTGCCCTTACGATGGAATCCACTACCGACCCCTGCTTCGCGGGGCCAGATAGGGTGTGGTTGATGGGTCAGTTCATTAACATCGGGGTTGGTCCTAAGCAACGACGGGAACGCCAGCACTCCAGCAGTATCATCGAGCGTTCTTGCGAGGGCAAAGGACCAACTTGTTTTGTCAATTGCATATTGACTTGGATGCGGATTGCGGATCAACGCCCGCACCTCTGAACTTGCTCCTTGAACGGGTTGAGGTAGGTTGATGATCGATGCGCCTTGCAGGGAGTCTACATATTGCTCCTCATAGCGGAGCGGATATCCGGTGTGGAACAGGTCGATCACTTCGGCCACTGTCCAAGCACGACCTGCAATGGCAACCTCGTCCATCCTCCCATTCAGATAGCTTGCCCTGCCAGTCCAAGGGGTAGATCCATTTGCTCGCGCACCGATAACGCAGGGATAGGTCTTCGAGTGAATGGTGCCAGCACCGGTCGCAGTGTTATTCAAATAGCCGTTTAGATATACTCTCGCATCCGTGCCGTCGTAGACACACGCGACATGATACCAGGTAGAAAGAGTCAGCGCCGAAGCAGAAAGAACCGTTACACCCGTGCTGTCTGATAGCCCCACCTCGAACCGGATCTTCCGTGCGCTATCCACCTCAGCCGTCCACTGAAGGTCTGCCCAAGTGGAGAATGCCGTGCGCTTGGTCACAAGCGAAAAGACGCCACTAGGTGTTGCCGCCAGATATACCCAAGCCGAGATAGAAATCGCCGTTGGGCTGAAGAGAGCATCAGTTCCCAGATCGATGTACTGGGAAGATCCGTTGGCCTGAAATCCCGTCTTGAGCATGGCCGTGGGCCAGGTCGGAGTGCCTATCGCTGTTCCATTGAGGACGTTGGTGTGCGAATCGTTCGCGTTCCCATCCAGCTTGTAGTAGGCCAGCAAACCACTCAGCAAGGTCGGGTGCGTTTTGATGTCCATTGTTTCAGCGCCTTTCTAGCAACCATCCAACGTCAATCGGTCTCAGGCCCCATCGCCACCCATTGTCCGCTGTCGGTGCAGTAGAACAGGCGGAAGGTTTGGTAGACTCCTTGAAAGCGGACCTTGATGGTATCCTCGTTGACTGCGTTCCAGACGTTGGAAACTGAGCGGACGTGCGGGATGTAGCCAGGTCGCTTTTGATGGTCCTGCCCCATGCCTCTGTAGTCTGAGTCGCTATAGGTCTTCATGCGCCATGGAACAAGGAACAGTGCGCCCGTGGCTGCTTCTGGATGCAGGTCAACGCAGTTGAGGAAGTCAGTTTGTTTGTCGGAGACAACCCACTGGGCGTATTGAAAGTCGGCTTGCCATGGTTTGACGGACCCAAGTGGCTGGAAGCTGCTTACACCTGCGGAGCAGCGCCACTTGATGCGGTGGACCGGCATGAAGGGGGAGATGAAGACTCTGTCGTTGCGGGCTGAGTGCCACACGGTGGCGTTTCCGTACCCTACGCCCCCAAATTGAACCGACTCCTCTCCACCAGAGGCGCCCTGTTGCGGTCCGACGTGGCATCGGATGGCCTCTCCGATTAAGGCGCCGGCCATGTAAGAGTAAGCTGTGCCGAAGTGAAGAGTCAGGACGTTGGTGACTTCGTTGACGTCTGTCACTAGCACGGGCTCGAAGATCGCCTCATCTGCGTCCAGTTGAGGCCAGGAGTTGGACCCCCCTCCACCCGGGGCGCCCTGGTAGGTGTTGCTGACTTGGTTGCGGTTATTGTGCCAATCGGTACCCGGGTTGCAGGAGAGCAGCATGTACCGCCCACCCTTGGTGAACAGGTTGGCGTCTGCTACTTTGATCTGTGTGGCTCCAGCGGCTATGTTGCCGTCTCCCGTTGAGGTGGCGGTAGTCATGTCTGTGCTGCCGAAGGGGGTGTAAAGGCCGACGTAGTTGACTAGGTAGTTGTTGTTGCCCATCATGCAGATGATGGCTACACCGTCTTTGGAGCCATAGAACCAGCAGTCTCTTGGCGAGGAGATCAGGTTGTAGCGCAGGCCTGGACATCTGCGGTTGGATACCCCGGCAAGGGTCTGGTGTCTGCTGGCCTGCGGGTGCATGGCGGGGGAGAGGATTTGGATGTGCTGCGCTCCAGGTGAGGTGAAGAAGGGTGTGTAGGAGGTAAGGCGTAGTTTGCCGGTTGTCTCGACTGTTTGCCCGGTAATCCAGCGCATCTTGCCGTCTGCTGTCTTCAGCAGGGAGCAGTAGTTGAGTTTGTTGTCGTCGTAGGTGGTGTTGAGGTCGCTGGAGTCCATCACGATGTCGTCGGTGCAGGCTGTGTCTCCAAGGGACCAGAGTACGGTGCCCGTGCTTGACATGAGCGGGTTGACCAGCTCTCTCAGGCCTGAGATGGTCGTTGTGGGGTAGCTGTTGGTGATGCGGACAGCTACGTCCTTTACGTCGTGTACGGCGGCGGTGGTGCCGTACATGCCTCTAACGCATGAGGTGAGCGTTGTGCCTATGACCCCTACCTGGATCAGCTCGTCGCCTATTTGGATGATTTCTCCGTTGGCCAGGTTGGGGATGGCGGCTTTGAGCGTGATTGAGGTGTCGGTTGCCAGGATGCCGGCGGCCAGGTAGGCAAGGTCTGGGCACCACCCTTGTGGTGACTGGATGCTCATGGTGCCAAGGTGGAGGGGGATGTTCTGGTTGCCGTCCTCCCCGTTGGACTTCAGGAACCAGCCCAGTATGTGGGCGTGTTTGTCGTCTTGGGCGATTCTGAGGGAGTCATCCCCACCGGGACCGTCGCGTGTCGGACTTGCTGGATCGTGAATCCAGCCGCAGTCGGTGACGAGAAAATCTTTCAGCTTCTTTGCGAAATCAGCTGTCGAGTTGCACAGGACATGCTTGCCCTTGAAGGCCATGGCTCACTCCTCCACGGATGCAATATGGTCGTTGATTTGGGTAATGATGTCGAAGAGAAGTTCTCCATCGACGTTCTCGACTTGAAGTGGCTTGGCCAGCATCTCCGCCGTGAGCGGAATCGAAAAAACGGTAGTTCCCTTGGAAGTCTCCAAGCTCGCATTGACGTGCGAAAGTCGCTCGGGAGGCGCAGTCGTAATTCTGGGAAGATTGAGAGTGATGGAGTGAATTTGGATTGGCATGCCCTGGTCCTTTCAAAAAATTTACTTTACCCAATTCAATATGGCCGACACGAATTCCCTTTCTCAACCAACAGATTTTTCTAGATCAACATCTCGGGCTCCGGTCAGATAATGCAACGGCAAAACTTTGCGCATCAAATAGGTCGCATCGGCGTACAGTCGTGGCCAGACATTAATCGACTCCATTAGCAGTTCCTGCTCCAGCGTCTCCAGATCGCTCACCACCAAAGAATAGGGAGTCCCAGAACCAGCCGAAGGGCGCAGATAAGGTGAATATGCTCGAATGATGCCCGCAGTAAAAGGGTAAAGGATATTTGTGCTACCCGGAATCCCGCTGTAGAGGGCTGGATCAAATGGCATCATAGTATTCCCGATCCGAGCCCGGTAGCGGTGGTTGATCACAAACGTGCCGTAGACCTCCACCAGCACCCCTCCAGCTCCGGATAGGTTTGGATGAGAGAATCCAGTCAACGTAAGTGCCATATCCGTCTCCTAGCTAATCACGATGTTTTCATCCGTAGTCCGTGCGATCTGATCGTCAAGCAGGATGATGTCAGTGCTGGGTGTTACCAGGTTCACGTTGTAGACCCCAGCAACGCTCATCACCTTCTTGATCAACATCGCCCGCAGCACGTCCCCGGAAATGCCCAGTGTATTGATGTAGTCGCGGATAGCGGTCTTGATTGTCGCACGTACCTCCGCATTATCGTAACCGTCAAGCACGGTAATGATTGCGTTTACCGTCTGGATAAGGACCTGGGGAGTTGTCACAATCACTAGCACTCCAGCTGCCCGGTACCCTGGATAATTCACGCGATCCGCGGCAACCCCGTCAATGATCTTCTGGGCCAACGCAATCAACCCAGTGTACCGGGTATAATTCGCCGTGATGATCTCGCCAGTGACCAATGCTGGGTAAAAGACGATCTGACCCGAAGCAGGATTCAGCCAGAAATCTACCCCTCGATCCAGCATCCCACGATTGTTGCTCTCCAAAGTGAAAGTCACCGTCCCTTTGATTGCTATGTAGTTCAGGTTCAGCCGTGTTTCACCCCCAACCGCTGATCCGGCTGGAGGGCCAGAGAGCCCCTCGGTCACAATCTCGTCGACCACTTCCGCGGTAGACTCCGCCGCCCCAGTACCGTCGTCGATATAGACGGTAACGAGCCCCGGATTCACGATGTCCTCTACCGCCTTTATGAACATGATGGTTGCGCCGGTATCCAGATCGACTGCCCCGCGCACCGCCTCTTCAATGGCTTCGATGGTCGAACGCCCCAGCGAAGAAACAAATCGCTTGATCCGATTTCGGAAACTGTCGTCGGTTTCCTTATCCGATCCCCAGGAGAAGGAGCTTGGGTTGGTGACACTGTCGACTCCCGCCGGGCGGGACACAAAGCGGATGATGGTCGAAGCTACCACGTTTCCAGAAATTCCAGGAAGCACCGCCTGGGTGGCGATCTGCCCGCTATCCTTCCCGACCCCATGCCCGCTGATCTGTTCTGGACTGGTGGGGGTGATGGTTCCAGAAACTGTGGTGATGAACTCAGTTCCTACCGATGTGCGAACCTTGGTCCCAAGCGGGATGGTCACCGTTCCGACCGTCGTATTTCTGGAAAATACCAAGAGCCCAGTCGACTTTGCCGCCGCATTTCTGGAAATGAGTCCGGGTTGGATCTCTCGCGACCGCTCGTCCAGGTCCTCCCCAGTCGCGGTGTCGATGGAGAACACCTGGCGCAGCAGGTACATCTGGTAGGAGATCTCATCGAGCTGGCGCGCAGTAGCGGCAATGATGTGCTTGACGACCGAGGTGTCGGAGATATCCGAGAGTTTGGTGCGGGTGACTATCTTTGCAATCATCTGAGCCAGAAACTGCTCATAGCGCTTGGTGGTGAAAACCGGCATCGCTCTCTCCTTTAGACCGCAGCCTTCAGCATGAATATATCCGCAGATCCACGTACCGCCACCGTAAGGTCGGCGGACAAGGTATCGTCGGTTTGATCGAACGTTACATCCTCTATGGAACTGATCCGTGGATCAGCCCGTATCGCTTCGACGATCCGAAATCGAGCCAACTCGATATCGACTTCCGTGAATCCGAGTCCGACCACTCTCTGGAGTCCGACGTTCTTGTACAACGTATCAGTGCCTTTGTCGGTTACCAAGCGTTGGAGTACAGCCTGCGTGATGTTGGCCTTGCCCTCAACGATCTTGGCGTCAACCGAACCCATCTCGGTGTTTACGGGGATATCGTAGCGCGCTCCATGTTCCCCGGTATAGCCTACCGCTACCTCCAGAGCCAGGTCTACCCCCAGGAGTTGATTCTCAGCTGGTTCGTCGAGTTGTACCCCAGCGACTGGAAGAATCGGAAGATCCAGGGTGGAGACCTGATTCGAGGGAATGAGAATCTTGGACCCGATCCCGAGCGCCTGGGGAAAGGGGCTGCTGTCCGCGCCACTAGCTGTTCCAGAAATACGGCTTCCCACCAGCGGGGCCGATGCCTGATCGTTGATGAAGGGCGGTTGCAGCCCATTCATCGTGGCAATGTGCTGCCAGAGCCGTGCATCCCCCAGGTGCTGGGCAGACAGCGACATGAGCGTGTCCCCCTGCCCGATGATCACCTGTTTGGCCGAGCGAAATTTGAATACCTGGCCGCCATTGACAATCTCGCCGTCGATGGCGATTTCCTCCCCGGGAGTGAGCTTGCTGCCCCAGTTGCGCAGATCGGAGAAAGTCGAAGGCGCCGTCGACTGCCGCGCCTCCTCCCGGCGGTCCGCACTCACCCGACGGCGCATCTCCTGATAGCTGCGGATATCGTCCATGACCTTGTCGTGGCCGCGCTCCCACTTCGCGGGCGCAGTGCCCAGCCGCTCCAACCCATCTTGCACCTGGCGGAGCTTCTGCCGAGGGATCTCGGGAAAATCGAGAGTCGCATTGGTAGCATCCCGAAGATCTTTCGCGGAGCTTTCGATGGCCAGCGCGTTCTCCAGCATCTCGATAGTGGTTTCCAGAAAAGCGTAAGGGGCCTGGATGAGCGCGGTAGCTCCGTCCAGAAAATCCTTGGTCGCCTCCATGATGGTGTTGACGTTGTCCAGAATGGTGTTGATGTTGGCGATGAACAGCCGCACCTCATTGATCATCGAGGTCAGATCGTTTATCGCCCCCTGCACCCAGCTCACCGCTGATTGAATCCAAGCCATGATGTCCTTGAGCTTGTCGTAGAGGCTCTGGTCTTCGGAGAAGTCCGCCTTGGCGTCGGTGGCCGGGCCTACAGCGAGCAGCTCGATGTCGTAGCGGTAGAGCAGCGGCTGGCCGGAATCGCGGGTGAGCGTGAATCTCTGGGGCACTACTTCCCAATCCTCTTGGTCCCGCGGGTTGTGGAAAAAAAGTTTGGTGTCGGCGGAGGTCTCCGGGTTCTTCTTCAAATCTGCGTAGGTCCGGAAGACCGAATCCTGGAGGTACTGGAAGTGGCGCTGTCCAGAAAGAGCGCCTATCCAGGTTTTTTGAAGCTCGCGAGAGTAGCTCCGGTCGGGAAGTTTCATCGAAGGGACCACGGTCTTCTTCAGCGGTAGGGTCCTCGGCCTCCAGCCGGTGTGCCCGGAGATCCGGATGGTGCGCTGGACGATGCCGTTCTCTTCGACATAAAGCCCGCCCCCTTGAGTCGGGGTCACCTCGACGGTAAAGGGTTCCTCCATGCTGTAGCTCTGCGGGGGCAGAACCAGGGGAAAAATGAAAACGGTATCCCCGGCGTTCATGGCCGTAGCGACCTTCGCAGGGATTCGAAGTTCGAAGTAGTAGAGGAGTTTCTTGATGAAGAAGTCGTCTTTGTTCTGGATCTGCCGGGTCATCTCCTTGAAGACCGCGATCGCTCCCCCCGCAGCCGCAGGAATATTAGGCAGTGCCATGGCGCCTCCTCATGATGCCCGTCGACCCCCTGGTGCTGCCGTGGACAACAGCACCAGGGGATCGAACACTCAAAATCGCGGGAGACTCGGCTGGCAATAGCCGATGACCAAAGGCCACTCCAGTATACCGCCCGCAATGAAGGTGTAAAGATCCCATCCGCGCACTCTCCTAACCATCTGGAAAGAGTAACTTACTGGACTCGATGCCGCTATCCCAGGCCGGGGCACCCACTGGAACCGACGGCGGAGCAGTCGGCCCGCTGTGGGTGTGCAAGTCGGCCGCATCCAGTTTTGTTTTCAATGAGTTATAGAGGGTCTTGAGGTGCCCAGCGATGGCCGCCTTCACCGCTCCGTTGCCCAGGGTGAGCTTCGCCGTGGCAGCTTTTCCCTCTACCAGCAGCTCGGTCTCTTCCGCCAGGGTCACCTTGAATCCCGTTTTCTGGAACGATAACCTAGCGATTTCCGTAGGGGTATCCGGAGCCGCCATGTCGTAGATGACCACCTGGAGCTTGGCCTCCTTGGGTAGGTTCAGGGTCTGGTTCCCCTTGGCCGCATCCGTCGGGTAGAGCTTCTCCTGGCCGGTGCTCTCCAGCTTTCCATCGTTCCCCCGGCGGGTATCGATCAGGAAGTTCCCCAGCCCGTCCACTCCCCAGTGCACCCCGTTGTGCCGGCGGAGGTCGGGGTTCCCGTCGGCGACCTTCAGCCCCATCCGCACCCCGAGGTCCCCTTGCGCTCGGCCCAAATCCAGAACTGGGTGGGGCAGAGAACCCAGAATGATGGGCATCTCCGGGGAATCATTCATGAATCCTATGAGTACATGGTCTCCATCGACGTAGGCAGGATCGGACTTCGAGGACAGCTCTTGGTTGATGTCCATGGTCGTGGCCCGTGGAATCCAGATCCTTCCCGCATGAATCCCAGTCCCCCCTTCCTGGAGAACCATCACGTTCTTGAGCCCATGCCAGCGTTCTCCAGGGATCGAAGGGTAGACCAGCACGTCGCAGTAGACCCCCACCGGAGTGGCAGCCTTGGTACCGCTCTGTAGGGCCCCTTCTGGGCCATAGGGATGCTGGGGGGCATCCTGGGTATAGCTCGCGACCACCACGCCCCGCAGGAGCAGCCCGTTTGCTCGGAGCGAGGGTCCAGCGCTCTTGGGCGTAGCCGACTGGAGGAGGGTGCCCGCGCGGGTGCGATGGGGCCGGAAGTTTTCGTCTACGCTCATCGGTCCCTCACCTACGCCCAGTCATATTGTGGCATTTCCGGCTCTTTGAACCGGCTAGAGATTTTCTGGAGGGCCTCCAGCATCGACCAGTCTGAGCCAATCCAGCCCCGGGTGATCCCGAGGTTGGTGCGTGTGCCCTGGCCGAAGCTCCAGCTGTGCCCGACCGACTCCAGGTAATAGGTCTCCTGGTCCTCCTCGCCGCGAGATCCAGGGATACGAACCTTGCATCCAATCTTGAGGTCCGGGCGGCCCACCCCGAGCCCCAGCGTTCCAGAAAGGAAGTAGGGATTGAGGGCGTGCCAGTCCTTGGCGATGAGCCTCTGCTGGTAGCAGAGCTTCGAGAAATCGAGATTGGATTCGTCGGGGGCGATTGAACTCTGAATATCGAATCGACGCAACCCATGCTGGTGGATCGACTCAGCGTCAATAAGGGGAACGATGATGTTGAGCGAGTTTCCGCCAAACGCCTCCTGGTGCAGCATGCTCGCGGTGTAGAAGGCGTTGAAGCGCTCCAGTCCTGAGCGGCCCACGTTGGCCGTGATGATCTGCTGGCGGGGCACGATGAACATGGGCAAGTTATCCCAGTCCTGGTTATAGGCGTCGATGTTCTTGTCCACGATCGGGAAGGGCCTATCGCGGATAACCACAGTCATCTGGGTGTCCTTGGGCTCCAGAGCTGAACCAGCTTCCAACTTGGGACTGAATGGGTCGCCGTCGGGGAACAGATCGGTGTACAGCTCCACAAACGCCGGATCGGAATGCTGTTGCGCCGTGGCCCAAAGCGTTCCGTTCATCTCCATGTAGTTGGCGTTGAAGCATTTACGTTTGGGCACGTTCTGGAAATGGTCCTCGCTATATTTCACCCAGCCGAGGAAATTCCCGCCCCCATTGGGCATTGATAGAGGCATGCTCCAATCTATCCCCGCATGGGTGGTGATGGCGTTCATGAAGCTCCACAGGTAAGCCTTCACCGCGACGTTGGGCGCCCCTTGGATTTTTGGCAGAGCGTTGAATACTGCCGAAGCCGTAGCATCCGAGATGAGGTCGTTGGTCATGTACGGCGAAAACCAGATCGGGGTGATTTCCCAGATCTTGCCGAAATCCTTACCCACGATGGTATAGGATTCGACCGTTGCTCCGGTACCGCCCACCGCCTGATTTCTGCGGATCTCGTCAACCAACCCGCGCATCACATGCCAAGGCTGATCCTTGCGGTAGAAGGTGATGTCGATCCAGTCATCATCGCAGACATGCTTGAACAACTCGAAGGCCGACCGCGACGGTTTGAGATCGATCTGGAAGGAACCACTCGCCGCCCCGAGCAGCTTTTGGGTGGACACCGCTACCAACGAAGGGCTCTTTGCATCGGCGCGTTTTCCAGAAAATGGGTAGGCGCTGGCATTCCCTGGGGTCATGATGATCGGATCATCTCCGCGCGAGTAAAGAGTCACCGCAACCCAACTGGTCTCGCTACCCTGAAAACCTGGTTTGTACCCAGTGTCCATTAACCACCCAATCCAGTCTGTACTTTTATCAGACCCCAAAGATCTTTAAGAGACGCTCCCTCTTTCCCGCTCAGTACTTCGATAGCGCCAGCCAGCTCCTTAAATTTATTAGTCAGACTCACCACTGCGCCGGCGTCGCCGGTCAAGTTGGCGAAGGACTTGACCAGTGTAGCCGCGGCCATGTCCATGGTGTTGACCACCCCGATCATCTTCTCCCCGGCGGCAATCTGCTTGTTCTGGATGGCGGCTTGTGTCTTCAATTCTTCAGGTACCATCCCCTTGGCTTCTCCTATCAATCCCCCTGGAGTGCCAACCTTCCCCGCCTCTATTGCCCCCGACTTTCGTCGAGCAGCTTCCTGATCCACCATCGTCTGTTCTTCTGGCGTGAGCTTTTCTCCCGAAAGTTGCTTGTCCAGCATCACCATCTCTTGCTGGCTCATGCTCACGTTCATCTGGTTCTGCATCAAATTTCGCAGCATGAGGCGACCCGCGGCCTTATCTCCGCCAGTCATGCTCATGATGCGTTGCATTACCCCACCCATCGGGCCGGACATAGCCCCGCCTACGCCCTGATCTCGCATCTGCTGACCAGCAGCCTCCATCTTGATGAGTGTCTGCTCGTACTCTGCGGCTCCTCCCTTGCCGGTGAAGCCAAAGGCCTGGAGGGTCATATAGTCCATCCCCGTCGCGGGCCCTCCTTTCGCGCCCATGCCTTGCACGTACTGCCCAACCCCCTTAGCCATTTGCACCGCGCGGGTTCCAGCGATACCTGCTTTCGAGAAGCTCTCAGCCATGCCCTTGATCGCGTCGGGCGCGATCGGAATTCCAGTCGTCTCCCACTGCTTGATCCCTTCAGCCATCGACTGCATGTAATCGACTAGCTCGCTCCCTTCCAACCCCAGCTTGAGCCCATCGCCTATCGCCCGAGTCATCATGGTATCGGCTTTTCCAGGGCCCCCGACTATCCCGCCCCGCCGGCCGGCTTGCAGGAAGGCACCCGAAGTTTCAGGACCAACACCGTAGAGCGTCTTGGCTGCAAAACCAGTTCCCAGCATTCCCTGCTTCATCATTTCTCGCGCGCCACCCCCGCCCGCCTGGATAATTCCGGTCATGGCCTGGAGCGCTTGGTCCTTGGCCATGCCGTACTGAACGCCCTCGCGGGTGGCTGCGTAAACCGGTTCGTTCATTTTTCTACGAGCAGCAGCAACGGCACGTTGCCGGGATTCTTTTGCTTGCTGTTCCGATGCGCGATTGTCGGCCGCCCCCATCGCCTGCCAGTTGCCTTGTTGCTGGACGGTAAATTGGGTGAATTCTTTCTCGTCGATCATCTTCCTAGCATTTTGGGCCCATTTATATTTTTCATAGCCGCGGGGGATACGAGTCGCGTAGCCCCCACCCTCGGGGTTAGCGCGGGCCGCGCGTTCAGCGGCTTCCGGGTTGTTGGCGTTGAAGCGATTGCGCATCCCTGGAATCATTTTCTGGAATTCTGCATCCGAGTAGATTGCTGCATTTTGCTTGCGGGACCGAGATACTTCCGCCTGGTACCGAGTACCTGCGGCGCCTTGCGCCTGCATCATCCCAACCCCACCGCCCAGGAAGGGCAATGCTTCCAGTTGCTGCCGGCGCCACTCCATCGCCCGGCCGGCGTAGCCGACCGCGGTCCCCATCATCCCGCCGATGATTCCACCCCCGGGAAGCGCGCTGGCCATCTGGGCCAAGCCCTGGGCGCCCTGGAAAGGTGCTTGCGCCATAGCTCCAGCAACCCGGCCAGCCATGCGGAACGGCGCCGCCGCTGCTCCGCCGATCATCTGGCCGATCATCTGCCGGCGCATCCCCGGGCCACGTTCCAGAAATAGCGGGGGCATGCCTGGAACCGCTCCCTGCGCCATGCCCTGGAGGAGCGCGCCCTTGGCTCGTTGCTCGTAATTCTTCTTCCTGTCTTCTTCCCGCCGGGCAGCATCCTCTGTTGCCTGCTTGCGCTTTTCATCGGTCTTGAGGAGTTGTTCGTTGGCCCGGTTCAGCTCCTGAGCGGCCTTGGCCTCTGACTGGTAGGCTTTCTCCAGGTTCTTGACCGCCCCCTCCAGCCCGGAGGATTCTTCCTGGGCGAGTTTCAGCGAGACGGCCATTGCCTTGTAGATGTTGGTGGACTTGTCCTTCATCCCCGACATGACTTCGAACAGCTGGGCCTGGGTCTTGGCGAGCTTGCTGATCTGGTTTTCGAGCCCCTGGACCTTGGTCTGCGAGTCCTGATAGCTCTTGGCCTGTTCCTTCATCCCCCGCAGGGAGTTTTCATTGACCTTGAGGATTTTCTGGAGCGCCTCGTCAAAGCCCTTGGTATCCGCAGTGATGACTACGCCAGTTCGGACTTCGCCTGCCATTTCAGTCCTCCAGGTTGGGCACCCGCCCCTCCTCCAGGTCCTGCTCCCATTGATCGATCAGATCGTCTTCTCTCTCCTGCGGATCTCCGAGCGCCTCGTTGAGCGACTTCAACTGCCGCGCCAGCACCTGCCTCTCCTGCATCCGGGTATCTTCGCTCTCCAGCTCGGCCACAACTTCCCGCTTCCGGATGAGGAGGTCCTCGATCATCTCCTGATTCAACTCCGCCACGGTCTGTTCCAGAAAAAGCGGGTGATTCGTCGGCAACTTGTACTTCTGGCTCCACCAACGTCGTAACCCGGTGAGCCCACTTGCGACTTCGCGCTCAGCTCGTCGCCGTACCCTTCCCGTATCCGAGAAAGGTGCTTTCGTGATTTGCCACCTCCATGTACAGCTCCTGGAGCAAACGCACGTCATCGAGCACCAATAGATCCTCGGCCCACTTCGGCCGCGCAGCGAGACTGAAAGAGAGATGCGCGATCATCAAGTTGATTTCGCAGGTGTAGGCGTCCAGATTCGACGGCGAGATCCCCGCAGCCAGGTTCGACCGCATGATCCCAACCAGCTGCCGATCCCGGATGGAAAGCACCTTGTTGGTGAATTTCCCTTTCCAGATTTTGCCCCGCCCGTCTTTCCAGTTGAAATCGAAGGTGTACTCGCGCTGAGATTTCAACGTATCGGATGGAGTTTCTGGAATTTCCTCCGCCACCAGGTCCTCGACCTTTTGGCTGATCGCTTCCTTCAGGCTCTCGATTTCCTCGGGCACCAGCTTTCGCAGATGCGCTGGGTTGGTTAATTTTTCATAGGTCCCCGGGGGTATCCCGATTTTTTCGTTCATGGCTCGCTCTCCTATCTTCTGGTTCTGGAGTCGAGAATACGGGATGGAGGAAGAGGAGGCAATATCTCAAAAAGAAAGGGCCGCCAGATGTGGGGGGGAACACCTGAGACCCTTTGCTAGCTCAGACTATCATGTCCAAGCATTCTATCAGATCATTTCGCTCTCGTCTTTGACTCGAATGGCGACGAACTCCATCTCCTCGCCAACGATCCCGCGAGCGTCGATCGTCCAGTTGTGGCTGGCTATCTTGACCTGGTCGAGATAGCAAATCACCTTGTTGGTCTTGGTGTCCTCAACCTGCGCGTACAGAACGCCGGTGGTGAGGATGTTGCTGAGGTGGTCGTCGGTCGTCTTTCCCGTCGCAGGGAACCAGCCCTTGCTCTTGAGCGTCTCGCCGACGATGCGAAACATCGAAGCGGTGAACCGCACCCGGTAGGCAACCGGGACGTGCTCCTCCACCTCGATGTTGTCGAGCACCTCGACCGGCTGGTACTCGATCTCCTCGGTGATCGCGACGTTCCTGGCGTAACCGACCTTGACGCCCTCGATGGAGAATCGAGCGCGCGCACCCGTCAAAAGGTTTCCTTTGGAAGCCATGGATCACTCCTTATGCCGTCTGGCGGATCGTCACCAGGTGAACGGTGTTTTTCACGAAGTTGACGGGAATTACCGGGGCCATCTCGACCTCTACGTCGAGCACATCGACCGCCAGCTCTACCCCCAAGCTCCTCCAGGCCACCAGCACCAGAGAGTCCACCAGCAATCCAAGGGTGCTCAGCGCGATTCCCCTGGCGGCGTTGATGGTCCCAGCGAATCCTCGCTTGCCCACCGCAAACTCCATGTTGGTTCGGAAATTGAAGCAACTGAAGTTGACCGCGGCATTCACCGAGCCCTCGGTATAGGCCAGGTTGTTGGAGGATAGGTGAGTGGTCACGTTGCGGACGAACCGCCGGCCCACGCCCTCGACGTTTTCCAGAAAACAGAGCCCGCCCTGGATCATCTCCTCGGAGTCGTCGGTGGGGTTCCACGAAACATCCTGGCGAATGGCCAGCACGTTCGCGTACTTGAAGGTCAGCGAGGTACCGACCGGAGCGCCCGCTTGCATGCCCGCAGCGATGGCCGCGGCGAAGGGCGGCAGGAACTCTTGGCGCTCGCCGGCAGTGTTGTAGCGCTCAATGGCCTGGGGGAACGCTCGGATGTGGCGGGTGTTCAGGTCAACCGCCTGCTCCTTGGCCTCGTCCTTGGTGGGGACATCGGTGAGCCCAGCGTTGAGCAACCCGACGAACCCATCGCGCTCCGAACGGCCGATGCCGCACATGTACGCGCAATGGGCGTCCAGCGCAGAGGCTACCGCCGGATCTCCGCTCAGCACCACGATCGAGTTGACCCCGATCTTCTTCAGCAGGTTGAGCGCATTCTGCCAGTGGGTGAAGAGGGTTGTCCCCTCGCTCCCGCCGGAAAGGAAGGTCGCGGCCACGGTGTTGACCGGAGCGCCGCCCTTGGCCCCTGAAGCCTTCGCCGCAGAGATATACTGCGAGCTGGTGTTGATCCACTCGATGCAGGACCAGAGATTGGCGTAGAAGGCCGGATTGGCGGGAGAGAGGCAGTTTTGCACTCCCTGGGCTCCGGTGGTCACATCCAGATCGGCCGGAGAGAAAGTCGTCTTCCCGGTGACCAGGGTGAAGACGAACCCGGCCGCGGAAGCGTACCGGGCGTTGAAGTAGTCGGCGCATTTCTGGAGCGTCGACTGCACCGCTACTGTCGTGCGCCCGGCGTTGGCCGAGAAGGTGATGGTCTGGGCCGCTTCCACCTCTCCGAGCGCGAGGTATTGCAGCTCGGAAAAACTGCCCACGCCGACCGCGGGGGTGGTGCCAGTCAGCGTGATCTTCTCCAGCTGGGTTGCCCCGGCAGGGCTCAGGCCGATGAGCATCAGCCGCTTGGTACTTGCCCCGCTGGAGACCGAGGTCACTGCCAGGTTGCCCACGTAGCCGCAGGCGAACTTGGCCAGACCCTTGACCGGATTCGCTCCAGCCGCCAGAGTGAGTATCGTGGTCCCGCCAGTGTTCTTGGTCACGGTCACCGTTCCGACGATGGTGCCGATGACGCGCGCCCCAAGAATCTTGGAGAAGGTCAGCACGCCATTGACCAGTGTGGTGCCGGCGAGGGTGATGGTCTCGCTGATAGCCGCCGCGGAGGCATCCAGTCCGTAGACGAGGAGCAAGAGCCCCGTGTCGGATGCGCTGGAGGATACCGCGTTGACCAGTCCGTCCACGGTGAGCTGGCTGGCGATATCTCCATCCAGGCCCAGATTCGCCCGGGTGGCCTTGGCCACGATCGCCCCGCTCGACTCGACCTCCGCGGTCATCGTGTCCCAGCCGTTGGTGGGCTTCACGTACTTCAGGTGGAAGAACACGTCCCCGCCCACGTCATCCCCGGCCTCGACCTGGTCCTCGAAGGCGATGGTGATGAGTTTGCCCTGCACCGTTCCGTCGGCGATTGAGATGTTGATCTGGGAGGTGAAGGCGCCGTAGTCGATGCTGGAGAGCGAGAGGGAATTGCCGTAGCTGTTGCCCAGCGAGGCGGCGGACTGGGTGGCTGGGTTGATCTTCATCGCCACCACTTCCTGCGCCCCAGCTGTGATGTCCGGATCTTTGGAGGGGGCGAACAGCATGTCCGCCACCTCGCGCAGATCGCCGGAGCGGAACAGCTGCTTGCCTTTCTCGGGCTTGGTCAGCCGCAAGAACTCCTTGGGCTCGGTCATTGCCGATGCCGGTTTCCCGCCAACTGCCGTTCCGAGGACTGCTACGATTCCAGAAGCCCCTAGCCCTACTTGCTCCAGGCCCGAAGCATCGACCTGCGAGTAGCTTCCCGGCACGCTGATCAGCCGTCCGTTGAAAAAGATGCTGGTTGCCATGATCGCTCCTTAGTTGGTGGGGGTCGCCATGAATTTCTGGAACGCCTCGCGCCACCCCAGGACGGTCAGCGGGCCTAGCTTCATGCGCTTGACGTGATTGCGGAACCCAGCCAATTGGTCGAAGCGCTTTCCTGAGAGCCGAGCCCAGACATCAAAGCTCACCGACACCTTGGGGCCAGGCTTCTCGGCTTCTGGAGCGGGTTGAGTAGCGGCGGCAGGCTCCTCAACCGGATCGGCGGGAGCATCGGCCTCGAAAATTTCAGGTTTGGTCTCCGGCATCGGTTTCCTCTCCGTCGTAGTATATGGATACGTTGGTATTGACCTCCCCAACATCACTCGGGCTTCCGCTTTTGTCAACGGCAATGCCCGAAACCCTGAAGGCCTTAGTCAAGCGAGAATCCCGAGAGATCTGCTGCAACTCGCGCTCGCAGTAGAAGATGATCCGCCGCAAAAAAAGATGCTCGGGCATGTAAGCCGGATCGAGCATCAGCTCCTCTCCAGAAACCTTGATGCTGGCCAAGCCTTTCTCGGTGAGCTGCTCCAGTCCGGCGAGCAAGATGGCCTTGGCCATCTCGTAGTAGTAGGCGGTGGTGTCGGGATGCTCGGAGATGACGGTCAGAAAATAGGTGTGCTCCCAGATGGCTGTGTTGATGTCGCAATGATAGTATTTATCGCTCTCGTCCATCACCATGCCGCCGTCATCGCCGAGGACGGTCTGGCTTTCGCCCTCACTGCCCAAGGTAACAGCAATGGCCGGGTACCTGTTATCCTGGCGGGAGTAGCCGTTGACCAGAACGATCGGGTGGGCCGCGAAAAAGATTTTTATCGCTGCGACCTCGGCGTCGGATAAACCGTAGTTTTCCAGAAAAATATCTTCCAGAATGAGCGGGTCAGCGACGATAGCGTCAAAGCCCTCTTGGAGCAGATCGATTAGGTACCGTTGAATCATTTTGAACCCTCAAAATAAGCCGCAAAAGCCTCTGGAGCAATTTTTTGCACGTAATCGGCTACCTGCTTCGCCAGGTGCTGGGCGGGGATAGCCTTGCGTATCCAGCCAGTAGTGACCCGGGTCGAGATGGTCCGAAAAGTCATGTAGGAATTCTGGGTTGCTTTCTCGTAGGTCTTCTCCATCTTCACCATGCCCGAGTAGATATCGGTCTTGTGGTGCGGCTTGAGCAACGGGATACCCATGTCCGCGGTATCGAGTCGCGATCCCCAGTTGGTATTTCCGGAGGCCCCGCCGAAAGATCCGGTCAGCTGTTTCGCTGCTCCGTAGACCTCCTTGCCTAGCTTCTTGGCGTTGGCTACTGCCTGATTCCCGCCATAAGCCGATCCCATTGGTTGCCCGATTTGATTGGTCGAGCCAGGAGTGGTGTGGCGGAAGGGGATAGCCCGATAGTAGCCAGGCTTGCTCCCGCCCTGTGCCTTGGTCGCGCGCTTTCCCTTCTGCCCGAAGGGAGCAACCGGAACACTCGAACCCAACAGGATCTTGCGCAGATCAACTTGTGGAGATCCGTCTTCCAGCATATGGGGGATCTCACCCACCAGCGCGATTACCGCCATTCCGGGCGAAGATTCTATCGGCTGGATGCCTCGGATGTAGTCATTGCGAAAACTAGATTTGAGCCCAGAAGCGAGTTTGATCCAATGGGCACGGGCAGCCCCGGCAATTCCCCCGATCACGCTATCGACGGCCTCCTTGGAGAGCCCAGCGGCCAAGTGAGGCGGGATCAATGCCCCCACCATTTCTACTTTGATGCTCATCCGTGCGCCTCCGGGATGAAGTCGTAACGCACCAGGGCCTGGATGGGCAATCCTTTGGGATCTCCACGCGGTGTTTTGGGATTCGACACTTTGAACTTCTTCGAGGTCTGCCGGATGATGTGCGGGTGCTCCACCACCAGGACCACGGGGTGGCAGAGGTAGTGGAGAGAAAGTTTGGTGCCGCTTTCTGGAATAGCAGCGGGACGGAACTTCACCTTGCCCAGCTCGATGAAAAAATCCTGATCGGGTTTGTAGGTGCGCGAGAACGATCGAAAATAATTCACCCCAGCCACTGGATACCGACCAGTTACCGTGTCGGTACCATCGGAGTTGACCGTCTCCACGTAGACGACCTCGCTCTCCAGAATGGTCAGCTTGTCGTAGTAGCCTATCTTGTTTTCGTGGCGGGTGGTCAGCATCATCGACCCAGCCATCCAGTTGCCAATTTTGTCCCAGGGGCTGTACTCGTTCTGGATAGAAGTGATCACCCCGCGGATGGTCATCGCGTTGTTGGTCTCGATGATCTTCTTTTGCACCTCATCCATGTTGCCAATCTCATCGTAGTTCGGCGGGAGATCTCCCCCGAAGTAGTGCCAGCCCGATCCCTTGCACAGCGGGCAATTCGGGTCGGGTTGCTCGGTCTGGGTGACCACCGGGCGGCAAGGACAGATAGACGCCCGCTCCCAGGCCAGCAAGTACCCTTTGGTCTCGACCAAGAGGGCGAAGGCGTCGGGCAGGAAGTCCGCCCGGGACATCGACTCCTTCATCCCCACCGGGGTTCCAGAAACTGGAAAAGTCGGACGGGTCGGGGTGATGGTCATGCCACCACCATCCGCAAACCTTTGTAGTATTTCTCAAGGGTTGGGATTACTTGCTTGATTTCCTTCTCGTATTGGGCGAGCCGGGCGCCATAACCCGCGTACATCGCCGAAGAAGTTGTGGTATATCCTTGACTTAGCCCGTCGATGCTCAAATTCTGGGACGCAATACCCGCACCCCCTAGTAAATCGCCTAGGGGGTTTAATGGCCCGAAAGACGCCAGCTTAGCGATGGCGTCGCGCAACACCGGCGGGAGGGTCCCGCTCTCGAACCCGGCGGTGTAGTCGATCTGGAAAACCCCAGGGATGAAGCGCCGGGCGCCGTAGAGATAAGGCAACCACGGCCCCGTCGTCCCCATCACCACCACACCCGACCCCGCGACGCCCGGCACTACCTGAACGTGACCGGCCTCTCGTTCGACCTGGAGGAACTCCCGCCCGAAGGTCTGGACGGTGTTGCCCCCCGCTCCGGGGATGACGATGCGAAGCTCATCCACGTCGATGATCGGATAGTCCTTGGTCTTGATGAACACGTACTCGCGGAAGTCCTCTGCGTAGTAGTCGTGCAGCTCGGAGGTGATTGGCTTGGGGCGCAGCGAGAGTTGCAGGCGGTGTTCAAACCAGGAGACCGCTGACTTGATGAACCACTCGTAGAGCGAGTCGGGCATCGGTTCCCCGGCATCGTTGGTCAGATCGAGCCCAAAGAGGTAGTTATTCTTCAGTTCGGCCACCGAAACGATGTCGAGAGCGAAGTCCCCTTCACCTTGTTGCGCATCGGAAAGAGAGGATTCCAGGAGAGAGACCGAATGGAAGTAGCTAGATTTGTAGTAGTATCCAGCAGCTCCAGCGCTGTCGGTGCATTCGTAGACCATCTTCCCCGATTCCAGCGCGATTCTCGTGCTGGGGTCGGTGACCTCAACGTAAACGCCGTCGAGCCCAGTGATGGAGCGGTAGATCTTGATCCGGTTGAAGGTCCGTTGGACTACTTCCAGATTCGCGACCACGACTTTCAGGGTGATGACTGCCATCTAGTCCTCCTCGGACATCGAGGTGAAAAGGGTTGGTCGCTCCGACTGCGATACGATCACCGGGGACAGCTCGGCTTGCGCCGACAAGAAGGATTCCAATTCCTCGCTGCCCAGCCCCGGGATGTCCTCTCCCGTTAGGGTGTCTGGTTGGATGATACGGGTCTCCGGGGCACTGGGGCAACCCCCATCCGCGCCGCCTCCAGTATGCACATTGGAGTGATACTCGATTTCCAGAGAATCTCCCGCGAGTGGAACCTCCTTCATCACCACCTTGCGGTTGCCCTGCACAAAAAATCCGTCATCCCAGGAACGGACCTTCAGCCGCCCATTGACGAACACCTGCACCGTCTCCGGCGTGAAGTCGAAGGAGACGTAGAACTCGGTATTGACCCCATCGACTGCGCCGATCAGCGTGTCTCCAGCGGTCTCCTTGAGCGTGATCATGGGACCTCGTACTGGACGGATAGGCTATCCCCGGTGAGAGGTGCTTCCTTCATCTGGATCTGCCGGCTGCCCAGCTCTTCGTACCCGGTGTCCCAGCCAGGTACCAGCCGCACACCATTTTTCCAGACCGACACCGTTCCAGAAAAGTATTCGGCACTCGTCCAGAAAATCCGATTCACCCCATCCGGCTCAGGGGTGACCAGTTCGCGCATCAAGTCCCTCGCGATCATAATGGCCATCGGCTAGCATCCACCCTGGTGCTCGCGTACCAGTCCAAATCCAACCCGTCGCAGCTCAAACGAAGTCGCTGGATATCCCCGAGCAGGTCTTCCAGTACTCCGCACAGATCATCCATGTGGCGGAAGGTCTCCGCGTGAAAGCGCAATGGACTGTACCGCTTTCCGGTCGTTTCCTCTAAAGAGATCTCGCGGGCGGTGTCATCCAGGTCGCCGCACATCCCCGGTATTTTCAGACAATTCCCGCACATAATCGCGTAGCTCCTGGTGCAAGTCCGTCTTGCTCCGGTTGTGCAGATCTTCCAGGCGCTGGAGGAGCGCGGGGCGTAACTGGCGCATTTCGTCGCGGATGTGATCAACTACGTTGAACAACGCATCCACTTTACGTCCGCGCGTAGACTCCATCGCCGTGTCCTCACGCACAAACTGCTCCCAGCGATCGCGCAACTTCTCCATGGTCTCGTCAAGTCGCATCACCACCCGCAACTCGCGTTCTTCGCATTCCTTCCGCTGCACGATGAGCCCCGAGATAATATTGGCCAACTCCTGATATTTCTGTTCAGTTTTTTCGCGGTAGGTCTGAAGGAGTGAACGCATCAAGAACCCGACGATCGAGAAGATCAATCCCACCGCGCCGCCTACGATCGCCAGGACGGTCTCAATGCTGATCGACGGCATCCGCTTGCCCTTTCTCCCCGAGGAGGGTCCAGATTCGCGCCAACAATCGAGCCAATGGTTTGACCGGCTTGCCCAGCCAATCGTTGACATCATGGCGCAAATAATCCAACTGTATATCCACTCCTTCTACCGCGCTCAGCACAATGATGGGGAGATCTAGCGTACTGCGCTTCAACTCTTTTCTGGCGTATTCGATCACTTGCCAATTGCATGCCTTTGCCAGGCCGATGTCAATCACCAGAACATCTACCTCGAAGCTCACCAGGTGCTCCAGCGCTCCTTCCACTGTTGCCGCTTCCAGAATCTGGAACCCATAACGACTCAGGTACTCTCGGTGCACGACCTGGGCTTGTGCATCCTCGTCCACAAGCAACACCCGCATATCGGCCTCCTGGCTAGACCGGCGCGTCCAACTCTTCGAAGAAGGTTTCCGAATTCTTAAGGCAGATAGCCCATATAGCGCGGACATCGACATACTGCGGGTCCTCAAAATATTTTCCGATACCATTGAGCACCATCGCCAGGTACTCCGAGCAGAAAAGGCCCTTGTAAGTACGCAGCGGGTGGCGGACCTTGAGCTTCAGATAGCGCCAGCAGATCAGCAGCAGCCCGATGACCACCAGGCCCTGGTAGTCGTACTGCTCGCCAAAATGCGAAGACGTGGCACGCATCGCTTCCCAGATCTTCGGGTGCTCGATCCGGAAGCGCTTCCGCCAGATACGCTTCTTTTGCGGAATGGCGCGTACCCCTTTGGTCATTGCTTCAGCCACCCACAGCGCATCCCAGTCATTCGATTCGTAGACCAGAACCACATGGTTGAATTCGAATCCACTCACCTTGCGCACCAGCCACGCAGGAAAACCTTTATCCCGCTCAAATGCGATCCATACCTTGTTCACGGATCTCCTTTAACGCCCGAACAGCGCTCGCCCCACGTTGGTCGGAACAAAATTCCCGTTCTCATCCTTTCCTACCCATTTCAACTTCAGGCACTCCCGCATAGCCTCTTGGCAGATCACCGATTCAGGAGCAACGGGCCCCGTGTTGACCACATTCTTCAGCTCCTCCATGACCTTCCGCATCCGTTCTTTTTTCTCTTCGGACATTTTACTCCTCGTCTTTCCGGCCAAAGAACGAAGCCGCTCCCATCTCGCCCGCAAACGGAATGTCATTTTCCAGCCAGCAGCGAATCTCCATTGAATAGACACCCTGGAGGGCGTTCGCCGCCCGGGCAGTGTAGTCGTAGTAGAGGAACACCCGGGGCTGAGTTGGCATTCTCCAAGCATCGTAATCCCCGCCCCCACCACTCTCGATGGCATCTTCCCACTCGATACGGGAAGCGTCCTTCTTCAGGTCATCAAGCGTCTGGTAAATCTCGGGACTGGATAACGGCATCATCCCGTAGCCAACATCTCCCCAGAGCTGAAAGAACACGCTGTCCCGCATTCCGATATTCTTCGAGTACATGACCTTGACCGTGTTGCTGGTCCAGACGTATCCCGTGGGGGCCTGGGCCTTGAACAGGCTGGTCCGGACGTAGGAGTAGTCGGCGGTCACCACCTCAGTTCCAGAAAGTGCGCTGTTGAAGGTCACCGCGCCGGTCACGTAGTTGATGGAAAAATCTCCACTGGTCCTGCCTGCCGGGTTCTCGGTCTTGATAGTGCCGTCTACCTTGACCACCGGGGCGTAGTTTTCCCGCAGTTCACACTCTCGGAAGATTTTCCCGTGCATCACGTCAACCCAGTAGCGGGAGGTTGCTGGGGTGTAGATTGTGTGATTTCCAGAATCGGTCAAGGTCTCGCCAGTCACCCGAGCGGAGTCCTGCCACCACGTTTCTTTTTTACAGAAGTCCGAAGTGTAGCACTCGTGTCTCCGACCCTCCAACGGCATCTGGCGCACGTCGCCGAAAATCGGAATCTCTTCCCCTTCTGCGATCCGGATCGGCATGATCGCCATTAGATGATCTCCTTGCCGCAGAACACCGCGCTCACATGATCCAGCCCAGAAATATTATCCCACACCGTGATCCGCACATAGTCAGGAGTGGCGTAGGTCCCGGCCTTCATAAATTTGATCCCACCCAATCCAATCAACACTTTTGCCAAGTCGGGGGTTGCGCTGTACAACTCAAAACCACCAGACGACGTGAACTGAACAACCTCACGGGTGCGCTTGAAATTGGCGATGTTGTATACTCGATCCTGGGCTTTCGCCTCGATCAATAACCCGTTGGTCAATAGAGTGACTCCAAAAAATGAATCCCCAAACGAGATCGTCGGCTCCTCGATTACCAAGTTCAGGCTGCTACCTTCAACGTCGTAGGACGCACCTGGAGACCAAGAAAAAACAACCGGAGTGACCGACCCATTGACATTCATGTTTCTGGAAGATCCGTTCAACAAATCAGCATAAAGGACTCCGACCCCGCTTGCGGAAATGGTCGCTTGCACCGAGAGCTTCCCGTCCGAGAGGATGTCTATCTCGTGACCAGAAGCATCAACAATCCGGACCTTGCCCAGCGTATTGGTGCCAGCCTCCAGCCGAGATTCGACCCGAAGCCTCCGAACTCCTGAGTCGTCGATAACGCTGATGGGTGTCACCCCATCTGGGCCGTACAAAATTGTTGCCGGAGACAAACTCATTTAACTCACCACAATCGCCCGAGACCGAGAGGTCTCGAAGATGCCCGAGTAGGTGATGGTGTCGGTGACCGTGGCTAGCACCGTCGATCCATCAGTGTCATAGATTTTCCAGACAATGGTAGTCGGCGAGATGCCAGTCCAGGTAATCAGCCTCTCAACGATCTTCTTGAGCTTCTCGCTGCTCTCCCACCAGATGATGGCCGTCGGAAATACCCATGTGCCAGTAACCTCGCGATAGGCTCCGGTCGCAAATCCCTCGGCAGGCCCCTCGTCGATGAAATGGATAAGCTGACGAAGCGCTTTATGGGTACTGGTGGTGATTCCCCCACCCAACTCGCTCAACTTCCAGCTCCCCGCGACTGGGTCGGTGAGTACCAGGTTGTCTTCGGCGTCGCGCTCGGAGGTCACTGCCTCATCATCGGAAGTTGCATTCTGGAAAGTCATTCCCCGAGCGTCAACGTAATCCTCATTCTGATCCATCGCAGTGGGGAATTCGTCCGTCTCGACCCCACCACTGGCAGGGTCCTCGAATTTTAGGGGGTGGACGCGATCCTTGACCATTGCCCCCAACCTAACTCAAATCGGCATTAGGGACAAGCCGCTGGAGAAGAAAGCAGTGGCCCCAATGCTCAGAAAAATCGGGGGCCACTGCTTCCAGAAAAAGCGGAGTCCCTCCAGAAAGGGGAAATCCAGAAAAACCCCGCTACTATCTTAGGCGGACTTCTTGCCCAGATCCGTGATTTGAACGAACAGATCGCTCGCGCTGGCCGCGTAGCCAATGCGGATGACTCGCTTCGCTCCCGTGGGAATTGCGGTGACCAGGCCACCGCCGTCTCCCAGGTAGTAGGGGGTGTTGACCAGCGCGGTGGTGAGCACGCCGGAGCACAGCCCGGAGAAGCACACCGGACCGCTGCCGCTGGGGATAGCGATACGGGCGATACCGACCGTCCGCGCTTCCACATCCACCCCAGCGTCGGCCTTGGAGACCGTGTCGTTGGCCGAGAAGTAGACCGGATCGCCCTTGGCGATGGCCTCGCCCACGGCGTAGTCTTTCTCCAGTCTCTCGGACTCCGCCACCGCGGCAACCAACTGGTTGGAGCCGTTGATGGTGATGGTCGACCCATCGACTTTCGCCCCGAGCCCACTGGCGGTCAGCTCCAGTCCTCCGAGCGTGATCAGATTGACCTGGAACGCGCCCGACCCGTTGAACGCCAAACCGCCCGTTCCCACGCCCGCCGCGGCGAGCTTGGCCGAGACCACGCCCGCGGCGATTGCGAGACCCTTGTCGGTGTCGTAGGTAGCCTTGCCCTTGATGGTCCCACCGCCAGAGCCGCCATTCGCATCGGGGATGCTGTTCGGGCCCGTAAAAGCGGTCCAGGCCGAGGTGTCATAGACGAACCCGTAGTTTTCGTAGATGCCATTTTCACCCGCCACCAGAACAGCGTCTCCGTCGATCGGGGCGACAAACGACCAAGCGTTGGTGGTCGAGTTGTACGTCCCGAATTTGTTCTCCTGGCTGGCGAACGGGGCAGCCGCTCCGGTCCCGATGACCACCACCCGAGTCCCGTTGGGCGGCTCGGAGCCGGAGTTGGCGAGAACCACAACCCACGCCGTCCCGCTCCATTCCACGATGTCGCCGTTGGCGTAACCGGTGCCCCAGCCATTCACCAGCCAGGCTTCGCCAGCTGCGCCGGCGGTGGGCACGTCGTTGGTGCCAGCGTCGGTAGCATCGTCGATACCCAGCTCCAGCCAGTTCGCATGCGCCGACGTGATGGCAACGGTCGAACCCGTTCCTGTGGTGTTGCTCTGGATGTCGATCTGGTTGGCGGCGCCTTCTACCGCGATGGTTCCGCCGAGACCGCCACCGGTGCCGTACAGCGTGTTGATGGCCGTGATCGCTGCCGCGCGATCTACCGGGGCCGAAGCCAGGGTGATGACCACCGGGGTCTCGCCGTCGATCGCCACGGTGAAGGAGTTTCCGGTTGTCAAATTGACGATCCCAGTTCCACCCGACCCCACGACGAGCGCGCCGGTGGGCGTGCGCGCCGTACCGCTCTTCATCTTCAGGACCGAGACCGGGGACTTCCAGCTGTAGCCAGCGATGGCTGCATCGAGCTGGGCCTTGTTGACGGCGTCGCCAGCGTCGGCGCCATTGGCCAAGCCGATGACCTTGCCGGTCCCGGAAAGCTGGATGTTGCCAGCCGACTCTGATCCGGCGCCGATCACCATGGAGGCGACCTTTACTCCATCGCTCGCTCCCTGCTCTTCGTTGTACCCGTCGGTACCGTTCAGAAATAGAAATTTCTTGATTGCCATGCGGGTCTCCTTATTTCGGGTTGGATGTGCGGATGCTTAATGCAGTCTCCTGCATGTGAGCTAATGGTGGAACACTCAGCCGTCGAGACCAAGTGACAGCTAGATTGATGTGCCCTAACTGGGCAGCAGGCTCAAGGTCCCGGTGGCTTCATCGTATGAGTACAAGGATAGGTCTATCCCGTGTTTCTGCGCCAGAAATTCCTTGACCATTTTTATTTCCGCAATGTTTTCTGATTCTTCCTGGCTCAGACGTTGCATGGCTTTGTTGCGATCAGCCTGCACTTGCTGGATGGCCTGGGCCACTCGCGCCTCGAACCAAGCTGGGCGGGTTTGCTTCTCGACCAGGATTCGTTTCATCCGTTCTTCCAGAAAAACCAAGCGCAACACCGTGGCCGGATCGTCGATGCGCGTCTTGGCTTCCACCCGCTTTTCCAGTTCCTCCAGATTTTCTGGAATGGCTTCCTCGTCATTTTCATTTTCTGGAACATCCGCTGGGTCTAAACGACGTAGGGGGGTTCGCAGATCGTCCATAGGTCTCCTCCGCGAAAAGGGTTACCAGCTAATCGGTACGGACCAACTTGGTCAAATGCGGGGAAGGGGTCAGAGCGATAATGCTCTCACCAATGGCCGCGCCCATATGCTGAAGCCAAGCTGGGCGCCCGGTGTCCGCAGTCGGAACCGCATGAGTGAGGCCTCCGTCTGATCCCAGAAAGACGGGCAAGGGTCGCTCCAGCCCACCGTAAACCCCGCTCAAAACCCCGCCGTATTGCACCACGCAACTGGTCGCTGAAGCCTTGGATACGATGATCCCGATAGCAGGGAGAGTGGAATAGTCGTAGAGATCGCACTTGGTCACCTGGATGATTCCGCCCACCGGTGCCTCGCGCGAATAGATGCAGTCCCCTACCCGATCGGTCCCCAGGCATTGGGCCGGGAAGGCGTGCTGGGAAGCGAGTAGCTGCGAAATGCTGATCGGTACCGGATCGTACCACTTGTTGGTTCCGATGATCTGCCGGATCTGGGAGAGCATGTACTCCAGAAAATCCTGATGGGTCTGGGAGGCGCTCTCGGACAGCTCTATCTGCTCGGGGGTTTTCTGATCGTCGAAGGATTGCGATTTGCGCGTCTCATAGAGGCGTAGGAGCTGGCGCGGAGCCAAAAGGCACCTCCCGGAGAATCGGGTGTAGGCCTAGTCTATCCGCGACGCTGAAAAGCTACCAGCTCTATCGCACTGCTGCCGCCACTTCCGCGCAACCAGATTTTGCTCCCTTCCACTGGCCCGTCCCATTCCCCGTTGGGAGTGGAAGTGCTGGCCACCGGAACAAGCACGTAATTGGCGTCGGCAGTGAAATCCTCGACGGTGAAGTACAGCTTGCAGGGGTTGCTTGTGGCGCGCACCTTCAGGTACTTCGACACGAACGGAAACTGGTGCACCCGTCCCGCCGAGTTGTCGATGGTATCGCGGAACACATGCGGTGCCCCGCCTCTGGATTCCATAAGGCTCATGCCCCGCTCCTTTCAGGCGCGCTTAGGCCGTCTGCCCCTTCAGCTTGCCGAAGAGCACCACGTCCAGCACCTCGGACGTGGCCGGACCGACGATGGTGATCTGGGTGGTCTTGCGGTCGGACAGCGCCACCTTGCCCTGCTTCGACTCGGTGGTGTGATTGTGAATCTGCACCGCGTAGCTGGTGTCGGCCATGTCGCTCATCCCATGGGTCGCGAACACCACGATGCCGTCGGCGGGCATCTCCACCTGGTGGACCTGGATGGACACTCCGTTCTTGAAGGAGCCGACCAGGTTGGGAATCCCCTGATCCTTCAGATAGGGGATGTACTCCTGTGCTTTTTTCGGCATGGTACTCGTTGCCATTTCTCTCTCCTATCAGCCCCGGGGGCCGTCTGGATTTTATGTAGCTCTGGACACTACCGCCGGCGAGGCTTCCCAACAGGCGGCCTGAACTCCGGCACCGGCAACGGATCAGGCGTGACCACCGGCTCGGGCCGTGGCTTGTCCGGAATCGTGATCGGCCGCTCCACCGGAAGTTCCACTGGTTTCTCCTCGGCTTTCTCGACCGGTTTTACCTCCGGCACCGCCTGGCGATCGATGTGCACCCTCCAGGCCGCCCGGTTGAGCAACATCTTCTGGGCGTCGGCGTCGGCGACATTTCGGACGATGCCCTGTGCATCGGTTTTGTACTCATGCCCGTTGACCAGCACCGAAGCGTTGGCCATGTGCGGGAGTACGTTTTGGATGTCCATGCTCGCTCTCCTTCCCCGGGCTAGACCCGCGCCGTGGGCTGGATGATGGCGTGCAGCACCTTGGCCCCGTTGTACGTCCCAGCGCTCGCGTCGATGCCGCTGATGGAGGTACCGATGGCCACCGTCGGGGTGGCGATGCGCGTGCCTCCCAGATAGACGTGGCGCACAGCGTCCACGTCGGGCACGTCGTAGGGCACGCCGATGACGTTGCCCACGCCGACCACCAGCATGTCCACGTCGACCTCAGCGCCGCTTGCCCCACTGACCACCACCGAGTCGATCAGGGCGAAGATCTTGGTGCCGGTCAGCGTCTTGCCCGCGCCCTCGCCGTCGGGGGCCATGGTCTCGACGATCGTCCGGCCCATCATGTCCTTGCCCGTGATGGTCAGCAGACCCACCACGCTATCGTCGGCGTCGGTCAGGGTGGCGGTGATGTTGCGCGGGCAGTCGGGCTGCGCCGCAATGGTCTTGGTGCCGTTGTTGAACAGGATCGTGGTAACGATCCGATCGGCGTCGGCAAGGACCGGCTGGCCCATGAACAACGAGACCGAGCCGGCCAGGCTCTTGTGGATGAACTCTTCTTCCTCCTCGGAGGGGATGCGGGCTTTGACCGCATCGCTGATCGTGTTCTCCATGGCTTGCTCTCTTTCTGGAATCTGGAAAAGGCGCCGGAGAACGCGGAGGGTAGCCGGCACTACTCCGGCGTCTCTTCCAGAAATGCTGTTTGTTCAGTCAACTCAACCGCTTAGGCGGCTCCCACGTACCCCGTCGCCCGGCCGATGTTCCTGTAGAGAACATTCTTGCCAGGTGTGTAAAGTACGGGAGTTCCGTACAGTAGCTGCATCCAGCGGATGCTGGAGTCGACGGTCGCGAGCGGGATCTTGATCATCGGGGCTAACTGCTTGAAACTCATCGACTCCAGGTTGAGCTGCCAGAGGAAGGCGCTCGTGCACCCGGGCAGGTTCTCGTTGAAGTCGTTGATGATGGTCTCGCCCGCGCCGGCGGCGTTGGGCACCCGGAGGATGAGTCGCTCGGTGCCGGCCGCGCCGTTCTTCGCCGTCCGATAGATCTCGTACCACCCGGTCGAAGCCGAGGAAGGGGTCAGACCGAAAGTGACCTTGTCACCCGCCTGCACGGTCACCGCGGCGGAGAGGGTCAGCGGAGCCGAGCGGCCGAAGCGATTCACCGCGACGACCTTGTAGCGGTAGTCGCCGGCATCGTCGGAGGAGAACTTGCCCAGCGCCTCGGTCGGGGCAGTGGCGCCAATGGTGTTGCTCGGGATGCCCGGGCGCTTGGTCTGGTCGCCCAAGGCTGCGGCGTTGGGGCCACCACCGTCGGTGATGAACACGTCGGGTTCGAACAGCACATCACCGGCTGGGCTGGTGAAACCCTTGACATCGAGGCCGATGAAGCCGCCCTGTTTCTGGAAAGTGTCGTGGCGTTCCTTGGGGAAGAACGTCTTGACCAAGTCGGCCTTGGTCTTGGGATTGAGGTAGAGGTGAGTTGGTGTTCCGTAGTTCGGCGCGTCCTGGACCGTGAGCGCGCCGTCGGTGAGCAGATCCTCGCTCAGCGGCAGACCGCGGAGGTCGATGATGTTGGTCGCCGGGCACAGATCCTTCATCAGCTTCTCCATGCCGTCGAACTGGAGGGCGGACAGGGAGCTGTCCCCGTAGAACAGCGCCCGCTCCATGATCCGGAGCAGGTGCATGGTGCCGTTGACCGTTTCCTGGGCCACAACATTCCCATGGGCCGGTTTCACTAAGCTCATGACATGACTGACTTTTCTCGTCGTCCCGAGGTACTTCACGATGTGGTACTTCCGGGTGTAGATCGCGTCGTCCTCTTCGGGGAGATCTCCTTCGGAAATGAAGCCAGCGTCGGGGTTCGCCCCGTACTGGCTCATTTCATTGTGTTCTTCAACCGTGTTGTAGGCCGGGAGCTTGGGAATGGCCTTCCAGAACCGGATGTGTTCCATCCGGTAGGTGGTGTTTTTCAGTGTTCTTTCAAGGCTTTCCACGCGGAGCGCAAAGCCGTCTCCGGCCGTTCCGCCCGGGCCCGTGATGGCCTGGCCAGCCACCAGCGCCTTGTTCAGCGCGTCGACATCTTGCTGCGTTGCGGAACCGAATCCCTCGATGCCCTCGTAGTCTTTCCAGCTCACCATATTGGCTTCCATTACCAAATCCTCCTGCCCCCTCGGGGGCCAAAGTGTCTATCGTTCGCCGGCCCGACTACTCAGCGGGCAGCCAATTTCCGATTCTGGACTCTCTGCTGAACCTGATCGAGCAGTCCCTGACTGATCAGGTTGAACTGCTCGTACTTCGACGACGCCGTGACCAGGTCGACTCCATCTTCGGTGGCCCCGTTGAGGGACTTGGCCATGCTCTCCTGGACCATCAGCTCCAGCTCGTCGAGCACCGCGCTCTTGGAGAGCCCGGTCGAAGGTGTTGCGCCGGAAAAGGACTTCTCCAGCGGCTGAGCCCCGGTGACACCCTTGCTCTTGGGCCCGCGGGCCGGCTGGGTCTCGATGATCCCCACTCGCTCGCCCAGGCCCTTGGTCAGCTGGCCGATGCCCGAGACCGCCCGGGCCAGCACCAGGTTGAACTCGTGCTGCCGGCCATCGGACTTCTCCAGCGCCTCGGCGAGGGTGGTCAGCGATTTGACCAGCTCGTTGTGCTGCTCCTGGAGGAAGTCGGACACGTCGAGAGCCTTCTGGAGGGTGTCGTTCTCGCGTAGCCCCTTGGTGATCTCGGAGCTGAGCGATGCCTTGGGCGTCTCGCTCTTGCCGAGCAGTTCGAACAGCTCCTCTCGCTCGCTCTTGCTCAGCTCGGCACTCTGGGCCTGCTCCAGGAGTACTTGCTTTCTGGAAGGGCCGTCGTTCTCGGTCAGCGCCTGGAGCTGCTCGATCGACTTCGCCAGATCGTCTTCCGAAAGGTCTTCGGCCTTCTTGGTGCCGCAACCCTTCTTCGCGCCGCCGCACTTGTCCATTTCGGTGTCTCCCGCTCCGTCCTCGCCCGCGCCATCTTCGCCCGAGCCCGCCTCGTCCTGCCCTTCCTCGTCCAATTTCGTGTTCGTTGCCATGCCTCTCTCCTTCACTCGACCCGTCCCTTTCCGGTCCGGGTCAGAGTGATGATGCGCCCGAGTTGTTCCGGGGTGGCGTGCGGCAGCCGGGCGCGCAACCACACAAACGCCTCACCTTCTGTCATGGATTTCTTCATGCGCTTCTTGCGCTTCTTCTTCTCGTCTTCGTCCTCGATGGTATTGGCCTCATCGTGCTCCAAGCTCTGCGGGGCAATCACCCGGCCGGCGCCCATGCCGCTCTGCGGTCCGGTGATAGGCGCCCCGGGAGTCGCCGTACCCATGCCCAGCATCTTTTCCAGATCCTCGTCGAGCCCAGCCGCTTGCAGGCTCTTGGCCAGGATCTCCATCCGCGCCCCGGAATTGACTGGGCAGTTGGTGATAGCCACGTTGCGGACGAGTGCTCGGGCAATGGTTTTCTGGAGCGGGCCGGTGCGCTTCTCGATCCGTCCCTCAACCGAGAACCCCAACCGCCGTTTGGTCTGGGCGAGCGCGCGTCCCAACTCCCAGACCTTGTCGGCCCCGGGGGTGTTGAGCAGGTATCCCTCCACCCAATGCCCAGCCGCCGTGGATACTTCTCCGTTGGGCAGCTGTTCGTTCTTTCGGAAAAACTTGGCCTTCTCGGGGTAACCGAGAATGTCGGTGGTGTTCTTGGAATGGTTATCGTTGAACCAACCGTTTTGCACGAAATCCGAGAAATCTACCCCGCGGGCGAGAATGACTTCTCCCTGGCGGTCCTTGGTCTCCAGGGTCGCGATACCGCCGATGCGCCGCTCCTTGCCGGGCTCCGCGTCGGCTTTTTCAAAAAATGACACCGGGACATCGAAATCGAATGCCTGCATGGTTTCCTCAACAAAAAAATAGGGCGGATCGCTTACAGCCAAAGCGTCCGCCCCTACCGGCAACAACCGTATTGGGCCTATCGCCGCACATCTCCAATTGATTTCAACGTATCCGATTCCAGAATTCTGTCAATCTCTTTTCCGGGGAAGGATGAATTGCTCACGGCTGATCGGGGTGCCTTCCAGAATCTGGATGGGCAATTCGACGATGGAGGAACACCAGTAGCACTTCGCCCGGCAGCACTCGCCGTCGAAGTCGATCGGGCCCTGGGTGCGCAGCCGCACTCGGCTTCCAGATTTCTGGAGTAAATGGTTATCGCAATGCGGGCATCTCATATTGGGCCTAGCGCTTGCTTGTAGTATGCCTGCGCCGCGGCGTCGGTGTCGAATTCTATCGGAGCCCCTGGGCAGAAAGGAGACAACTCGGCCGCCGCTTCACGATCGAGGCGATTCAGGATAAAGCGACCCTTGGGGGTGTTGATCTCCAGGTGCCCATTCTGCCAGTCGTCGACAATCTGATCGTCGGGCTCCTCGATGGGCAATGTGAGATCCACCCCGCCGTCGGTCCGGAGTAACAACCCCCCGGGCATTCGTTGAACGCGGCCGAAACGACCGATGGGAGAATTGTGATCAGATACGCAGTGGGTTTCGTAAACCAGATCGGTGAACATGATCACTCCACCGGCGCAATTTCCAGCGCCTTGGCAAAATCAGCCGCTGTACCAAAAGCAGAGACCCCCTTATGGACTTTGCCAACGATGAAATCCTCCAAGGACTTTCCATTGATCTCGGTCTTTCCGGCCTTCTTCAGAGCGGCAATCATCTGCTTGCGCTCATCGGAATCATCGACCACCACCGCGACAATGTCTTTCAGGCCCACGCCGCCTTCAAATAGGATCTCGTTGAGACCGTTCAGATCAGTTTCGTATCGCTTCTTTCCGTAGGTCACCGAAGATCCATGCGCCTGATGCGAGTTGGTGTTTCCGTAACCGTCGGCGTTGTACCGCCACCAGTCGACGCGTTTGAACAACCGCGGGCTAAAGATGATCTGGCAAGCGTAGGACTCGCTCACCACGGAATTTACGCCAGCCACTCGGCAGAAGACCCCCTTCGACCCGCCGCTCTGTATGTCCGGTCCGGGAGACTGCCCTGAGTGCCAGACTCCGTGCACCAAACAGTTCTTCCGACTCGCCCAACCCGAGCCTTGGATCAGCTGAAGGAAAGTTCCGCTGAGGCTCGCGCCGACATAGGGGAAAGACCATTTCTGGAACTTTTCGGCGTCGTCGGCAATCACCGAAATATGGTTGTCGAAGGTCTTTACCACCCGCAACCCTTCCACCTTCCCCTTGGCCCCCAGTTTGGATAGTTGCCCATCCAGCCATGCCTCATCGTGCATCGTCATCGGAGAAAAACTGTCCTCGTTCCATCCTTTGGCCCCCATCAATCCACGCACCAGCATCGACTTCTTGAAGATGCGATCGCTATCCTCGTTTATCGGGGCGAGCATCTTGTCTGGGTCCTTGCCCATTTTCTGGAATGCTTCCCGCAACTCGCTCAACGGGTTCTCGGTTGCCGGGATGCGAACCCGGAAGGTGTTCTTGAAGGTGTCCTGGCTCGAACTGGGCGGAACAACCAGAATGGAGCTACCCGATTCAGTCTTTCCGCAAAATCCTCCAGGCGTCGGCGCACTGGAGATCTTGGGGGTGTACTCGGTGTGCGTACCGGTCTCCGGATCAAAAGTAGCAACATCCGTGGAACCACCGTCGGGTTCCGTGCCCTTGCTTCCCAAGATCGATCCGAATTGCGCCGTGCCGGTGCTCAACTCGGATTTCCCCGAATTGAAGTTCACCAGGTCTCCGGTGAACTCGTAGTAGAGTTTCCCCTGCTTGTCTTTGACTCGACGGAAGCGGATGCAGAAGTCGCGCAGTTCCCCGGGAGCACCCACTCGCATGACATGCCCGTAGAGCGAAGGTTTGATGGAAGCCACGTCCGCCAGATCCGCCGACCCGTCCCCGACTTCGGACCAATACTCCCCGGTATCGACAGAAGGCAGTCCGCTCTGGACGAACTCTTCCGGCTGCTCGGGAACGTCCACCGCGTAGGTCTCTTCGACGCTGAAGACCTTTTCCAGAGACTTCTTGAAGATCGAATGCACCACCGATCCGCTTCCCAGTTTGGGCTCCGGGTGCGGGCTCTCCAGACCGTACTTCGCGATGATCGCTTTCATCTGCGCCATGGATTCTGGACTGGTGCCGACTACCTTGAGGAAAGCGAGATTCACCGGGTCGGTCGCGTGCTCCTTGATCTTGTAAAACCCTGGTTCAGAAGAAATCAGATCGGAAACCGTGTGCTTGAAGGTCTTTTTCTGGAACGTGGTCCCGTCCGGATACTCCTTCCCGTCGGGGCCAGTGATCATCTTGCCGATGCCCACTTTGAACTTCTGCTCCAGCGCCTTCTGGAGCCCAGCGACATCGAGTTTGACCGCCTCCCCCCAGGGCGTCTCAATCGTCTCCATCTGGAAGGGCGTAGCCTCGTGGAGAATCTTCAGATAGTAGGCGAACTGTTTCTGGTGGGTCTTGTGCGAGAGCACCAACTCCTCGCCCGCGGTCCGGGCGATAACTCCCACCGGGATCTGGTAGCTGGCGAAGTCCTTCTGCAAGTAGGCGAGCGTCTGGAGCTGGCCCTTGTCGACTACTGGCGGGTGCGTCGTCCCCCAGGCCTTGATCGCCACAGCCTTCTGCTTGGCCGCTTCGAACTTCGCGGCGGCCTCCTTCTCGGCGGCCAATTGAGCCTTGGTCTTCTTCTTGGGCTTGGCCTTGGCCTCGGGCATGGTCTGCCAGTTGGGATCGCTGGGGGCGTGCTTGACGCTGGAAGCCTCCAGCGCGGTGGTCTCCACCTCGACCTGGGTGAACTGAAGCACCTGGCCGTCGATGGCTACGAAAGCGCCCTGGGCGTTGACCTTGGGTATCCCGCCTTTGTTCTTGATGTGATGCTCGACGTTCAGCTCCTTGAGCGCGTTGTAGAGCTTGGTGCTGGCGCCTTCCACCCCGTCCAGGCACACGTACATGGCCGTGCCCTTGGCCTTCTTGAATTTGAGCGTGCCCTCCTGGAGTAGCGGATGATTCTTGAGCGCGTCCACGAGATACATGGAGGTCTTGACCTTGGTGACCTTCTCCGCCGGAGTCATCTGGGCGACCGGCTTACCCGCCAGGGGACTCTGCGTTCCAGAAAGATTGTAGAAGTTCGATCCCACCGGGAAAGAGAGTTTGTTCAGTCCGAGCTGCTCCTTTACCTCCGTAACCGATGTGCCGACATCCGTCGCACTCAGAGCGTAGGCCAGTGCATCGTCTGCATTCTCGTCTGATCCCCCTACATGAAAAACGCCGTCTTCCCCTACCACAGCGAATTGAATCAGGACGTTTGGGTCATCCGTATTCTTGACGTAACCGTACTGGCCATTGAGCAGATAGAATTTCTTCCCCTGCCATTCTCCGGAGATCACCACTCCAGGAGGCGGCACCCAAGCCGGCCACCCAGAAGGCTTCTCGATGGTCGAGTGATTCGCTCCGCCCGTAGGCTTCGATCCGGCAACGACGCCCTCTTTGATTTTTTCCAGAGTCTTTTGCACCGCCTCCGGGAACTTGCTGTAGTCGGTGTGCACGTTTTCTGGAAAACCCGGAACCCCTATCGGCTGCTGCCAGCTCAAGATGGTTTCTATCACGAGGTCGCCGAGCGCGTTTGCATCGGGCAGCTCATATATCTGCCCTCCCCCGCTAACGGCTTTCCAAGCATTTGCCGCATGTTTGGTATAGGTATAGGTGTTGTTAGTCTTGGACTTGGTCTCGATTACCGTCCCCACCGGGAGCGCGCTAAATTTAGCATCGTCTTCCAGATATGGGGTGTAATCAGAAATGGTCACGGTCTGCTTTGCAAGGAAAGCGCCCTCCGCAAGTTTTTCAAACTCCTCCCAAGCAGCTGGGTTTTTTGACGCCGGCGGTGCCACTTCCAGCACCTTCTCGTAGAACAGCTCAGTCGCAAGTAGACTGGCAGGGTAGGAATTCGTCCCTTGCGATCCTTCTACTAGCCATTCCCCATCGGGCTTCTTGGTGTACTTGTAGAAACTCGTTCCAGCCTGGGCCTGGATAACCGTACCCACCGGGTAATCGTTCAGCGTGATCGTAGTGATACCCTTTGGGACCTCCGGTTTTTCTGGAACTTTACCGGAACCTGCTTTCCAGGCATCCAGGGTCTCTTCCTGGATATCCGAAAAAACCTTGCCATTGCTGCCCGAGGATAGGGTCACCCCGTCCGCTGTCAGCACCCAATTGTCCGATGAATCCTTGAGGTAAGTGTAGAAATGCCCGTACTTTCCCTTGGTCTGGATGAAGGTACCCACCGGCAACTTCGCAAATTCTTCTTCCGTAGTGGGCAAACCCTTCGGAGATTTTTTTGCAAAAATCGGAGCCCCGCCAGGCTTCGTCCAGCTTATGATGACTTCATCTTTCAGCTCGGTTGCTACCACATCGCTAGTGAGTGATCCCACATTGGTGCCGTCTGAATATTTCTTCCAGTAATTGTCACTCTCCTTGACGTATTTATACTCGATCGATCCGTTCTTGGACTGAGACTGAATGATCGTGTTCTTCGGTAGAAATGTAAAGTCTCCAGTTTTCTCCAACGCGGCAAGCTCGGCTTGAAAGTCTCCCGTGACTGGCAGTTCTGTGATCGGTGCCAGATTCAGCTTGCTCGGAGCCTTCAGCATCTTGATTATCGTATCTGGATAGGAGAGTACGGATTGCATATAAGCAAGCTCATGCAACTCTTTCTTCTCATCCTCCCAAGTCACGTCCCAATCTCCCTTGGCAGTTTTAACCGCAGTGACTATCGGAGAATCCATCTTCTTTTCTATAGAATACTGGATCAATGTTCCTGCCGGTAGCTTGCCGAGTGCCTCGGGATCGTTCTTGATCGCCGCCTTTATCTTAGACGCGGCCTCAATCGGGTGGAACTTGAACCACTCCCAGTTCTCCGCGCTCGGCTCCCCCTCTTTTTCTGGAACTTTATCGACACCTTCTTTCCAAGCAAAACCCGGTAGCGCGTCGAATATCGACTCTTTTTCTGGAACTTCGATCTTGGTGATCTCATTGAACGGCTGTTTCCAAGAATTGGCTACCGTCAGATCCTTGTAGGTATTTCCCGATTCCAAATTGCTCCAACCCGCCTCTGTCTTGACATACACATAAGTAGGATGGGAAGTCACATTCACATGAACCTTGGTGCCAAGCGGGTAAGCCTTTATCTGCTCCAGACTCGGCGGGGGAATTGGCCCCCCGGAAGTAGTCGCGGGTTTCTTGGGCGCCTGATAGTCGAACACGGGTAGAAGTACCTTGGGTTCCGACCCTATGATCACATGGTCAAGCAACTCGATTGAAGGGTGCGTACCGTAGGGGCCGGCTTCAGTGTTGGGCGCAACTGTGAAGGTCCACTGCCCGCCCTTGGTCTTCTCGGCCTGGTGCGATCCTTTCTCCCACGGACTTTTCCAGGAGATCGTCGTTCCTTCCGGAAGAGCATCAATCACAGCACCAGTCACGTCCTTGAGCGGATGCCAGTCGTACTCGTCCTTGGGCCCCAAAGCCCCGGCTAGTGCATCCACTGCGGAAGTAATCTGCACCATTTCTTCTGGAACCGGCGCGCCCGGTCCTTCCCACGACTCGATCTTCTCGTCCTGCATCATGTTGTAGGCTTCGGCAGTAGTTATTTCCGCCGTGTCTGCCGATGCGAATTTATTGATCAGCGTCACCTTCCATTTGCCCCCAAAGAGCTTCTCGTAGACGGTCTTGTTGTCGTTACCGTCGTCGGTCTGAATCTTGGTTCCGTATGCAGCAGCTTCCAGAAATTCCAGAGTAGCCCCGCCTATCGTCGGAGCTAGGGATTCAGCTCCAGCGGGAGTAGCGGCTCCTGGTTCAGGAACTGAAGGAACAGGAAGAACAGGAGCAGGAACAGCGCCAGCTCCAGTACCCAGTTCAGCTGCTGAAGCCGCCGGAGCTTCTTTTGGGCTGATTCCCCAAAACTTCCATCCACCACCAGAAGGGACTTTGTTGGTTTTGTTTTTGGCTTTGTAGTCCGCAGCATCGGAATATCCTTTCTGGACAATCCAGACATGATCCGACGCGGCGCTCAGTGTCTGGAAGGTCTGCGCGGTCTGCCCGGGGATTTCAACCAGCAACTGCCCATTCTGGAGAACGCTGAGAGTGACCTCCTGCTTCTTCTCGTAGCCAGGAACCTTCTTCTTCACCTTGATGACCGTGCCCTTGGCGAGCGGGCCCTCGGTGAACTTGGGCGCATTTTCTGGAACCACCGCGGTCGGCGGCAGGATGGCCTCTGGCGGCGGACCTGCCGGGAACTTGGCCAGCGTCTCCTTGTCCTTCTCGGCGAGGGCCGCAGTAGCTTTGTAGCTACCCAGCTTATCCGCCAGGCTCTCGCCCGCCCATAGCTCGAACTTGTGCGCGAGCACGTCGATCTGAAGTTTGCCCAGCACCCCGTTCTTCACCGTCCCGTCGAGCCCTTCCCACCAGCCCCACATTTCTGGTTTTCCCACCTTCGATACCCGGGCGGTCAAGATCAACGTGCCTACCTCGCTATCGCTCACCTTCACCGCGACCCCCGGAGGCAGCGGCAAATCCCACGCGGTCGTGTAGTGCTCCTTGCCGCTATTGGCCACCAGCCACTCCTGAATCTCCAATGGCAAAAACTGACCAGTCACCACCTGGCCGTTGGTCCAATCGTGCAGCAACTGCATTGCCGCGACTACCGGCTGCTCGGGCGCGACGACCTTCTGCTCCTCCAGCTCGGCGACGGTCTGGGTCACTGGCGCCGGCGGCTCCTCGGCCTTGCCCGCGGCCTCAGCCAGCTCCTGCTCAAAGAGCTTGAGCTGGAAGACTTTCGAGCCCAGCGAGATGCCCTTGGCCTTCTTCTCGGTCGCCGACAAGGTCAGCGGCAAACCCTGGTTGAACAGGTACAAGCTATCGCCGGCCGCGTTGAGCGAGGTAAACCCGACCATCTTTCCGTCCGGGTAAGTCACCACGAACGACGGCTTTTTCCCTTCCCAGTTCTCGCCGACTTCCAGCCCGTACTGCTTGCCCTTGTACGCAGTGGTCAGCTTCATCCCGGGTGCAGGCACTCCCGACGGCCACCAGCTAGCCGGAACCACGCCCGGGGTGTGGATAGTCACCTCCACCGACTTGCCGCCCTTCTTCGTGAGCGGCCAGCCGGCCTTGGGCTTCCCGGCAACCACCGGGGCGACTTCCACCGCCTTGAGCTTCGGGGGCGATCCTGGAACCACCGGGGTCACTGCCGCCACTGCCGTGAGAGGAATCTCCAGCTTGGTCGGGCCGTGCTTGGGCTTGGCCTTGGGCTTGGCGGCCGGCTCTCCCTCGGGGGGAGTCTCCCAGGCTACCTGGACCGTCTCAGGCTTGGGCAGGACCACCTTCTTCCCCAACTCCGTACTCAAGAACCCTTCAAAATCTGAACGCAAATTTTGAAGACGGGCGAGCATTTTCTGGAGCTGCGCTTGCGGGTCTGCGTGCGTCCAACCGGAGACCGTCGACACGTAGGGAGCGACAATCAATTGAAATTGCTCAGGAGATATCTGGTCCGCACGGTTCACTACATCGGCCACCGCCTCGATGAGCCCAGCCGAATCGATCTCCCCCGACTTGATCTTCTCCCAAAATTTGTTGTAAATCGGGTGGCTAGGGTTCGGAGAGTAGTCCGCCTCCAGCTTGTCCTTGCCCAGAAACTTCCAGCTCTGCCCCTTGTCGATGGCAGCCAACTGCCCGCCTTGACTCAGGAAGTTTCCAGCGTGACTGTCGTGGTTGGAGATGAGCCAATCCACCACCTGGTGTTTCATGATCAGTGCTTTGTACTTCTTGAGGTTTTCCATCTGAGGGTCGGAGTGCTGGCTCGAACTCTCCTGCCAGGTCTGCCCGTCCAGAATCTGGATGAGCGCTCCACCCTTCCCCTGTACTTCCACGTACTTGACCGCAGGGATGAGGTTACCCAGAAGCAGTCTCCCCAGCCGGCAGGCGGCCTCTTCCGCTCGGGCGATGATCGGGTCAGCGGCCTTGAAGACCCACTTGTGCCCGCCCTTGCTCTCGAAGAGCTTGTTGCCATGCGAGCCAGAGAACTTCCCAGCCGGTAACTCCTTCAGCTCCGAGAGTGCCGGGAATGACCCGTCCCCGTACTGCCCGCTGGCCATCTCCGCCGCCCACCCGGTTTCCTGCTCCTCTGAGGGCCGTAGAGGCTCTCCAAGGTGCGGGAGGAGAGAAGCCTTAGCCACCTTCCACTTCCCCCCGCCGAGAGGCTGGGGGGTCACAGAGAACGCTTCCTGGAGGAGGCTAGCTCCCTCCTTGCTGAGATGCACCTGCTCTGCGTCTACCGCCCCCTGGAGCCCCAGCTCCATGAGCCACTTGACCAGGGCCACGTCTTGCTGTGCGGGAGTGTAGGTGTGCTTGGCCTGAAGAATGGCGACCAACTGCTGCGCTGCGGCGCTACCGGCGTAGATCGGCTTGCCGTTTGACTTATACCCGACGATCTTCCCGTTCCGCGGACCGATGGCTATAATCGACAGTCCCTGCCAACTCCCCAGATTTATCTTTACTTTCGCGGTCTTGACCAGCGCCTTGATCAACGGTCGCGGTTCCAGAAAATGGAAAGCTGGTAGTGAATTCATTTACTTAGCTCCCAAGCAGTTTGCCCCGCTGGCTAAAATACCGTTGGCTGCAACCGATCACGTAAGGCGTTGGACACGCCGTACCTAGAAACTTTACCATCCCGGGAAAAACTCGTTCCAGAACAACATACCGAGCCGTGCACATCGGTTTCTGGAAAACCTTCCGTACTTCCACAGCTCGCCGAATCTCACTCGACGGTGTTGTACACGTTCAGGCTGCATGCGTCCGAGCCAGTTCCAGGTCCATCCGCACATCCCAGAACAACCCAGCCAGCTCGGGGTACTGGCGCTCGATGTCGAGATTGCGTTGCCCTTCGACCCAAGCCACGGCGTAGCGGTGCGCGACCTCCAGCCCGAAAGCAGTCAACAGCCCATCAGAATCCTCGGTGGGTTTACCGAGGGCCTTGCTTAGCGGCATCACGTACTTCATGGATGAACCTCCAGGCGTCGCTCGCGCGGATGTAGACGATCCCGTCCAGCACCTTGCTCTGCTCCAGAATGGCTGGGAGCTTTTTCACTTTCCCCTCCCAGTAGACCGAGACTTCCAGCTCCTTGGGGTTCATGATCTCCTCGGTCCACATGATGTCGTCCTTGAGCGTCGCTCCAGAAAGACGCGGCTCGTAGGTCCCGTCGGCCCGCTTCAAAAGAAAAAGCACCTGCTCGTTAGTCTCTGTCAGATTCGCCATGGCTACCCTCACTTGTTCTTGTCCGATTTCAGCTTCTCGCTGATCCAGGCAACGATCTTATGCTGATCCACCGCGATGTACTCATTGTAGAGGTGCCCGACTCCATCGCTCTCCATGATCTTGCGCAACTTGGCCAAGTTCTCCTCGGGCGTCCCGCCCTTCTTGCACACGGTACGATAGAGGATAGCGGCACGATGGGACGTATCGAGCTTTTTGAACGTCGCCTCGAAATGCGCGATGCACTGGTCGTGGGTGTCTTTGTCTGGAATCCAATCACGCATCCGGAACTTGTAGTAGCGGCAGGAAAGAGAATCGTTTTGCGGCATGTCCTTGATCGGGATGGGCAGCCGCAGCACCTTGGCCTGGGCGTCGGCGATACCGCGACCGGTCGGATCGACAATGACCTTGTTCTTCGGGTCGTAGTAGATGCTGTTGCAGGTGAAGTCGCGGCGCTCGAAATCCTTGCGCATCTCGTGGTCCACCCGAATGTCCGGCCACCACTTGCCGTTGACCGGGTTGGCGCACTGCTCGCCGTCCGCGGTCGTATAGGACACCATGCCTGTCAGGTCAATGCCCGGGCCACTCTTGGTGGCACAAACAGTCATCCAGGCCTCGTCTCCAGGGGCCTTGCTAGTGATCCGCCTGTCCCCGGGCAAATCCGCACCAACTTTGTTGAAGCAAGTTTTCATCACCGTCGCGTCGGCCGTGGTCACCATATCGAAGTCCTTGAGCTTGGAGATCACCTTCTCATCGGTGATCTCACTTCCCTCTTGGACCAGATTGAGCAGATCGCGCACCGCGCCGCCAACCAGATAGGTCTCGCGGCCTCGTTCCCAGAGCCAATCGACGTACTCGGTTGGGGTGTGCGTACCCACCGCAGCGGTGGCCATCAACTCGTCCAGAATCTTCTGGTGCCGTTCATTGGGGCGGACGAAAGACTTTTCTGGAAGATCATGCACCGCTGACTTGTAGTGCTCGGGGCCCGCCTCATTGGACTTGAATCCCTTCCAGTCCTCGAAGTGCAGTTGCGTCGAGTGGTTCTTGTCGTGCGGGCCCTGGTAGTCCGGCCCAAAATCAACGATCGGATGCCCCGCTTGATCCGTGCCGATATACGTCCCCGGAATCTCCTGGCCCTTTACGATCGCAGTGAGCTTGGCGCCGTTTCTCATGTACCCCTTCAGCACCTTCGGAACTTTCAGCTCGCTCTTGGGTACGAGCTGGATCTCGCCCACCCGCTCGACTTTCGATGGAGCAAAAACGGTATCCGCCTTCACCTTCAGCGCGGGCGCCTGGGCGGGTTTGGGCTTTCCCGGCTTCTCCGCCTTTTCTGGAAAGACCGCCAGCGGATCGGCGTTCTCAATTTTCTGGAATAGATCGCGACTCACCGTGATCCGGTTGTAGGTCGGGCCGGGCTCAATGGATGCCTCAATCTGGAAATGCTTCCGCAGCTGCTCGATGACCCCCTTGTGCCCGGGAGCGAACTTCAGCACCACCAGATCAGGATCGGTGTGGTGCGGGCGCAAATGCCCATCCAGGTACGTCATGAGTCGCGCGGTCCAGCCCGGTTCCTTGGTCTGTCCACCGTTGCGGAAGTAGATGGGCGTGTTGCCATCCCAGGCGACGATCTTACCTCCGCGGGGCCCAGTCGCGATGATGGCGGCCATCGACTTCTCCAGGTCAGCTTTGTCCTGGGGGCGGAGCGCTACCTTGGCGGTGTTGCCGATGACGTAGCGCCTACGCTCTTCGGTGCCCTCCCTCGCTGAGTCCTGCCCGGTCACCGCCGCGTCGGGCAAAACGATCGGGTAGACGTTACGCAGAGGCTCGGTGACCGTGTAGATCTCCTTGTCCCGCTTCAGTCCCTCGGCGACCTCTTCCTCCTCATCCTTCCAGTCGCGGAGCAAGTCAGCCGGATCGATGTGAGGATTGGGACCTTTTTCTGGAACGCGCCGCTTGGGGGTCTCGACCAGGTAATTGGCCGCGGTGCCATGGCCGCCCGCGCGATTGCCCGCCTGGCTGGTGGCCGCGCCGATGTCCGCCGATACCTGCCCGCCCTTGCCCAGCCCGGATAGCGGGATGACCAATCGGAGCTTGGGCGACTCCTCGGCGCTCTGCACCCGGGTGAGCCCCACCCAGCGCTTGAAGGCCTCGATGTCCATGGGGTTGGTCTGGAGGAAGAACTTCTCCGGCCGGTCGTAGCTCAATCCGTAGGCGCGCTCGGCATCCTCCTGATTGGAGAAGCCCAGCATGCACTTCTGCTCGTCCCAGATGCCGGTCTCGGGATTCTGCTGCTCGATGACGTAGGCCATCTCGGAGTCGGGGTCAGGGCCGATGAACACGTCGAGAGGATCATCGTCGGCGCCGGTGGTGCCCAAGATCTCCCCGTAGGCGTGCAGCATCCAAGTCTTGTCGGTGCCCCCGTCCGGGGTGTGAAAGGTCCGCGAGGTGCCCTTTGGGTTCTCGATGTGGATGGGCAATCCCCAGAGATGCACCAGCTGCTCGCCACTGGAGAGAGCCTTGCGCAGATCGTCTTCGCGCAGGAGCGCGCGCATGAGCGCCTCCTCGCTCTTGTAGACCTTGCCGCCCTTGCCCCCGGGCACCAACTCCCCCTCCTTGTTGAAGCCGTAACCGTCTGGAATCCTTAGTAATTGACAAGAACAATGCGGATGGATCGTGCCGATGACCGCTTGCCACTCGGCGGTCTTCTTGCCCACGTTGGTGCCGTTGGCTACCAGGGTCGAGAGCGGGAAGATGCGCGGGTTGCCGTCCGGGCCGTTGTAGAGCCGGTCGCAGTGCTTGCAGTTATGCACTGCTAACCCATTGGCAAAATAGCTCTCGTCTTCCTCCACTTCCAGATTGAACACTTCACCTGTGAAAGGAACCACAGCAATGCTGTTGACTCCTCTGGCATAGAACGATATAGGCTGCGCATGAACCGTAGACGCAATATTCCCAAATCCGAATTGATTCGACTCTGGAAAACCGGAAAACATACGATTGGGTCTTTGGGGCGGCACTTTCAAGCCGGCAGTACCACAATCAAACGCCGCTTCCGTGAATGGGATATCCCCATACCCAGCCGAACCGAAAGCCAGATCGCCAACTTGCGCAGAATGACCCCCGAACAAAGAAAAGCCCTCACCGAGAATGCGCGTAAAGCGCGTAAACTGGCATGCAGCCCAGCTGCGCAGCATGCCAAAGCTCTGACCAATCAGCGCACCCAGCGCTCGGTTACTCCCACCACCCAAGCCTTGGCCAAAAGACTCGCAGCGTTCCATCCCGTACTTGAATTCGCTTTCGATAAATTCAACATCGACATTGCTATCCCGCATCTGAAGATAGCGATAGAGGTAGACGGCGGGGGGTGGCATTACACGGGAGCCGTCCGTAGACGAGATCAAATCAAAGAGCTTCTCCTCTGGGAGCAAGGCTGGATCGTGTTGCGCGTTCCCGACAGTTGCGCAGACCAAGTAATCGCCGCAGTGAATCGAATCAGCGCGCCGCCAGTTCATATTAACTAGGAATGGATGATTTTCTGTAGCATAGGGTTTCTGCCCATCAATCCCGATCAGTTTTCCAGAAAAATGACGCTGAAAAGCGTGGGTCACCTTCCGCCAGCGCAGCTTATGGGTGAGCACCTCTTCCCCGATACGCACCTGCTCGATGGGAATTTCCCCGCTACGGGTGTGCACCAACGTGCCCGCGGTAAAACAAGCATCCGGCATTACCCGCTTTGCAACCAGGGCCTCCTCACCGTAGCGCTTGGCGATGTGGTCGGCGAGCCCGGTCTGCATGGCGGTCTGCTTCTCGGTGACCGCGATGCGATCCCAGTCGCGGGTCCAGTCCTCGCTCGCCCAGCCGAGGTCGCTCTTGAGCTGCTTCGCCGTCTCGCGCTTGGCGATATTCTGGGCGGTCTTGTCCCGCACAACGCGCTCCAGCTTGGCGCGGAGCTTGGCGTCGGCCTCGATGAGGATGTTGCCGGTCTGCTGGTTGACCTTGTTGCCCAGGCCCTTCAGGTAGCCAGCGGCGCTGAGCTGGGCGAACTTCACCGCCCGCTGCTCGGGGACCGAGAGCGGGATAGGGTTCTTGCGAACGTATTTCTGGAAAGCGTCGAAGCTCATGTTGGCCGTGGCCTTGTTCTGGAGAATTCCCAAGAGCTGGCCGTAGAGGTAGGCCTGCTCCACCGAATTCAAGTGCCCCTCGATGAGCCCAGCCTGCTCCAGCTCCGTCAAAACCCCGGGGTCAACCGCCTCCGGGCCGATGGCCGAGACGATGAAGGCGTTGTGGTGCTTCTCCACGATCTTCTGGACTTTCTGGAGTTGCTCGGGGGTCAATAGCATCGCCTCACCTCTTGTCTCGCGCCTCGTTGGCTAGCTCCAGGAGCTGATTGGTCGAGAGCCCTTCCAGTTGTCCGCCTTCCAGAAAATCGCTCTCCTGGTAGCCCCGCCGGCAGAGCATCTTCTTCACCCGCTCGTAGAGCGCCCCATCCTGCTCGGCAATGGGCTGGGTATAATCCTCGAATCCCTTGGCGAGCTTGGCTACCGGAAGGAATCCCTCATTGTCCGCCTCAGCCCCGGTCAGGATGGCTTCGGGGATGCCCCCGGGGTATCGGTCACAGGTGAGCTTCCCTCGGTATCGGGCGCAGTTGCCGCACTGGTTGGTTTGCATGTCTCGCTCTCCTCGATTTCTGCGCGCAGATAAGTCAACACCGCTACGCCTTTTCCGATTAGCCCTAAAATCTTCTCCGCATCACAAACCGCGGCAGACCGGGATAGCAACGTATTCCAGAATGAGCACCCCGCCACGTAGCCGCCGGACAAAAACATCGGACAACCGTCGGCGCAGTGCACGGGCTTAGCCATGATACTGCTCACCCCACTGTGCGGTATCGATCTGCATCTCGGCAAGGGCTTTGCGCACCCAGAGGGGCAGCTGCTTCCCCTCTCGGCGCGCGGCCGAGACCTCCGCGTAGCACTCGTGGGGGTTGGTCGCCGCGTAGTCGGAGATCTGGGACATGATCTCGTTCTTGTGCTGCTTCAGCTGGGGTACGCAGTGCTTCTTCCAGATCTCCCAACAGGAGAGCTTCGATCCCTTCGCAAACAGGTGCCGGAGCACAAACCCCTCGACGTGCCCGCACTCGTGGCGGATGGTCGAGATAAGCCCATGGCCAGTCGTGAAGTGGCTGTCCCCTTGAGTCGCCTTGGCGTAGCCCTCGTTGAAGTAGTCCGGGCCGACTACCATCACCGATCGCTGGTAAGGCTTCTGGTCGTAGGGATGCGCGACCGCAATGGCCGATCCCCCAAGCGGGCACTGCTGGGTGAGATCGATCGGATGCTTTCCAGAAAGTGCGATGTGGTTCTCCTCCGGATGCGCCTTGGCCCACTTCTTCAGCTGCTCGGGCGTGCCCAAGAAGTGCAGATGAGCAACCACCAACGGATGCTGCTCGCTCAGGGCCTTGTTGGCGGCGTTCGCTGTCGCCAGGTCCGGATAGCGGACTGCCAGGTGCGGCAGATGCTTCGCAGCCCAGCCGTGAGCTTCTTCCAAAGACTCAGCAGCTCCGGTGAAGTGGTCGACAAGCTGATGCTTGGGCCTAGCGGTACCGGGGACAGATCCCGATACCGGGTCTGGTTCAGCTGGTGCCGGGGGCGCCACTTTGGGCGATGCCACTTCTGGCGTCTGATTTTTCGCCGCTGCTTTGAATTCATGTCCCGCTCCTGGAGTGAAACTCTTCGGCAGCATGAGCAACAGGTACTTCCCGCCGGGGATGATCGGCGCCTCGATGTGCTCGCTCTGCTTGAAGGCGGCGAGTGCCGCGGCCTGGGCGTGAGGGATCTTCACCACCACGAGTCCGGGGTTCGACTTGTGCGGCACCACCTTCCCGCCCAACTGCGCCGCCCAGCTGTCGAGCGCCCCGCTCAGCCGCTCAGGGCTCCAGTGCTGGGTGTGCTCGGGGTCCGCCCAGAGCCCGCCCTTGGGGCCAACGAAGGGACCGGACTTCTCCAGCTTCAGCGACTCGTAGGGCGGGGTTTTGTCTTCACGTAGCCGCTGCTCCTCCCAGTACTTCTCGGGGTTCTTCTGGGACTCGTCGAACCCCTGCCCGAACAGCTCGCGGATTCGCTTTTCGTCTTTGGGGTCGACCTTCAGATCCACCCCGGTCCTGACCGGCTTCTCGCTCATGCTCCACCCCAAATTCTGGAACCGGCCGTGGCTCCAGACACGATGTGCGGCGGCAGCTCAGCCGCCTTGCTCTGGATGTACTGCATGGCCTGGCCGTAGAGCGCGTCGGCGTCTACCGAAAGCGCCTCTGGGGGCATCTGGTCCAGGAATTGCACCGGGTCGCCCTTCTTGGCCTTGGCGAAGACGAACGTCGCCTTGTCCTTGTTCTTGCTATGAAAAGCGGAGAAGTTCTTGGCCCCGTGGGCGTAGCTGTCGGCGAACAGCCGGGCGTCGACCATGCGCCCGATGCTCTTTGCTCGATCCACCGCCCCGGGCCAAGTGGTCATCGGATCAGCGGACACAAACAGAAAAACTGGTTTGATTCCGCGCTTCTCGCACTCCTCCATCAACCAAGGATTCTCCGTCCCGTTTTGCTCGCCGGCCGCATCCCAAGTTGCCGCTACGCTCTGGGCCAGCTCGGGGCGCGCACCCAGCGCCGAGCCCTTCCCCCCAGCCACCCCACCGCTGGTGACCAGGATCTTCCGCTCGCCCTCGGGCATCTTGGCGATCTCGTCCAGCCGTTTCATGAAGGCGCGCTTGACCACCGCGTTAGCCGTCTGGTGGAGCGCGGTGTTGTACAACGCCCGGGCCTGGGCGCGATCGGGATGGATGGGCTTGCCCTTCTCGTCCGGGGGCAGATCGGGCCGGGTCCACTCAGGCATCATGCTCTTGGCCGCGTCGGTCTCGAAAATGAAGTTGTTCTTCTTGACCACGTCGTAAAAGGCGGAGGCCATCCCATCGGAGTCCGCCTCGAAGGCATCGGCGAACTTGCCCTCCACCGCCCGCTCCTCCGCGGTCAGGTTGGGCAACCGGGGAATGGTGGGCGGCGGAGCGACGGTCTTGCCCGGCAGTCCCACCCTAGCCGCGTCGGCGACCCCATCCCCATCAGCGTCGACCATGGGATCAACCTGGTAGGCCAGCGGGTCTCCGCCCGCCGGCGGGGTGAGCCCGGCCTGCGGGGCCCGGGGAGCGCTCTGCATCTGGGGCGCGATCTGCGCCGCCGGAGTCGGGGCGCCCATCTGGGGCGGGGGTTGCGGGGTCTGCGCCTGGGGAGTTGGGGCCGGTTGCGCGCCAGCTCCGCCCCCAGTCCCTTCCTCGGTCCAAGGAATGGTGTGCTCCGGGTCCGCCCACTTGCCGCCCCGGGGCCCGATAAACATCCCGGCCTTGAACAGCGAGAGCTGCGCGCTCTCGGATTCGTCCAGTTCCAGAAAATCGTCCAGAGACTTCTGGAACAGCAGATCCTTCACCTTCTGCTTGTCGACCGCGACCAGGTGGTATTGCCCACCCTCAAAGGTCGGCTCGGCGATTCCATATTTCTGGAGCTGGGCCAGCGCCTCGGTCGCATGCTTGGGGACCTTGACCATCACCTTGGTCGGGTCTCCGTAATGCTCCTTGATCTTGATACCATGCTCTTGGATGAATCCAGAAAATGCCTGGGCCGGCACAGACCCCTGCTCAGGCGTTAGCTTTGGTGCCGGCGCCGGCTCAGGCGTAGCAACCGCAGGTTTAGCCTCCGGGGCCTTCTCGGGCGCAGCTGTTGGCTCAGGAACATACGCAGGAGCCGGCGCGGGCTTCTTCCCCGCAGATACCGCAGTATCCACAGCTTTGGCCCCCATTTGCACATATGCTTCTTCCGATGCCAGGTAGCCCTTCTTCTTTCCGCCCTTCCCCTCCCAAGCCCAGAAGACATCGCCACCGATTTCAACTTTGGTGAACGACTGCCCGTACCCCAGATGGATTGTTGTTCCCGCTGCAAGCGAATTCAGCTTTCCAGAATATTCCGCCGTGATCGTGTCAGTATCTTTCTGCGCTTGCTCCAGCGAAGCTGCAATGCCGGCGGGGTCTACAACATAGGGAGTCGCAGACTCCTTCTTGACCTCCGCAGCTAGCTTGTCAAACATCTCCACGGTCAGCGGCTTGTCCACCCCGGAACTGGGCGAAGGAACTCCCTGCCAGGGCACCTCGACCACCGTCGCCGAACCAGGCAAGATCTCGGTGCCAGCCGTTTGCGGCTCGGGCAGGTTGGGGGCTAGCTCGGGGTGATCCATGTCCGACAAAGCTGGGACCTGCGAAGTCGCAGCGCTCTCCGCGCCACCGCCCGCCGTGGGCCCGGCGACCTTGCCGTGGATCTGGGTGAGCAGTTCATCCACGGATATCGGCTTGCTCATCCATTCCATCTCCGCCGCGGTGAGCTGCTTGCCTTGCGTGAGCTTCTGCCCCAGCTCGTACTTGCGCCGCAAAATGTCGTTCACGTTCTCGTCGAAGAGATTGCCCTCGGCGGTCATCCAGTAGACGTTGACCGCGTTCTTCTGCCCAATGCGATGGGCGCGATCCTCCGCCTGCCTGACATCGGCCGCCGTCCAGGGCATGTCATTGAAGACAACCTTATCGGCCGCTGTCAGCGTCGCACCAACGGCCATGGATTGACGGGTTGTCACAAAGACACGCTTCTCACCGATGAAGTTGCCAGCCTCATCCTTTTTCTGGAACTCCTTCTTGGCCGCTTCACGGGCGTCATCCTGCATCTGCCCGTGATGCAGGATAGCCAGGTCGCCGAACTTCTCGGCGATAGCCTTGGCCGCCTCGACCGAATCGCTGAATACGATGACCTTGGAATCGGAGGTATCGAGGATTTCCTGCACCATCGACTCGGTGACCGGAACCTTGCCCTTGGCAATCTCAGCCTTGAGCTTAGAAAACGCCCCAATCGTATTCTGCTCTCCCATGTCGGGTAGACCAGGGACTGGGTGCTTGACGATCGACGTGGTCTTTTCTGGAAGGTCTTTGAGCACCGCGGTCTTCTGCCGGGCGATGTAGACCTCGTGCATGTCCATCCAGAGCCCGCCGATGGGTGCGGTCTTGATCGCGTTCTTGGTGAACTTCCCTGGCGCCACCATTTCCAGCTGGGTGAATAGCTCCTCCTTCTTGTTCTTCACCGCCGTTCCAGAAAGCAGGATGTGGTGCTTCATCCCCGCGCCTATTTTCTGAACTGTTTGAGTTTGTTGTGCTTTTTGAGATTTAATTCTGTGGCTCTCGTCGATCACGATGGTGTCGAACCCGGCCGCGGCGATAGTCGCCTCGAACTTGGCCAGCGACTCGTAGTTGACCGCCGCGATGTTGATTCCAGAAAGGTCGGGAACCTTGCCCTTCTTTAGATCAGCGGCGACCAGCTCCACCCCATGAAAGTAGTTGGGAAAGAACTTCTCGGCCTCCTCCAGCCAGTTGCGCCGAACGACCTTAGGACAGACAACGAGCACGCGCTTGTCGTTCTTCGCCGCCCAGGCAAGGGTCTGAATGGTGTTGTGGGTGACCACATGCCCTTGCACAATGAACGTGCTCTGGAGCGACTCGACCGCGATGCAACGCATCTCCTCCTCGCGCTCGCTCGGGCAGATATCCACGATGGCCCGGGCCAAGCTCGACGCCTCCCAGTGCTCGGCCTTGCGCTCTAACGAGTAGGGGTTGAACGCCGCGCGGATGTTAACCCGGTAGCTCGGTAGCCCGATGCGAGTCTCGCCGTTATGCTGATAGCGCGGAGCGCGCTTGATCGAGAGCGAAGCGATCGCCCCCAGCGATCGGGCAAGAAAGATGACATCGTTTGCCAAACGCCTGGACGAGGTGCTGTAAATGCAGCAAGATCCAATCGGAGTATCCCCATCAGTGTCCATGAGCCCGGCAAGCAACTGCTCACGTTCCTCAATCGAAGCGTAGAGGTATCTTTCTGGAATGAACTTTTCTGGAGAGAGACAACCTTGCAAGCCCAACTCACGCAAGCTGTCGAGCACCGGATTCTTTCCGTTGATTCCAGAAATTCCCCACGTCGGACAATCGCCCTCCCCAACCTTGCGGGGAACCACAACGCAACCGGCGGGCAGTAACGCCGCCACCCGCTCAGTGATCTCCATGTCCGGTTTCGTCCAACTCACCGAAGTACCCCCGATTGCCCCATCACCGATGAGCACACCCAACACGTAGGGGTCGATCGGCAACTCGCCGCGATACTCAAACTCCTGGGGCAACGCCACCGGTAGATACCAACGGTATTGGCCCTTGCCGTGCCCAGTACGCATCCCTTCTTCCAGAAGCTGGGCGGTGGTGCGGACCTTGCCTTCGTTCTCCCGAAAGCGATCCATCGCAGTGTAGACATGCCAGAGGTGCTCGGCGTCGCACTCGACTACTTCCCCGTCGCGGGTCTTGACCGCCCAAACCTTGCGCTGGCCCTGGGGATAGACCCCGGATACCCGCACCGCAGCACCGGTCACCGGATCGATGACCTCATCGCCCACCTGCAAGTCCCCGAACCGCCTCCAACCCTTTGGGGTCAACGTAAGTGTTTGATTTACTAGCGCTTTACCAAGACCCATTTCGTCGCCGATGAGCGCGTTGCCGTTGGCCTTGTCCAGAAAACGCACGCACTCGTTCTGGAAGGACATGAGCTTCAGGTCAGGGCCGAGCTTGGCCTGCACCTCGGGGATGGGCTTTTGCAATTCAGCGATATCCTGATCGCGCTTGATCCGCGCTTCCTTCACCCCGTGGGTCATGATCTGCCACTTGGGGAAGAGCACGGTGAGCTTGCCTATCGCCTCCTCGGTCAGCTCCAGATCGAAGGTCTCGCGGGCGTGCGTGACCGGGTTGTACTTGGTGATTCCAGAAATCTGCCCACCCTTGTTCGTGAAGAGGGTGTTGAAGGCTGGCGCGTAAGGCGCGTAGAACTCGAAGATCCCGTCGGGTCGCTGGCGCACCACGATCACGTCGGTGACCTGGTGAGCGTTGATGCCCTTGATGTACTCCTCGATCTTGTCCCCGGTGAGTGCCTCGCCCGCAGTGGGCCCAGTGGCCTTTGCCGGGGTGCCGAGGGGTTCCAAAACCTCGATGCCGAACTTGGCCATGTCCTTCTTGTAGGCGGCGAAGTCGAAGCTGGCCAACTTGAGCTTGCTGATCGCGAAAGCCTTCTTGTTGCCGTCGTAGATGCCGCCATACTTTTTCTGGACCTCGCAGTACTCCTTGAAGTCGTTCTTGAGGAAACCGTTGAGCGGCAAGTAGAGCGAGCCGAAGGTGTCGTGGTACTGGGGCTGGATGCTGAAGCCAGAAGTCTTGGGCTTCTCGACCAGGTGCAGCCCGCACTTGAGGTAAGCCTCTGCCCCGAAGTGGGAAGCGATCTGCCCCTTGTACTTCTTCAGCATGTTCTTCATTCCAGAAATGTTGCCGCGCACCGAATGCCAGTAGCCGAAGTCGTAGTGGTTAAAGCCGGTGTCGTCGATGACATTGTGCATCCCGTGCTGCATAGCGTAGAGCGCGTCGCCGATCTCGATGAGCTTGTCCTTCAGCTCGGCCTCGGGGTAGGGGACGATCTGGGGCGCCTCCGGCTCGGGTGCCTGGCGACTGACCGGTTGATCTCCAGTCCAGTGGATGGTGTGAGCCGAATCAGCCCACTTGCCCCCGTGCGGCCCGATGAAGAGCGCCTTGCCGAACGGTTCCCCCTCCTCCTCCGCTGCTCCGATTCCTCCGATGACCACGTCTGCTATCTCCTGGAGCATGAGGTCCAGTTGGTGGGCGTACAGCTCGCGGGTTCGCGCGGCCAGCTCCTGGAGCACCGGATACTTCAGCTCCTGCTCCTTCTTGGGCAGAGCCTTCTCCAGCATCTCCGCTATTTCTGGAACTTCGCTGGACAGCATCTCGCCCAGCCGTTCCAGGAGCTGCCCCGACTTCTCCCGGATTTCCTCCGGGCTTGCCTGAAGCTCCAACCGCATCGCTCGCTCTCCTCTCGATGACCTATACGTCCACGCCCCAAACGCAGTAGAGCACCTCGGTGTCCTCGGTGGCTGGCGCGGCGACGTTGATCGCTGTGATGTCTGCTTCCAGAAATAGCTTGGCGAAGCAGCTGGTGAGCGTTCCCGATCTTTTCAGGGTGATGCCCGGAGTAACGGTGTTGAGTTTGACCACGCAGTCCTTGTTGGCCTTGAGGTAGATCCCCTTCACCGCCCCGATGTCACCCAGCGAAAGATTCTCGTTGGTGTTCAACGCGACCGTGACCTTTCCAGAAAACACCTTGGTATAGGCGTCGATCACCACCTCGGAGAGTTGTTCGTCCAGCGAGAACAACAGATCCTTCATGTCCGCGTCGTCGGCGATTTTCACGATTACCTTGTGCTTGATCCGCATAGCTCACTCTCCTTAGAGATTCACGATCCACTTTTTCCGGGCCGACTTGGTCATGCTCGCATTTATATCCCCGCCGGTTTCGTCCTCCCCATCATACTGGCGGAGCAAGCTCTCAAAGTCGATAGGGTTGCCACCACCCGGCACGGTACCATCGGGCTGAGGCGGGTTGCCCATCTGCGATCCCGCCCCAGGCATCCCGCCCATGGCCGCGGCTTGCTTCTGCGCGTTGAACTGGAGCCAGGTGGGGTCCAGAATCACCTCGCCCTGTCCGTTAGGCAACGGTGAAAGATCATCCTCCGCGCGCAGCTCATCGACCGTGCAGAAAGACTTCACCCGCTTCATGTTGAGGTCGGCGATCTCGTCCTTGGTCTTGGCATCCAGCCCAACGAAGTCGAACTCGAATTCCTCGTTGATCGGCCAGATGATGTACTGGTTGATGGCCTGGGCGATGTGGCGGAGCAGGGGGCGCAGCCCGCGTTCCTTCGACTCGACCACCTTCTCCTTGTTGCTCGACTCCTGGAGCCCGCCCTTCTGCCCGACGTTGCCATATTTGAAATTGATCTCCGCCGGGTCAATCGTGTACATGGCGCAGGCGATCTTGATCAGGAAGTCCATGTAGCTGTTGAATTCCATGTCACGGGATGACTGCTGGAGGTTGATGTATTGCAGCTCGTCGGAGTTGGTGATCGGGGTCCGCCAGGCGTTCTCGACCCCGGAGAGCATCTGGTACCAGTGGCGGCGGAAGGCTTGCAGTTGTTTTTCTGGAACGGTGCCCTTGAAGTTGATGATGCCCTTGGCCGCGCTGCCCTGCGAGAAGAACTTCTGATTGTACTCCATCGCGTAGAGGATGCTGGTCACCGTGGGAATGAGCATCTCCAGCTCGCTCACCCCGTAGCCGTGCAGCCGGATATCGGTCCTGGGGTTCCGGGTCATGAAACACAGCTCATCGCAGGTGTACTCGGCGATGATCATCCCATCATAGATCTGCACGTAGCGGATGGCCGTATCCAGATCCTCGTTCATGTACGTGCTCGCGCTGTCAGCGAGCCGGATGGTCGCCGCGTCGACCGCGTACCACTCCGCCGGCTGCCCGCGGCGGTTGGGCACCACCTCGAAGCACATCTGATCGTAGATCAACGAATCCCAGGCGAGCTTGCGCAAAAACTTCTCGAACGAATCACGCCCACGCGGATTGTCCGTGATGCCCGTTCGAGTGAGCACGTTCTCCATCTGGGTCATCCATTGCCGCTCAGCCGGACTCGGCTCCTTCTCCTGCTGGCGCAGCTTCAGCCGGTACCCCAGCTGATAGCGATCGTGCTGCGGACGGCAGAAGGCGGCGATCTGCTGGATGCGAGTCTGGACGATCGCTTGGATGATCGGAACCCGCCAGGTAATCGCCTTCAGCGTTCCATACGTGACCTGACTGGGCCGATCTTTGAACCCCAACTGCTCGATGATGGAAAACGGATCGAAGAAAAGCGCCTTGGGGTCCTGGTCCGCCTTCTCGGTTGGGACCGGATTGGAGATCGCCGTATCCGCGTTCAAGTTGCCCGGCATGGTGTCAGCCCCATCGTCGAGCGGAACTGGGGCGAGCACCGTGGCGGCTTTCTGGAATCCGTCCGCGGCCAGTTGCGCCGCGGTCCAGCCTAGCCTTTGCAGGTTCTCGAAGATGCCCATCGGGCCCTCGCTTTCGGGTTACTTGTCGCCCGGGAAGTACACGTCGCCCTGGGTCCGCGCCGGGCGAAGCATCCCCGCCCTGGAACCCTGCACCAGTTGCTCGTGCTCAGAGGTGTTGACCACATCCTGGAGCGTGCGCTGGGCGCCGTCGCCGCAGCTCGGGCACACCGCCAGGCTCTTGGCCATGAGGTTGTGGCAGGAGGTGCAGCGCACCCGCTGGCTCAGGAACAGACTGGTGGGCGCTACCTGCGGGCTCTCCCCGTGGTAGAAGCCCTCCGACTTGGCCAGCTCGCTCGCCGCGAGGTCGGCCTGGTTGCTGTAGCTCACCAACGCGTCGGCGCCCTGGTTCCAGATGATCCCCTCGGGGCGCGGAGCGGGCGCACTGCGCTCGGGGGCGACTCCGCGGCCGAACTCCACATCCTGGCTCTTGCGCAACTCGCTCACCGCCTGGGCAACTTCCTTGCGGACCATGTCTCTTTGATTCTGATGGATGGCCATGGACTTGGCTGTCTCGATCGGCTTCTTGCCCGGCTTGAGCTGGTCGGACACCTTGTCGTCATCGTCCGAGAGCACGTCCTCGGGCACGCTCGGGGCGCCGGGCTGCTTGCTGTCCGAGTCGTCCTCCCCGCTGGTCTCCCCCACGCCGTCGACCTTGCCGCCCTGCTCCTCGCCGGTTCCGAGCTTCTCCTTCGGCCCGCCCTCGGGCATGCTCTGCGCCTTGGCCAGGTACTCGTCCAGTGCATCGATCCGGCTCATGGATTTTTTCCTTTCTTCTGGCTGGTACGGTACGCCCCCGTAAGTCTCACCTTCCTCTGGGGCGAACATATTTCCCGATGCCGCTGCATGATTTCTGGAAGCGTCATAAGCGGTCTTCGCGTACTCCTCGATCGCCTCCAACTTCTGGCGCAACTTCTCGGGGGCCTCGTCCCGATACAAGCCTGTGTAATCGTCTTTGGTGAAAACATTTCCCCCGTACTGTTTAGCGATTTCGTCATGGAGCCGATCACTTAACTCCCTAGCCTGTTCCGCTTCCTTCTTGTGCGCAGCCGCCGCATCCCGATGATCGTACTTGTGGTAATCCGGACGCTGTTTCCGCATCTCGCCATCCGCCCGCCAACCGACGCTCGCAGCGGAATAATGCTCCCGGGACATGGCCGAATGGATTGGCTTCCCGTCCTTGGTTTTCCCAATCACCTTATCCTTTTTCAAGAACTCAGCGACCTGCTTTGTCGCCGGCGAGCCCTTGCCTTTCGCTGCCGCCATGGATGTCTGCTTCTGCATCCCCTGCCAGACCTTCCGATGCTGATCGGAAATTGCCATGTGGGCCCCGCTCATATCGGGATGATGGCTAAACTGCTCCGCAGCGGCCCAATGGGCCCGTTCCGCCCTTTGGTGCGCCAAGACAGACGCATTCCCAAGCTTAGCCGCCTCTGCCGCCTGGGAAGTATCGATCGCGCTTCGGTGTGCAACCGCCCACTTGTCCTTGACGCTGTCAGGATATTCATACCGCCATTTCCCGTTGGCGCCTCTCCATCTCCGAGCATAGTTCCCCCCGTAGACACCACCCGCTTTTTCCAGATACTCGTCCAGCTGCTCGATCGCCTCCATGGATTTCTTCACCTTCTCTTTTTTCTGGAATGGATTCTCCTTCTTTTCTGGAACCGGCTGGCCCGGCTTCGGGGGGCCGGACGGAGCCTGCCCGCCGCCCGGGTTGGTCGGCACGGTCTTCATACCCGGATCGGGCTGCGGGGCCTGGGGCGCTCCCGCGGCCGGCTGCATCTGGGCCGGGGGCATGCCCGGGGCCGGCTTGGGGGCCGGCGGGGCCATCTGTCCGGGCTGTGCCCCGAACTGTCCGGGGGGTGGCACCGGGAGTTTGGCTACTGGCGGCTGGCCGGGTTGCTGACCGGGCACCGGGGGCTGACCGGGGGGCACCGGGCCCTTGGCCAGCGGGGGCTGGCCCGGCGGCACCGGGGGCTGCCCTGGCGCCGGGGGTTGGCCCGCGACCGGAGGCTGCCCTGGCGGAGGCATGGGCTGCCCAGGAGCCGGAGGCTGGCCGGGCTGCGCGCCAAAGGCTCCTTGCGCCTTATTGGCCATGTAGCTGGTGGTCACGATGGCCGCCGCCTTGGCATGGTCTGCCCCGACCTGATAGTGCTCGGCGGAGAGGGTGGGGTCGTCCTTGAGCGACTGGGCCGCCTTCATGTGCGCCTGGGTCGCGTTCTGGTGCGCCCCGATGAGGTCGCCGGCCGTGCCCGGGTGGGTCTCGGCGGTGTTGCTCGCGTCGATGGCTTGCTTGTGGTCGGGGTGGTCGCTCTCGTAGAGCCACTTGCCCGCCGGCCCCTTCCAGCGCCGGGTGTACGCGCCACCGATCCCGCCCGGGGGAACTGGAGCCTGGCCCGGACCGATACCCGGAGTAGCCGGAGCGGCCGGAGGAGGGAAGGCCTTTTCCAGATAGTCGTCGAGCTGATCGATCGCATCCATGGATTTCTCTCCTTCTGCCTTTGCGGATTGATAACCTGTCGGCATGAGCATTCCAGAGTTACCCTGCATCCCCAGCGCGGTTTCTACATGATGCAATTGCTTCCGGATGCCCTCAAATTCCGTAGTTTCCTGGGGAGACCAGGGCCGCGCCTTGCGCTGGTCCATAAACTTCTCCGCCACCACCTTGAGTTGCTGGTGCATGTCGCGCAGCTTCCCCACCGCCGTATCGAAATCGTCGTAGTCCTTCGGGGACAGAGCTTCAGGCTTCGCGCTCTGGTACCCCTTGATCTCCTCGATCAGCTTGTCCCCCTGGTCCACCAGCGCGTTCGCGCCCCCCTTTGCGCGCGGTGCCTCCTGCACCTCTTTGCCGGTCGCCACATCGATCACCCGGCCGGTAGGCACCATGCGAATTTTCCCGGTGGGATTGCCTTGCGCGTCCAGAATCGGGTCATGCCCTCGCTCCCCTTCTTTGTAGTAAGCGGGGACCTTCGGTTTTTGGGTGATGTCGATCCCACGCGACTCGTACATCAAGCGCTTCTGCCCCTCTCCTGTGCTGGTGTCGTAGTCCTTTTGCTCCTTCCAAGGGATCTTGTGCCCAGCATCCGCCCACTTTCCACCTCGGGGTCCGATGAAAGGGCCGCCAGCCTTTTCCAGATATTCTCCGAGGTCGTCGATTCCAGAAAGTGCTTTTTCCATATCAGTCTCCTCGTTCAGGGATTTTTTGACCTTGGGTTTGCGCCCAGAGACTGCGTACAGCTTCTCGATGAACCCAGGACTCGTGGCCATCTTGTTGTGCCAGTCAGCGAGCTGATCATGGAGCAGCATGCGCTCCTTCCGCACGCCCTTGTGCGGTAGACTGGGGAGCTTGGTACCAGCCATCACCTCCGCGCCATAGTCGGAATGGAACTTCGCGGCCTCCATGTGATCATCGGCGGTCATCCCCTGCTCGTGTTGCTTGAGCAAGTAGTTGGCCGCCGTTTTCTGGAACGTAGCCGACGCCGGCTCGGGAGTGGTGTAGCCACTCGCCCAGCGCTGGTGCCAGGAGCTGGCCATGCCGGTCGGCACCGCGGGGATGTCGACCTTGCCGGCTTTGCCGATGGGCGGGGTCGGAGTGGATTCGACCTTGGGCGCCTTCACGTCCGCCGCGACAACCTTGTGCCCATCTCCGCCGCCAGAGTAATCCCCGACGATAGGCTTGCCCTTGTCGGTAATCCGCCAGCGCGGCTGGCCGTTCCATACGCTCACCGTGGCCTCGAAGATCTTGTGCCCCGCGGGTCGCTTGAGCTTGACGTTGAAGTAGGGGATCTTGCTGCCCATCGCCCCGGTCATGTGCTCATCGATCTGCGGAGCGGTAACAGCCACGAACTTGTGGGTGCCGACGATGAGGTGGTCGCCAGTCTTGATCGGATCTCCGACCCAACCCTTCGGTGCCCCTGGTTGCGCTTCAGCGACCTGAGCGATTTGAGGTTTAGGCGGTTCAGGGGCCGGCGCACTTTCTGGAATGCTTGCCCCTTGGGCTGCCTCATGAAGTTTCTTGGCCCGCTCGCCAATGTACTCCACCGCCTGGTGAGCGCGGTTGGCCATCTCGGGGTTGCCGCTTTCAGAAACTTTCGCAGCGTAGATCGCTGAAGCCCCACCATCCCCGCCGCCCTGGGCGTAGTGATGCGCTATCGCCGCGAGCCCATTCATGTGGCTGGCCATGTGCCCGGTGTTCTTGTCGGCCAAATTCTGGAAATGCTCCCCAGCCGTTGCCCACTGGCTGGCCGACAAGCCGTGCATGCCGGCTTTCTCGCCCTCGGGCTTCCAGGGCACCTTGTGCTCGGCGTCGGCCCACTTACCCCCGCGGGGGCCGATGAAGGGGCCACCGGATTTCCAGAAATTCTCCCGAAGCAAAAACCGCGCTGGCATCGTTATCTCCTCACGATGAACTTCGGTTGAAGGGACTTCTCAGCGCCTTCCGTGGCACCTGTCCTAAGATAGAACCGACCCTTGCGGAATTCCAGCTTTCCCCCCGCGCATCCCTTCAGCGCCTCCTCAACCTCGTCCGGGTGGAAGCGCTCAGCCATCTCGTCTCGAAGCTCGCGTAGGTGTGCTCCTTGATCCCCGCGCTCGCCGACCGCCTTGCAGATCTTCCCGTGCAGGTACTGGCGGCGCGCCTCCCGCCCATCCACATGAGCGTCGGGGCGCGATTGGTACTTCTCGGGATCGTAGATGTAGCGGTAGCCGTCTCCCTGGGGCACCCTTTTATGGTAAGCACCTCCCCGCGGCTCGGCCTTTTGCAAGTCCGCATTTGCGGAGGGTACGCCCTTTTGCAGCTCGTCGACCGTGACCACCTGGACCATCGACTTGCGCGCCGTCCTCCAGAAAGAAAGCGCCCGTTCCAGAATCGCCTGGCGCAGCTCGGGCTGGAGTCGGGCTTCCCGGGTCTGGGAGATGACTGCCTGCCGCAGCACCAGCTCGTTGGTCGCCGAGGCTACCGCCTTTTCCAGAAAAGTCTCCCAGCTCTGCGAGGCCCTCGCATCGAAGCCCATCCCCCGAACCACGCTCGCCGCACTTCCCATGGGGTCGGTGTTCTGGAGGAGTTGGGCAATCTCGGGCTGCCGCGGCATGCGCTCCAGATCACGCTGATCACGCATATCCGCCATTCGCTCCCGACTGGGGACCTGCCCGGGAATGCGCTGCAAACGGTACTGCACGGGTACCAGGCTTTTCCCAAGCCCGCCCATGCGCTTGAAGATACCCATGACATACCGCCAATCCTTAGCCCGACCTTGCGCTTCCGCCCTGGCCTTGGCCTTGCTCCAGAGACGTTCCTGCTCAGGGGAATGGACCACGTTCGCCGGCATGCTGACTCTCCTTCCCATGGCTGGTTCTGGGGTCAGTATCAGCGCGGAACGCTGAAAAGACAACCCCCACCAATCACGCGCTTACCCCATGACGCATGATCCCAATTCGGACCCGATTCTGTTCATGTTCAAAACCACAATTACAAGGTACCCCAAAACAAGGCAATCGGTGTGTAGCGTAGGTCATGAACGATCCGCGCAAATGACCTAACTCGTAACGCAGCTTTCCCTCCTCACTCGAAGTTTTCTGGAGTGCCTCGCGTAGCGCCTCCAACTCTCGCTCCGCCATGGCCAACTCAAGTTCCGATTCCCTCGCCAGACTATTCCGACCCTGTAGCTGGAAGATCAACTCATGCAACCGCTGCAACTCGTAGGTGAGCAACGCCGCAAGCGTTGCACTCGGATCTTGCCAAAGCGCCGAGTTGCCGGACTGCTCAACCGCAGCGGCGATAAGATTCTGCACCATGCTGTCAGGGGATGCGGCCATGAGGCTCCACCGGATTTTCCAGATATTGGAGAGCCTCCAGAATTGCCTCCAGCAAGCTCGGCTTGGGCTGGGTGTGGTAGTGCCAACGGCGATGGGGCCAGAGCGTAACGGTAAAAGCCTCGTAGCTCTTCCGCCGCTCGTCCCAGTTCCAGACTCGATGGATGCCCTGGAAGTCCGCGTGCGCGATGAGAGTGCCCAAGAGCACCGCAACGGTCGGCGGAGTGGACATCGCCGCATCAATCATGCGCTCGGCGTTGGTCTTCTTCTTGACCCAGCCGCGCCCTTCACAGCGCGGGCAGTCGAGCACCGCCGGAGCATGCGCTCCACCCCAGCCTCCCGCGCCCTCGCAGTTGGGGCAAAGCACCCGTTCAGTAAAACGCTCAGCCGCCTCGATCAAATTGGCGGGAATGCGATTGCGCTCCTCGATCTGCTGGTGCGGATATTCCGGAGGCAATGCCGGCGGCCATTCGTCTTCCCAGATCGATGTCATTTCCCACCTCGCTTCCACCAGTCGACTACCCACAACAGCGTCCAGACCAACAGCGTGAATGCCGCCACGACTGCCAGAGCTTCCCACAAATTGGATCGCATTCCGCCCTCAACCAAATAAACCCGATAGATATCCATCGTACTGGAAAAACCAACGAGTCGCCGCAAGCGCTGCGCCCAGCAAAATGGCAATGATGGTCCAGAAAATTATGTCGGTATCCAGCACCCGATCCAGCACCCGACCTATCCACTCAAATCGCATCGTGCCTGTCCTCCCTCCCGCATACCGGGCACTGCTCCAGGGCGTGCAAATAACGAGTGTGCACCACGCAGTCGATTCCCTTTACCCGCAGGTAGTCAGCAAGCAAGCGCGCGTTGATCACATCATGAATAGCCAACTCGATCTCCTGGCGGAAACCGTGCTGAAAAATCGTAATGTGGACTGTCTGAATATCAGGCATCGCGTGCTCTCAATTCAAGGAGTCGGGCAGCTTCCAACGGGGAGAGCGAGCGCCACCGCCTTCCGCCGCCCGACTCCAACTTATACTACTCTACAACCAACCTCGCGGAGCCGGTAGCCAAGAGCTGTCAGACGGTGAATCGTTGCCAACTAGATCGGCCTGCACCTTGACCTTGTCCTTTCCATTGCCTCCATCCTTTGCGCCAGTCAGCTCGCGCATCAAGTCGGCGATCTCTTCCCGACTGGGCGACTTGTTATACTCATCGCCAAACGTGAATGCGAATCCGCCATGTCTGATAGCCTGATCGCATATCCAACAGCCCATCACCGTATCATCATGCCCACCAACACTTTGTAATTTACCTTCAGCCCATGTAAAGCTCCGCATCTCGTCAATCCACACCTCGGTCTCTTCAATCGATCGCCTGTCTCCACGCGGGATACGGAATTTCTTGTTCTCCAGAAGCACCCGCAAACTAGGCACTCCCTTGTCCAAACTGTTTTTCTGGACTCCAGTTGTAAACTCCTTGATCGGCAGATCAGTCAATCGAATCAGCTCATCGCCGAAGAT